GCCCGTCGTCGATGCCGTGCCGGTCGGCTTGGCTGGAGCCACAAGCTGCACCGATTGGATGAACCCGACCGTGTAAAGGCCGTTGGACGCCGACACCACGCCGTTCGCACGGCTGATCGAGATGGGGTTGCTTATCCAGTTGCCCGCGTCGTCGTAGCGCGAAACGTAGAAGTTCGAGCCTGCATTGCTGCCGCTCTGCGCCACATTGTCGACGGCAACGTCCCAGCTTGGCGCCCCAGCGGTCAGGAACTTCACACCGCGGAATTGTCCAGCGTTCGTGTTGAGGAAGAGGTTCGCAGCGGCGGCGCCCGTGCTGATCGTCGGGCTTGCCGAGAACGTCATCGCGCCGCCGATGGTCGCCGCACCTACCGTGTCGAGCAACATGCGCCAGTCATACCACGTGCCGTTGTAGCAGGCGCGCGAGTAGACGGCGCCCGTGTTGTAGACGGTGTAGGTCTGATACGTCATGTTGCCCGACGTGTAGACCTCCAGCTTGCCCGCGTAGACGGCCGGGTAGTTCGTGCCGCCCGAGGCGTTCGAGTTTGTCGACTGGTGATAGATGCCGGGCGTGGTGATCGTGTTCAGGTCGACACCGGCGCCAAGCGCCGCACGCAAAGCGAGCGCATTGTTCGACACAAAGGCGGTCGTCGCGGCGTTCGTGCTGTTGTCGTAGAGCGCAGCGGTCGGGATCGTGAGCGCGCCCGTGAACTTGCCCGTGCCAGCCACCTGCAGCAACGAGGAGCCGTCGTCGGTCGTGGTGCCGATGAGCGTGCGGCCGTTCAGGTAGTTGCTCGCAGAGCCGTCAAGGTAGAGGTTCCACTTACCGGTCCCGCTCGTTACCTTGCCGCGATAGCCCGCAATGAAGGCGATGCCGGAGGCGTCCTGCACATCGAAGGCGTTGTAGTTGCTGACCGTCGCCCCCGTGCCGATGGAAGGCGCGACTGCAATGAACCCATAGAGGTTCGCCATCGTGTAAGTGGCAGCCTTCAGCTTCGGTGACGAGTAGAAGCCGTATCCGTTCGACGTGGCGCTTTCGTTGAATTCACCGCTGAAATTGACGCCGTATTGGGAAGTGCCGGTGCCCACCACCGTGCCGTTCGCCGCAATGACTGTGTTGGCCGAGAGCGAGTTCGTGCCGCCGACTGCCATATAGCCGTCTGCGTGCAGAGCAACGCCTGCGGCTGCATACACCCCAAGCCCGTCGCCCGCGTCGTTGGCGAACCGGATGGAGCCGTTGTCGACCAGCAGGCGCGTGTTCTTCGCGCTCGCACTCTGGTCGATGAACTGGATTGTCGGCTGATACGACTCGACGCTCAATCCGCCGCCCGTGCCCGAGAGCGTGTCCACCACGCGCATCGTTGGTGCATTGATCGCTGCCCACGTCGCGCCGTTCGGATTGACCTGGAATGCGGACACCTTGTCATCGACGCTCGTGCCGACCACGACCTTGCCCGAGCCATTCACATAAATCTTGCCCTTGGTCGTGCCCGTCGCATCCCGGCCGAACAGTCCGAGCGTGCCAGTGCCGTCCGGGTTCGCGTAGCCGTAGACGTCAGCGGCCACTTGGCCCGCGCCAAGATCGCTCGTGGTCGAGGCCCACTTGAACTGCAACATGCCCATCGTGGTTTGCGATGCAGGCGGGGTTGCAACGGTCAATTGGCCGTTGGTGATGACTTGATACGGCGTGTAGCCCGCGCTGTTGCGCGCGATCACCACGCGATAGTTCGTGCCGAGCGTCTTGCCGCTCGTGCTCGCCGGGTCGCCTACCCACAGGTCGCCAGTCATCGTGTCGCCGCTCTTCGACACCGGGCTGCCGATCGAGGTGGCGAGCGCCTGCGCCTGTGCAGCGGAAGCCGCGGCGTTCGTCTCGCTGGTCTTGCTATTGGTTTCCGAGGTCTTGGCGTTCGACTCGGAGGTCGCGGCCGCCGTCTTGCTCGCAGCGGCAGCATCCTGCGAAGCCTTGGCGTTCGTTTCCGAGGTCTTCGAATTCGTCTCGGAAGTCTTCGCGTTTTGCTCGCTGGTCGAGGCATTCGCGGCGCTGGTTGCGGCCGCTGCGGCGGAGCCCGCCGCTGCCGATGCGCTTGCCGTCGCGTTCGCGGCCTGGGTCTGAGCGTCCGCATCTTCGTCGCGCCAGCCCGAGGCGGTGTAGACGCGCATCAACCCCTTGGTGATGTTCCAGTATTCCGCACCGACTTGCAGCGCCGCGCCGTTGTTGTCGACCGTCGGGTCGGCAGTCTTCTTGCCGAGATACAGCGCGTTCATGGTCGTGAGAATTCCCTGCACCGTCGCGCGGTCGGCAGCCGCCGCGCCCGCGGAGGCTGCGGCATTCGTCTCGGAAGTCTTGGCGTTCGTCTCGCTGGTCTTGCTATTCGTTTCAGACGTCTTCGCGGCATTTTGCGAAGCAAGCGCGGCAGCCGCGCTCGTTCCAGCATTCGTCTCGCTGGTCTTCGCAGCATTTTGCGAAGCAAGGGCAGCCGCCGCCGACGAGGCGCTATTCGTCTCGCTCGTCTTGCTATTGGTTTCGCTGGTCTTCGCGGCATTTTGCGAGGCGAGCGCTGCTGCGGCGCTGGCCGCGCTATTCGTCTCGCTGGTCTTGCTGTTCGTCTCGCTGGTTTTGGCGTTCGTCTCGGACGTTTTGGCGTTGGTCGCGCTGGTCGACGCGTTGCCCTTATAGGTGTTCGCGTTCGTTTCCGAGGTCTTGGCGTTCGTTTCGGAGGTCTTCGAGTTCGTCTCGGACGTTTTCGCCGCCGTCTGCGAGGCCAAGGCGGCTGCTTGCGAGACTTGAGCGGCCGCGAGGTCGGCACGAATCTCGGCCACGGCATCGACCAGGCCTGACGGGCTCACTTGGCTCATCAAGTCCTGGATCTTATACATCGTGTTCGTCCAGATGGCGGCCGTGCCGACGTCGCCCTGGCTGATGAGCGGCAGCATGTCCGGCACCGTGAAGTCGGTCGCAAACACGCCGGTCGCGTTCGCGTTGGTCGTGCCCTGGTAGGCGCCCGCAAGCAGAACGACGGTGTTGTTGCCGTCGAACGTCGCGTCAGCGGCAACCACATAGGGCACCAGGTCCGGCGTGACCATGAAGATGGCGTTCTTCTTGATCCGGTAGGCAACGTTGTTGCCAATAACCGTCACCGTCTGACTGCCGTTCGTTACCGTGCAGACCTGCTTGAGTTGTGCCATGTGTTGCGCTCGAATGTTAATCGTCCAGTTGGACGATTATAACAGTCAATTTTGACTGTTATCCAGTCATTCGCGCTTCGGGTGGGTCGTCTTCACGGCCTGACAGGCGTGAACCCATGCCTCGGTTTCGGCTGGCAGCGCAATGCCCTGCTCCATCAGAGCGGCGAAGCCCTTCATGATCGCGTCGAGCGCATCACCCACCGCCGGGTAATCGGCGGCGCGGCGAGGTGCGACGTCTACCTTGTGGTGCAGTTTCATGCTTGCGTCACCTCGAACGTCGCTTCGACCATCGGCCACGCCCCAACGATGACCGTGTAGGTGCCCGGATGGCTGGCCGAAAGCTCGCAGGTGCTATCCGTGCATTCGTGCTCGACGCCTTCAAAGAGGATCGCGCACGGCACCGGCAGGTTCTTGAGCGTCATGCCGTCAAGCACCGTGGGGTTGGCCGGGCGCGGCACCACGGCGCCGCCCACCACATACTCGGTCGCGGGGTTGCCCTGCGCCCCATCGACGCGGCAGCCGCCCTCCGGGATATTCTGGACGTCGAGCATGTGGCCCGGCACGCTGCCCGTGTAGACGATGCGCCCCGTTGCGTCCGCCATCGTGAAGATGGCGTTGCCGGTGGTGTTGAAAAGTGGCGTGTCAAACATGGTTTGATCCTTATCGCTTGAATTCGATGATGGCGCACGATGCTGCTGCGCCGCTGAAGTAGCCCGTGCTGCCCCCACTCACCTGAACGGTGTAGGTGCCCGCCGGCAGGTTCGTCACCACGCCCATGCCGCAGGCAGCCTGGTTGTAGGCGTTCGAGAACCGCGCAATCTGCTGGCCGTTGATGCTCATCGAGAACGCCGAGCCGGTTCCCGCGATCAGCCCGACGAGCGTGCCGCCGGAGGACGTGTAGGTCACGCTGCCGCTGCCGATGTTCCAGGCCGCGCAGGTCGACACCGCGTTCGCGCCGATGTGTGCCGTATCGACCTGCAGATTGCCGATGTGGGCGGTGTTGATCTGGCCGTTGGCGATCTTCGCTGCCGTTACCTGCAAGTCGCCGATCATCGCGTTGTTGATCGAGGCGTCGCCGATGATCGCGTTGTTGATGATGACGCGCGGCTGGCCGTAGACCGTGCCGATGGTGAACGGATAGACGCCCGGATAGCCCGGCAGGATCACCGCGAACGTGTCGGATCGCACGAGGAACTGCGAGACGACACCCTGCGTGGTCGGATAGCTCGACAGGCCAAAGCCCGCGACGTAGCCGTTGTTGTCGATCTTGACCGAATACTGCGCATTCAGGCCGTTGATGGACGACTGCTGCGTCTGGATGCTCGTCGTATGGCTGCCGACAGTCGACTGCAGGGTCGAGATTTGGCTCGCGTTCGCCTGGTCGGCCGCAACCCGCGCGTTCGTCTCGGTCTGCACGTTCGCATTGGTCGTCCCAAGCGACGCGTTGACGCTGTCGATGCGGGTCGAAAGCGCACTGTCAGCCGATGCACGCGCGGTCGTCTCGGTGCTGATCGCGGCCATTGCAGGCTGCACGATCGAGGCCGGGCGCCATTCGACGTCCGTGAAATACCAGCGGTTGGCGTCGCTCGTGCCGGTGATGTTGATGTTCACCCAGAGCTGGCACTTCGAGACGCCCGCCGGCACCGTGACCGTGCCCGCAATGCGCGTCCACTTGGTCGTCGCCGACTGCGTAGCGGCTGCCACCCAGCTCGAACTGCCAGAAGACGTCGTAAACATCGCGCCGATCGTGAAGGTCGCCGCTGCGACAGGCGAAGCCACGTAGCACTCGAAGTAGTGCTGCTGGCCGGGCGAGACGTCCACCGTGCGCAGGCTGACCGAATCGCGCACGTTCTGCTTGAACACGTTAAGCGACGGGGCGCCGGTCGGCACGTCCGAGTTCGTCTTGCTCACCACCGTGAGGCCCGCGCTCGTCCAGCCGGTGGTCGTGCCGTCGTTGGCCGTCGGATTCACGCACAGGTTGGTCGTGTCAACACCGAAGCCTGCGGCGACCGTGTTGATCTGCGTGGCAAGCGCGCTGTCAGCGGCCGTGCGAGCGTTGGCTTCTGAGGTGATCGCAGCCGTGTTGCTGCCCGTATTGGCTGCGATCGTGTCGATGCGCGTCGACAGCGCGGCGTCAGCCGTCGTGCGCGCGCTCGTCTCGGTTTGAATGAGCGCGGCGTTGGTCGAGTTGGCCGACACCACCGTGTCGATGCGCTTGGCAAGGCTGTCGGTTGCCGACTGGCGCAACTGCGTCTCGCTGCTCACCGCCGCCGTGATGGAGTCGGTGAGTTGCGACTTGGCCGTGTTAATGCGCTCATTGACCGAACCCAGCACCGACTGCGGCGCTGTGATAAGGCCGATGGTCGTTTGCAGGTCCGCGTTGAGTTGGCTGTCCTTGAGCACGCCCTCGGCGATCGCGTTCACGTCCATGTAGGTCGTGCGAACGTGAAACTCCTGCGACGGCACCGTCTCATCGAGCCCGAAAGCGTCATACGGGACGATGTGGAAGTAATAGTCCGAGTTGAACATCAGGCCCGTGAGGAGCGCCGATGTGTCCGGGCCGTCATAGGCGGGCACCGTGCTCACTTCCAGATCACCACTCCAGCGCAGGTAAATCTGCGCGCCGGCGTAGTCGGTGTCGTCCGTGTGGGCGAAGTTGACCTGGATGCGATCGAAGGAGGAGGACGTCGTGACGGCCGTAACCTGCGGGGGCGGGTTGTAGGCGTCCAGCACCGTCGGCTTGCCGATGTGGTTGAAAATGTCGCGCACGGCAATTTCAAACACGATGTGGCGGTGCTGGCCGTCGCCGACGTTTTTCTCGTAGGTGTAGATATACGAGTTGTCGGTGGTGTGCTCCGTGCGCAGGAGCTTTTGCGTCTTCGTGCCGTAGCCCGCCGCGTCATAGATGCGCACCTCGTAGTCGAGGAAGTGCGGATCGCGCGTGCCGGAGTCGGCACCGTTGGCCTCGCTGCCGAACTCGAAGGAGCTCGTGACCGAGTTGTAGTTCCAGTAGAGCTTGCAGTCGCGGCCAGCCCACACGAAGTCCACGCCCGTGACTTGCGCGACTTCGATGTTGCCGACATAGCCCACCACCAGGTGGGAGGCCACCGGTGCGTTGTCGAAGGACGCGCGCTTGCCCCAGATATCGAAGGCCACGACCTTGACCGTCAGCACGTCGCCCTTGTTCGCGCCGGGGATCACGTAGCTGGTGGCCGCCGGCACCGACTTCACGAGGTTGAAGCCACCGCTATTGACGGCCACATAGACGTCCGCGCCCGCGTAGGAGCCCACCTGCGGGGTGTTCCATGCCGCGCGCACGTCCGAGAGGATCTGCGTGCCCGAGACGTAGGTTTCCTCGTAGACCGAGAGCGCCTGCACTTCCGAGATGGCCGCGGCTTCGGCGGGCAGCGCCGGCGCGATGAGTGTGCTCGTCACCTCGGCGTAGCTCGACAGATCGTAGACCGCCGCGTCGTATTGGATCGCCGTGATGTGCCGGTTCAGGCTCGAGCTCGCCAGCGTGATCGCCTTGATGCGAAACGGCTTCTTGACCTTGGCCGCTTCACCGAACATATAGTTGGTGAATTGCTCGGGCGCGTAGGACAGGGGCGTCGCAAGCGTGATCGTGTCGGTCGTGCCGGCCACCGTTGCCACGGTCGCATCCGTCACCACGTCCGTATCAAAGAGCGTGACCATCTGACCGGCGGCAAAGCCCGTCACATCATCAACGTAGACGCCATCGGGCACCGTCGAGAGAATCGTCGTCTCTTCGCCACCGGCCGCGCGAATGCGGTTCACCCGCGCGCTGGTATTCACGCCGCCTGCGATCTGCACGAAGTTGCCAATCACCGAGCGCACAATCGGGGTTGCACGCGCGACATAGTTCGTGAGCAGCAGCACCTTGTAGCTCTTGCCCGCTTCCATCGTGACGGGCTTGTCGAGCACAAGCGTCGTCGCAGTGGACGCAGCCCCGAGCCGTCCCGACTGTGCCCAGTTCGGCATGTCGTGCTGCACGAGCACTACGTCGCCCGGCGTGCAGGCGATCGACTCCAGCGGCGCATCGAACTCGATGGTCTGGGTGAGATACCGGTTCAGGTTGAGCTGAAAGGCGCCTTCCTTGTAGGCGGCCGTGATGTTGTCGATGCCGTAAAGGGTGATCGCCGACGTGTTCTGCTTGTTGCCCGATTGCGCGAGCGTCGGGTCCACCACCTTCACGGTGTGGGCGCGGTTGTTGTCGTCGCGGTCGTAATAGGTGACGTCGATTTCGGTCGCACGGTCCTGCGTGCCGAGCCACGTCATCTTGAACGAGTCTTTGACGATGTTGCCCATGCCGAACATCATCACGGGGTCGGCCGGCGCTTCAGTTGCCACGTAAAAGCGCGTGCCGACCTGAATTACCTGAGCGTGACCCACGCGCAGGATCATGGCCGACGCATCCCAGAAGGTCATCGTCTGGTCAAGCGGCCCGTTCCAGGTGAGGCCGGCCGAGTCGCAATAGGCCGCCCACGCATAGATCGAGTCCATGTCGATGCGCGAAATGTCCAGGCCCGCGCCGTAGATCGGGTTGGTTGCTGCATCCAGCCAGATCCACGCGGGGTTCGACGAGGGCATCTGGCTTGTCATCGTCGTGCCGTCGGCGCGGCTGTAGACGGTGATGAGCTTGCCGCCGTGCTTAAAGGAGACGTTGGGCGCGGCCGAGAGCTGGTCGTCCATCTGCACACGAATCGCCAGGAGCGCCGTGTGGTTGTAGGCGATCCGGTCGAACGTGATTTCGTTCAGGTCCGTGAGATAGGTGTCCGACTGCGCCGTGTCGCCTGTGTCGGTCGGAAAGGACGTGAGAACCTTGTTGTTGTCCACGTCATAGGTCTGGACCGCGTAATCCTTGTCGCGGCGGATACGGAAGTCGTATTTGCCCAGCGAAAGCTGTGGCGAATAGAAGCTGCGGCGCACCACCGAGCGCAAGTTGTCGGTGATGTGCAGGTCCGGCTGCACGCCCGTTTCCTGCAACGTCGTGGAGATCGCGGTAGTCGTGCGCGCGCTCACCCAGTTGGAAGCCGGCCAGGCCGAGAGCGGGCGGCCGACATAGCCGCCGAACTTGTTGTAGGCGACCGTCGTGTCGTCTTGGCTCGCGGTGCCAGTGCTGTCACGTTGAGCGCGCAGCCCGTCGACGATCATCGCGTCGGCCGCAGCGGGATCGGTCGGATAGTCGGTGACGACCGTGCCCTTGACCGTCGGGTAGACCTTCAGGTTGACGTAGGCCGTCTCGACGTCCGAACTGACGTAGCTCCAGTCGGTTTCCTTCGTGCTGGTGGACGGCCGATACTGGACGTTGATGTTGACCGAGTTGGGCTTAAAGGAGCCGCTCTTGGAGTCGACCGAATACAGGCCCGAAGGACAGTTGAAGTCCAGGCGCACCTGCTCGACTTCCGACATGGTGCTGGCGGTAATCCACGAGCCGTCGGCGGGCAGCTTCAGTTGCTTGCTGACCGGGCTCACCACCTTGTTGAACCAGTCGATCGGCTCTTGCGTGGCGTAGCCCAGGCGCGTTTGCACCGTGACGTTGGAAAACTCGCTGACCGGGCGCCCATTCAACTGAATGTCGGAGATCGAGGCGATCGGCCCCTCTCCGGCATTGATGAGCATGTAGAGGAACTGGTTGTTGCCGTTGCCCGAGGCGTCCGAGCCGCTCGTGTTGGCCTCGGTGTAGAGGCCGATGATGTTGCCGGCCGTGCGGAAGTTCGTGCCGTAGACCACCGGCACCGGGATGCCTTCCTGCGACGTGTTCTTTGCCCCGTCCGCGCCATACGAGGGCGAGTTGGACATATCCGAACTCGCCGTGGGCAGAACCGGCGGCAGCAGCGCATTGAGCAGCAGCGAGCCCGCAACCGACACGGCCATCGAGGCGGCCGCGCTCGCGGCGATCATGCCGCCCGTGGTGACGCCGGCAGCCACACCGGTTGCCGACCCGTAAGCGGCAGCAGCCGCGCCGCCCGTGTAGGCCGCGGCAATCGCAATGGCGATCATGCCGATGATGCGGAAGATGCCCTTGCCGCCACCACCACGCGGAATCGGGCACATCACGACATAGTCGTCGGGCTGCAGGTAGGTTTTGGCGAGCGCAGAGTGCGCGACGATGCCGCCATTGACCGAGATGACGTAATCTTCAGCGAAGACCTTCGGCAGATAAGCCGCGAGCGACTTGTTCTTCCGATACGCCCACTTGTCCACTTCGATCGCGCGAAATGGCTCGAACGGATTGGTGATCCGCTTGGCCGTGATGAACTTCTTTTCGCGGGGCGCCTTACGGGCTTTGCGTGGCGTGGCTGTCGCTGTATTCATAAAATCCGACGATCCGATGCTTCCAGTGGTCAAGGCGCTCCGTCACCACCCCACCGGATTGCTCCCAGGTGTGGATGAAGCGATAGTCAGGAATGACTATTCCGCAGTGCGCAATGAAGCGCCCTGTTTTGAACATGACGAGCGCGCCTTCCTTCGGATAATCCAGGCGGCGCCAGAATTCGCGGGAGCCCACCATCAGCGCGTGAATCATCCCCGCGTCTTCCGGTGCGCCGTAGTCAGGGACTTTGACGCCCTGGTCCCGCTCGATGATGTAGCGGCACAGCCCGTAGCAGTCGAAACTGTCGGGGCCGCGGCCGCCACGCTCGAAGGGAATCCCGATCAGTTCCGTGTTCGTCATGGTCGCATAGTCATTCTTGACTGTTATTTTAGCGATAAATGGAGCCCGAGGGAACCAATGCCGGCATTCCTCCGAAGTTCACCACGTTCGCGTGCGCGCGGCAGCCGAGCGTGCCGTCGAGCGTGTGGTCGCAACTGGTGAGCGAGCCCGAGTAGCGGCACGTGTTGGCGTCCTTGAACACCCACGGGCAAAAGTCGCGCCGCTGCGTGCGCTTCGGAAACTGCTTGGTGAGCGCGCTCTCGGCGCCAAGCGTGAAGCTGACTTCGTAGTTGGCGGCGGTCGCGGCCGTCACCTGAAAATACTCGGCCACTTCCGGGTCGCCATCGAGGTTGTTCGCCGCGTAGACGCTGATCTTCACATTGAAGCCCACGCCGCCCGCATAGTCGTTCATCTTCGAGAGCACGGCCTGCGTGTAGTCGGCAAACGAGAGCGAGATCGAGGGCGTCTCGCCCGAGGCGGAGGTCAGTTCGATCGAGAACTGCACGGCGGTGTAGGTCTGCCCCTGCACCACTACGTCTTCGGTGTTGTTCACATAGCGCAGCGTCTCGAGGATGGCGCCCGTGGTCGGGTCCGGCACGTCGATCGACAAGAGCGCCAGGTAGGCGACGTCGCTCGCAATGCGGTTTTTCTCGATAACCGAGGCGACTGAAAGTTTGTTTGCCATTTATACCTCCTGAACCTTGAAGGTCACGTCGTATTGGTGGGTGCCGCCGATGCCCGAGTAGGCAAATTGCAGCGTCGTATCGGTGGTGAAGCGCACCGCCACCACCGTGTGGTCGGTCGGGTTCGTCCAGTTGAAGATCACCGAGCCGCCGTGGCAGGAGTCGAAAAACGCCTGCAGCGTGTTCTTCTGCGCCTCGGTGAGTGCCTGAAAGCCCGAAGTCCACGTCTTGCGCGGGCGGCGCGTGTGACGCGGGCGCGTGAGCACATAGCCGCCCTCCATCGGGCTGGCGATAGCGGGGTTTTCCTGCTGGACCTGATACTTGCTGGAGTCCTGCAGGTCCATGAATGGCATTGATGCGTAGCTCATCGCGTCTTTCCTTACTTCATTGCGGATCGAAGCCCGTCGCGGAAGCTGCCGGGCGATTGGGCGCTCGTGAGCACCACGTCGAGGATCATTTGCTTGCCGTCAAAGCGCGTGCTGCCCTGCTGCTGCGCGCCCACCGACTGTCCCGTCTGATTGATGACGTTGACGGTGATGGTCGGCGTGCTGCCCGAGGATGCGGCGCCGTCGCCCGATGCAGCCGTGCCGTCGGTCTTGATCGTGACCGGAATCGAGCGGCCATCGGGCAGCGGGACGTAGGCTTCGTTCATCGAGCCTTCGCCGTAGAGCGCAAGCTGGGGGCTGTTTGCGATGCCGCCGTTGGCGTATTTGCGAAGCTGGGCGACACCGCGGCTCGTCATGATCCCGCCATCGGCAAACGCACCCAGACCCATGCCGGCGGAGGTGCCAAAGAGCGCGCCCGAGCCGGAGATCGAGGACGAATTCGGCATGGTGAAGCTGTAGCCTGCGGCCGAGCCCGTGTTGGAGGCGCCGAAAAGCCCGCCCAGGCTGCTGCCAAGACCACCGAGCCCTGAGCCACCACCGACTGCAGCGAGCGCGCTCGCCGCGCCGTAGGCAGCCGTTGCGAGCGAGCCGAGTGCAGACGTCGTGGTTGCCTGAGTGGTGGTAGCCGTCGCCAGGCCGGTCACTTGCTGGCCCATCGCGGCGGTCGCCTGACCCACGCCTTGTTGCGTGAACGACTTCAGTGCATCGGTCGCCTGTTGCGTGGCCGCCGGCATCGCAAACGCGTAAGCGGCCGATCCGGCGCCAGTAATGTCTGAAGCGGTGCTGGCCTGGCCGGCTGCCGTCGATGCGTTCGGGAAGACCAGCTTGTTGATGCCGCTCGTGAGCGCATCCAGCCCCGCCTTCAGGGGCGTGGAGAACGTCTCCTGCAGCTTGATCTTGAGCACGTCGAGCGCCATGCTTTCCGCGAGCTTGCCGATGTTGAGCTTGCCCGTCTTGACGAACTCCATAATCATGTCGATGGCGTTCGTCGCCCACGAGGCTTCGGCCTGCTGCATTTGGGCATACGTGTCCTGCCACGAACGCACGAGCCCGTCCATCGGCGACTCAAGCAGACGCTTGCGCTCGGCCGCCACCACCGCGAGGTGCTGGTTGAACTCCTGCTCGGCCTGCAGTTGCAGCGCAGTCGCCTGCTTTTGCATGTCGGCGCGCTTTTGCGGGTCGGTTTCAGCCGCAATGGCTGCTGCCGACGCGTCCTGCTGCGTCTTCATGTCGAGGCTGTATTGCGCGAGATCCTTCGAGGTCTGCGAGTCGAACTTGGCGGTGGTGCGCTGGCTCGCAAACGGCAGAAGGTTCTGCATCGTCTCGGCATCGCTTTGCTTGAACTTCGAGGAGAAGTTCAGCAGGTCCGCGCCGGCGCGGTTAGCGAGCGCCTGATCCTTGCGCTTGGTCCACTCGGCCCAGGCCTTCGTGCCCGTGCCCAGACGCTCTTCGGCACGCGCAAGCTCGCGCTCAAGCGCGCGCATTTCGCGCGTTTGCTTGGCCGCGCCGTCGTCAGCAGCCGCTTCTTGCGCCGCTTGCAGGTCGTTTTCGGTCGAGGCAAGACGCTCGTTGGCAAACACGAGCGCCTTCTTCTGCTCCTCGAGCTCCTTGTCCTTGGCAATCTGGTCGATCGCCGCCTTCACGTCCGCGTTGTTGGTGTCGAGCGAGCCGTCGGCTTTCTTCCACTTGCGGTTGCGCGGGTCGTGCGCCTTGTCGAAGTCACCGCCCAGCCACTTCGCGGTGAAGTCTTCGGTCGCGTCGCGGCGCAGCGCTTCCATGCCTTTCGGCTGGCGCGTGAGCAGCGCATCAATGTCGGAGGAGAGCTTCGAGCCCTTCGCCTTCAGTTGCTCGATGAACTTGACGAACGGGTCTTCGAACTCGCGCGTCTTGTGGCCGCCCGAGGTCAGTGCGTTCTTGATAGCCGGATCGGCATCGCCCAGTTCGGCTGCGGCCGGTGCATGCTGCACGTTGACCGGGCGCTGCGGCCCCATCTGGCCCGCGTCACCGCGCACCGAGTAGCCGCCATTGAACAGGCGCTCGCGCTCGGCAGCCTGAGCCTTGGCGTCTTCAAACGTCGCGCCGGTGCCGCCCGTGAAGGCCTTCTTGACACCATCCCACCACGAGCCGTCCTTGTTGACCTTCGCGTGAATCTTGCCGCTGTCGTTGCCGGCTGCAGCTTCGCCGGCCACCATCTGGCCTACAACACCGCTCCACTGCTTCGGATCGAATTTCCAGCTCGCAATGTCGCTGAAAATCTTCTTCATATCGGTCCAGAACGTGCCTGCATTGAGCAGGATCGAATCGAACCAGTGGACAAACCAGTCGGACACCTTGTGGCCGCCCACTTCGAGGTTGCCAATGATGCCGGCCAGATCCCATGCGACGAGCAGCCACCCGACGTAGGGAATCGCGCGCATGAAAAGCGCACCGGTTTCGGCAACGAAGGCACCGACGCGCGCGACGAGTCCGGCGAAGGCGCCGCCCATCGTTGCAGTTGCGGCAGTGGTGGAGGCGGCCGCCGTTGCGGCGCCAGCACCCATCCCGCCGAGCCCCGCGCCGAGCGCCTTGAACACGCCACCGATGGTGCCGGTGATCGAGAGAAAGCCACGGATTGCGAGCACCGCGCCGCCGACGGCCGCACCGATGACCGAAAGCTGCGTGACCATTGGATTGTTCTGGGCGAACTCGCGCGCCGCCACCAGGAAGTCGCGCATGTAGCCGACGAGCTTCGTGACTTGCGGCAGCACCGAGTTGCCGATGATGATGCCGAGGTCTTTAACCGACGCCTTAAAGCCCTGCACGGCGCCGTCATAGTTCTTCATCACCTCGTCGTTGACCGCATCGACGCCCTTGTTCTGCTTGACGAATTCGCGCTGCTCGTTGATCCGTTGGGCCGAGTGCGGGTCGATCGATTGCGACATTGCGGTCGCCGCCGTCGTCTGAATCCCGAGCGCTGCAAGCAGACGCGCGATGGCGATCGACTGCGCGCGCTCATCGTTGACGTCCGCCCCTTCGTAATACTTCTGCTGGTTCTGCTTCTTTTGCGTGAAGGCGAGAAGCTGCGAGTAATGGTCCTGCAGCCACTTCACCGGGTTCGCCATCGCCAGGTCAGCGTCGATCAGGCCCGCGTGCTTGGCCTGCTGCTTCATCTGGCGCGGATCGTTAGACGTCACGGCGCCCGTATTGAGCAGCCCCGAGTCCAGGAAGATTTGCGTGGCCTGGTCGGTCATCTGCTTGCCCAGCGCGTATTGCTGGAACATTTTGAAGGACGTGCCCACGCGCGACACACCCGCGCCACCGCCGCCCATGCCGCCGCCCATCGTCTTGTTCTGGTCGACGATGCTCATGAGGTTGATGAGGCCGTCATCGGACAGGCGCGAAGCGCCCGTGCCCATCATGCGCAGGACGTTTTCCATGTCCTGCATCGTGACCTTGCCGCCGGTGGCCGTGCTGATCTTCTGCACGAGGTCCATCGTGCCCTTGGCCGCCGCCGGGTCATACACCTGCTGGCGCGTCTCCACCACCCCGTAGAGGTTGCGGATCGTGTTCTGCATGTCGCCGTGCGAGTAGCCGAGCGTTTGCAGGTTGTTGGCCGCGCGCACCGCCGTTTGCAGCGTCGCGTCGATGATCTGCTGGTTGTTCGAGCCCACCGAGCCGATCGCAGCCATGCGCGCTTTGACGGCGTCGAGTTGCGAGAGGAAGGCGTTGGTCTTCGTGAGGTCGAACGCCTTGCTCATGAACTCCTGGTTCTGCTGGTCGCTCATGCCAAGCGAGTGCAGGCCCACCTGGGCCGTTTGCATCTGCGCGGCGTCGTCAATGCTGCCCCGGATGCCCTTCTCGATCTTCATGCCGGCCCATACGCCCGCCATCGCTTTGAGCGAGTCGGTGAGCATGTCGGCCTGGCCGCGCACGTTGGTGAAGTTCTGCCCCGCGTTGCGCGTCGCAATTGCCTGCGCGTTCGTGGCGGCGGTGTTGGCAGAGGTTGCGCGCGTGAGCGCGTCAGTGGAAAGGGTGTTCTTGTCGGTGGCGGCCGCCAGCGTGCGGTTAGCCGTGACGAGCGACGTGACCGTGCCAGCGAGCGTCGAGACGGCCTTTTCCAGCCGCGTCATCGCGTTGGCAAGCGCGGTGTTGCTCGTGTTGGCCTTGCCTGCGGCCGTGCCCTGTGCGTTGGTGCCCTTGGCGGCTGCGTTGGCGCTGTTGCCGAGCTGTGCGTTGGCGAGCGCCGCACGCATTGCGGCATTGGGCGTCGAAAGGAGCGCCGCGGTCGCCTTGCCTGCGGAGGCAGCGACACCGTTGTTGGCCGCGTTGACCTGGGCGCCGGCGGTCTGTGCTGCAGCGCCCGCTTGTTGCAGCCCCTCACGCGCGCGAAGGAGCGCGGGGACCGACTTGTCAAAATTTGCCGCAAGCGTGCCGGCCGCGGCTGCCGTTTGCTCGATGCCCTTGTTCGAGGCGGCCGCAGCTTCCCCGACCGCACCGATGTTCTTGCCTGCCTTCGCGGCGATATCGCCCGCTTGCTGCAGGCCGCCGGCGAGTGCGCTCATCGACTGAGCGACCGCCTGCACCGACTTTTGGACGGGGTTGATTTCGGCGTTCGCGTTCTTGAAGCCCGAGGCGAAGTCCGAGAGCTTGCCGGCGATCTGCTCCATCGTCTTCGCAGCCGATGCGAGCGGCGCATCAACGTTCTTGGCGGAGCTGGCGAGATCCTTCAGGCCCGTATTGAGCGCATCGGACGTGCTCTTTGCCTGCTTGGTCTTCAGCGTGAAGCCGCTGTCGTCCAGGGTCAGTGTTACTTTAATCTCGCCACCAATCGCCATATCACACCTTCGAGCCTATCGTTTGTTCAGCCATAGATTTCAATGACGCAAAGCCCTCCACGTCCCGCTGCTCGTCCTGCCGTTTGACGACTTCCGCACTCATCTTGGCGACGTTGCCGACTTCGATAATCAGATTCTTTCGATAGTCGGAAACCACCGGCCCTTCCTGCTGAGCGACCGCGGCGATGGTGAGCGCGCGCATGTCTTTCTGGGCCGAGATTCGATCGACGCTTTCGTGGAACAACCAGAAGCGGCGCATCGTCATGCCAAGGAGCTTTTCGTCGTCGTAGTGGTAGAAGTGCGCGACCCGGCAAAAGAGGAACCCGAAGTCCAGTTCCTCTAATGCCGGCTTGCTCAGTTTCCCGAGGGTTGCTCCGCGTCGGCCGCAGCCGCTTGTTCCTTCTGCTGCTCAACTGCCTGTTCGACCTTCTCGTCGTCCTCGCCCTTGATGAAGGCGGTGATCTTGTTGAGCGTCTCCACCGAGCAGCCCATCAGGAGCTTCTTGGGTGCATCGGGGATCGAGCGCACGATCATGTCGACCGCTGCCTCGACGTGGTCAGCCACCGTTGCTTCTTGGTTGGCGACGAGCTTTTGCGCGATGCGCGAGGTTTCGATGAAGTTGGCGACGGTCATCGCGGGAACCTTGTAGGTCTTCCCGCCGAGCACCAGTTCGCGTTGTTCCTGCTCGCCCAGGGCGTCCAGGTTCAGAATCTTGGTCATTGCTTTGCTCCTGTAGACAGCCCCGCCATCGAGGCGGGGCTTGGGTATGATGGATAGTCATTTTTGACTATCCTCCTAGTGACGCTTACGGCGTGACCGGGGCGACGCCGACGCTGAACAGCTTCTTCGTGACCGGATCGGGGTAGCCCGTGAAGTCCACGCTGTAGAGGCGTTCCTTCTCGACGTCATACGAGAAGTCGAGCGCGCCCGAGGTTGCGGCCAGCGGAATCACGAAGTCTTCCGAGTAGTCGTTGGCCGGCTTCGACACCGGGTGCAGACGCAGCTCCTTGGCGATCGAGAGCAAGTCCACGCCGATACCCACGCCCACGTCGACGCTCTTTTCGCCGCCCGCACCCGTGACGAGCGTGGCGCCCGGCATGATTGCGACCAGATTTTCCAGCGTCGTTTCCGCCAGCGGCACCTTCACCGACACGTCACGGCTCATGATGAGTTCGTTGACGGTGGTTTTGCCGAACTGGTCGATGTTGACCTTGTGCGTGTCGGTCTTCACCGACACCTGCACGCCACCCTGCGTGTAGCCGAGGTCTTTGCCATCGTAAGAGATGGTGCAGACGCCCAGCTTCACGTTTTTAGTATCGCTTGCCATTCAAACTCCTTTGCAAAGAGGTTTTAACAGTCATTTTTGACTGTTGCCGAATATACCACAGTGGACCTGTGGAGTCACGAGATTGAGAGGCGCACGGCGGCTGCCACCGCCTCCATCACGTGTCTTTCTGCGTCCTTGGCCGCGCGCGTCATGTAGCCGCCGCCAACGACATTGCGACCGCCATCCTTTTCTTCGGAAAGCGGCCCGCGTTTCTTGGGCCCGCCCGTGGGCTCCATGTGCTCATGCACTTCGTAGGCGTAGTCGCCCACCGTCTTGCCCGGCCGCTCGGGAACCGGCATCGACTGGTCGACATACACCTCCATGCCCTTTCGCGCGAACTGGCCGAGTTCATTGCGACCGCCGCCCGTCTCGCGCACCTTGATCGCTTTTTCGAGGTTGCCCTCATCCACCGGCGCATACTCGCGGGCGTATTCCGCAACCGTCTCGGCTTCCTTGCGCATGGCGACAATCGCGCCCGCGACCGCTTTCACGCCGACCTGCTCGAGCGCCACCGTCAGGTTTTCCAGACCGATGATTTCGACTGCCATCAGATCACCTCCTGCACGAAGCAGACGTCCAGGTAGACGTTGAACTCGATGAGGCTGCCGCCGGTGAGCGGAAAGACCGCCGGCAGTGCTTCGGGCCGGCAGTGGTTGAAGGTCATTCGCGTCGCGCCGTCCTCCAGCACCGTGCCGGGATCGAGCGTGAGCGCCGCGAGCGTCTTGTCCATCAGCGCGCTCGCCTTCAGATACGTGGCTTCCCGTGCGATCACCTGCACGCGCGTCCTGTAGTAGCCCGGCAGTTCGTAGTCGACCTTTGTGCCGTTGATATCGTTGCGCACGAGCACGGCCGAAGTCGCCCCCGCGGGGAACATATAGGCGAAGAGATTGGTGCCCATCTTGCCGACGCCCTGTTCGACAAGCCGTTGCACCAGCGGCAGCACGTTCATTTATGCACTCCAGTGAATGACGGACGCCTCGATGTGATCGAGCCGGCCGGTGAGGTCAAAGCGCTGCGTGAGCGCGGCGATTTTCACGCGCTGGCTGGCAACCGTTGCCACCGTGTCGATGAGCGCGGCCGTCTTGGGCGAGAGCAGGATCATGCCGTCGGCCTCGAGCTCGAAGGCGCCGCCGTGCGAGGCCGTCTCGACGGTGGACACGGGCGTCTTGGTTGAGCGCGTGGTGAGCGACACCACACTGCAGCGCTCGCGCACCAGCAGCGGCGTCTTGGGTTGCCCGTAGACGTCCGTGCCGGTGGCGATCTCCAGCAGGATCGGCAGAGTCGGATTAAACATGCGCCTCCAGGCGGGTGTTGGGGTGAAAAAGGCGGCCGCGCTGCTCGGGCAGATCCTTGAGCAGCACGCGCTGGGCGTCGCCGTCGGGCGTCACGACCTGAATCGCGTCATACCCCAGGCGCACCGCTTCGGCGACCGCCGCATCTACGGCCGTTTGCACGGCGAACTGGCGCACGGTGGTTTTCACGATCGTCTCGGCGGGGAACTTGCGCCCGAGCGAGTCTTGCGCCTTGAACTCGACGCCGCCGATCTTCTGCTGCACGAGCTGGCCCATGCCGCCGCTGGCGCCTTTCACGAGCGAGGCCACGCCGGTCTGTCCGACGCGCATCGCCCGCAGGACGCCCTTGATGTTCTGCGCGAGCGTCACCTTCAAGGCATCGAGCGCGTAACCGACGCGAGACGCGTCCGCGCCCTGCTCGCTCGCGTAGCTCGTCATCTCGTCTTCGGCGCGCGTGAGAAACGCGTGCGCAAGCCGGTGCGCTTCCCTTTCCGCGCTCTTCAGTGCAGCGGGCGAGAGTTGCGCGCCCGGTGCGACTGCAGCGAGGTAGATGCCCTTAAAGGCGAAGATCAGCGCTTCGTAATCCGCGCCGATCCGGTGGGTGAGGTCGTCGTAGATCATGTCCGGGCGAGGCGCTTGTTCATCTGCACGAAGTAGGACACATAGGAGAGCGCGCGCTTGCAGCACGGCAGATCCAGCGGCTTCGTCGAGCGATAGCTCTGGTGCGTCTGCCCCACCGTGTCGGAGGTGATGCCCGCCAGGCGCTTGTCGCCCATCGGGTCGCCCGTGAGGATGAAGTCGGCTTCCGCGACCTGAGCCTTTCGCAGCGCGCCCTTGAACCGCTCCGGCAGCGCATTGAACTGCTCGGCGGAGAGGAGCTCCAGATTGCCGTCGAACATGAAAAGCCCGTTCGTGGCGACATACTTGGACTGGTAGACACCTTCGGGCACGAAGTTCAGGCTGTCCTGGCCGAAGTTGATGTTGGAATTGAGCAGGTAGTAGGAGAGCTTCACGAGGTGCCAGCGTGCCTCGATCATGGCCGCATACCGCTCCTCGTCGGCTGCCGCATCCCAGCCAGGCGTGCCCGGAATCTCGGCGGCCATCAACTGCGCCTGAGCGTAGGTCTGGAAGCTGTTCACGCCGGGGATGAGCACCGAAACGGGCTCAAGGCCATAGGCGTAGGTGAGCACCACCTGGTTGCCGCTCTCCAGCGTGAGGTGCAGCTCCAGCAGGCGCGCGGCGCGTGTGGGGATCGTGTGGACGTCCATATCGGCCTGGCTGTGCCCGGCGATCTGGTTCAAACTCGCCGGCACCACGATCTGGGCTTCTTTGGTGCCCATCGTGAATCCTTCCAGCCGCGTGCTTGCCTGCAGTTCGGCGTTGTTCTCGTCGAGGATGCGGTAGTCGATCGCATCGACGTCCAGGGAGACGCCCTTTGCGACCAGTGGAATCACGCACTCGACCGTGGTGCCTGCGAGAAAGAAGTCCATGCGTTACTCGCTCGCCTCGTCGAATGCGCCGCCCGTGGCCTTCACGATCGCATCGATCAGGCTGCGAATCGAGTTGCCCTTGATGCCCATCGTCTCGGCAATCTCACGCAAGCCGCCGATGCCCTTTTCGTCGGCGATCTGGGCGAGGTCCGCTTCGTTGTAGACAACAGCAGCGACAGCGGCCGGTGCCGGTGCGGCTTGAACCGGGGCTTGCTCGGTCACGACCGTGGTGGCCGAAGTCGAGACGGCCGGCATGTGCATCGAGTCCAGAAGGAACTGCGAGACGCTCGGGTTGGTGCCGTCTTCGTATTCGCAGCGATAGACCGCGGCGATGCGGCACGCGTCCTTGTGCGAGACGTCAGCGGTCGAGACGCCGTCAACGAAGAACACTGCGCCCATTTGCGCGGTGTAGTGCTGCATGCCAGGGTCGAGAAGTCGAAGTTTCATTGCCTTGAATTCCTTTGATGTGAAAAAGGGCGGGCACATGGCCCGCCCTTCTATCTTAGTCATTTTTGACTAAGGCGTCGCTTAGACGTTCGAGACGCCTTGCAGACGTGCGATGGAACGCGTGGACTTCAGCGCGAGGCCCGTATACCACTTCAGGCGGATACGCGTTGCGTCCTTGTTCTGCACCGTGCCGATGTTCTCGACGACGATACCGGCGTTGCCACCACCGTAGATGCCGTGCAGGCCATCCAGTTCGTTCAGGCGCAGTGCGTAGACCGAGCACAGGTTCGAGCCCGTGCCGACCGACTCGTTGGCACCCAGGAACTCGTTCATGATGATCGGCACGCCGTTGTGCGTGAGCATCGGGCGACCGAAGTTTTCCAACTGCTGCATCACAGCGTCGGTGCCGTAGGTCGCGCGCAGCAGGCCGCGGAATGCGCGGATCGTGCCACGACGCATCACCAGCACGTCAGCGCCGTTCGGCACTGCGTCGAGCAGCTCGTCCAGCATGGTCAGCGTGAGAGCGTTGCCGTTCGCGCCAGCCTTGATGGTTTGCGTGCCGCCAGCTTGCACAGCCAGGTTCGGCAGGCCGTCGAAGCTCTTCGGGTTTGCCGTTGCGTCGCCTTGAGCGAGCGTCTGGTGGAACACGCGCGCAACACCCTTCGCCTTCTTGGCGATCTGGATCGCCATCTGGTCGTTGGTGTCCGATTCCGTCGACTGCAGGAACTTGTCGATATCGACGTCGCCTGCGAGGATGCGCAGCTTCGTCACGACTTCCTGCACGGTCGATGCCGACTCGCTGACCGTGTCGTTCGGGTCGAGGAAGTCAGCGCCAGCCAGCGTGTCTTCGCGGTTGTAGACATACGCCTTGCCGTTCACGCCGACAAAGGGCAGGACCGAGAACAGGTCGTCGCGGTCGATGATTTCGTCGATGACGCCAGCGACCAACTGGTTGTTGCTCAGCAGGTCGGCCGTATCTTTCAAAAGAGGCATTGCTTTTCCTTTAAGAGAGAGGGAAACAGTTTCGTTTCGGGCCTAGGTCGCTTTAGTCACCGATAGGACGCCACAATACCACAAAATGGCGTCTTTGAACAGTCATCTTTGACTGTTCGACCAGGCCCGGAAACCGGATCAGTTGAGCTGGATATTCAGCCCCTTCAGACCCGAGGCGATGCGCGAAACGCCCTTCGCTTCCGCGTCGGTCTTCGTCACACCTGCCTGCTTGCCGGCGGGCACCGTCGAGGCGGAACCTGCACCAGCCTTCACCTTGCTTTTCAGCAGGAAGTCCTTCTCCGGGTCCGCGTCGATGATCTTCTTGAGCGCTTCGTCAAACGACAGCGTATTGCCCGAGGCGTCGACGATCGGGGTGCGGCTCGCGGCCGACTTCGGCTTGTCGTAGCCGACGACCTTGCCGTCGACCAGTTCGAAGTGCTCGCCGTAGATCACGCGGGCCTTGGCCGGGGTGAGCGCCAGTTCGTTGTTGATGAACTGCGAGGCGGAGAACTGCGTGCCGATCGTGAGTTCGTTGATCTGGCCGTCGCGCGCCGAGAGGGCGCTCTGCAATTCGGCGATGCGGCTTTCGAGCGACTGCTTTTCCGTCGAGTGCTCGGCGGCCATGCGTTCTTTCAGACGGCTCCACTCGCCCTTCGCTTCGAGCGCGGCGGTTTCGGCGTCGGACTTTTCCTTCAGCAGCGCGCGCACCGCTTCCGGGTCGATGCCTTCGAAGCGCTTCAGTTGCTCGCGTGCTTCGGCCAGCGCAGTCTCCGACTCCTGCAGCTTCGCCTTCTTCTGCATCACGTCCTTGAGCAGCTTCGCCTCTTCGTCGGTCGGCTTCTTCTCGCCGGAGGGCTCGCCCTTCTTGGCAGCTTCGGCGGCCGCAGCTTCTTCGGCCTTCTTCGTTTCGGCTTCAGCAGCGGCAGCCTTGGCTGCAGCGTCTTGCTCAGCCAGTGCGGCTGCGATCTTGTCGGCGCCACCGGACTTCGGGCCATCTTCGGCGGCCGCGTCCATGTAGCGTTGGGAGATCAGCAGTTTGCGCAGCAGTGCGTTCGGCATTTCGTGTGTTCCTTTTCGACCAGTCTCTAGGTCAGTGGGTGTGAAAATGCCGCCCTATTCTCTTGGGCGGCGGGTTCTTTAACCTTCCGATTGGGTCTTGAGCGATTCGGTGCCCACGGCCCGGTCGGAGAGCTTTTGGGTTTGCTGCGCGGCCGTGTTGTTCGGGTCGAGCAGCGGGTCGATCGGCGGCCAGTCCTTCAAGTCGTTCAGCATCTTCGCCTTGATATCCTTGGCGAGCTGCGGGAAGAGCTTGTCGATGACCGCCTTCATCTGTTCCTGACGCATCGAGTCGGGCGCGTCGATGAGCATCAGGCGCGCGGCGATATCGAATTCGTCGTAGAGGCCGCGCACATCGAAGTTGTCCGGGTAGGAAACAAGCGCGTCGGAACCGTCTGCCACCGTCTCGCCGTTCCAGAGCGCGACGAGCCGGGCAATCCTGTTCTCGATCACCTGCAACGAATCAGCCTTGGCTGCCAACAGAGCGTTCACTCGCTCGAAGTCGTAGGCCTTGGCGACACCCGAAGAGTTGTCGATGCCGAGCGAGTTGTCCTGTTTGGTTCGCTCGCCTGCGAGGCCGCAGGTGTGGTAAATCTCGTTGATGATCTTGTGGATCACGTCGAGAATCATTTGGGCCTGTTTAGGGTCCGGGGAAATGTAGGCCGGCGCGCTGCCGCCCTCGCCGTCGTAGAGAAAGACTCGCTTGGTGCCCATCTCCAGCATCTTCGTGTAGTTGTCCTCGCCCGGCAGCATGTTCTGTGCGGGCATCGCCAACTGCGAAAACGTCTGGTCCTGGATGATCGCGTCGAGGTTCGAGAGGTAGTTCGCCACCGCCCGGTCCAGATAGGCAATGTCGTCGATCATCGACGGCGCCACATACAGCTCGTCGTTGATGACGTGATCGCCCAGCACCACCGGCACTTCGCCCAGGTTGTGAGCGCCCTGGCCGATGCGCACGACCTTCTGCTTCTTGCCCTTGCCTTGCAGCTCGAACAATTGCCAGTCCGTCTTCGTCCAGAGCCGGAAGCGCTGCAGGATTTCGCCGGAGGAGTTCAGCGGATCGGCGTCATCGCGCGCGCTTTCCTGCAGGAGAATCCAGTTCAGGCCGCCCTTGTCGTCGTAGCTGTAGTCGAGCACCTGATCGGGGCCGACGATGTAGGCATACGTCTGCACGCCGAGCGCCTTCTCTTCGGCGCGGTTGGCGGGCAGCGTCTCGGCCGGCGGGTTGTCGACCACGATAGCGACACGGCCGGCGCGGGAGGTGCGCGAGGCAATCTGACGCGAGAGGTCGTTGATCGACAGACCGTTGCGCGTGGCCTTCGTCCAGAACTGCTTGACCGACTCGGGCGCGTCATCGAGGTTGCGCGTGATAGCCTGCTTGAAGAGGTATTTCGTCAGCAGGTCGACCACTTCCTTCGTGTGATTGAAGCGGTAGGCGCGCGCAAGCCGGTCGGAGAACTCGCGGTCGCCTTCCTTGATGTAGCGAAACACGTTCGTTGCAAACCACTCGCGGCCGCCCTCGTAGGTTTCCTCGATGAACTGCCAGTGGTTGATCGTGTTTTCGTATTCCGGGTGACGGCGCTCCACCAACGCGCGCAGCTTCTTCTGCTCGTCGTCAGCGGGCGTGAGTCCCATCGCGGAGGCGGAATCGACCTGTTTGGGGTCGAGCGTGGCCTGCTCTCCGGTCTGAAACTGCTTGGTGTTGAGGTTCGTTGGCATAGTGGCGATTATTAGTCAATATTGACTGTTATGCAAGTTAGACAGAGAGCCCGCCAAGTTCCAGACGGCGAACCGGGAATTCGAGGTCGATGCAGTAGCCCGCGGCGTCAGCCGAGTGCTCGGTGCCGGCGGCCTTGTCTACATCCCGGCTGCCCGGCTTGTAGATGGTCTGCTCCAGCGACTTGATGAAGTGCTTGCACGAGGCGTCGATGCGAAGCCGCACCTGCCCGTCGGCCGAGCGCAGCATCCGGTTCACCGCATTCACCCGGTCGGCAACGAGCGGGCTCTTCCTGCGGAACTTGATGCGCTTGAAGCCCTTCTCGCGCAGAATGTCCAGATCGGTTTCGCCACGCGCGTGCTGGCGCTGCCCACCCGCCGGGTCGGGGTAGATCACCATCTGCTTCTGGTGGCGCCAGTATTTCTTCTCCAGCGCGTCGGCCGTCTCTTCGGTGTTGGATCCGAACTGCACGATTTCGTCGACCGCCCACAGCTCGCCGTTCTCCTGAAGCTGGAAAATGACGGTGGACATGGGATCGATGTTGAAGTCCATCCCCACCCAGATCGGCAGGCGCGGATTGAAGGCGTAGGTGCCCACGTGCGTCGCCCGATCGAACGGGTAATAGACGCGCCCGCTCATGGTCTCGAACGATGCTTCGAACTCCTGTTTATATGACTTGTCATCCATGTCCCGCTTTGCCGCTTCCAACTCCTGCAGCGGAATGAAGGGTGACGTGAATGTCGGGAACTGCCAGCTCGCCCACTCGTTCATGCGCGGGCGGCCGTTCGCGTCGAGATACTGCTCGCCGCGCTGGCCCATCATGTAGACGGTGTGCAGGTAGTTGTAGGCCTTGGGCGTGCCGATGAACATCGCGTGGCCGCCGGTGTCGGCAAGCGTCGGTCGCAGCACCTTGGTCCACGTCTCTTCGCTCATGTCCTGGAACTCGTCCAGCACGAGGAAGTGGATACCCACGCCTCGCAGCGAGTCTGCCTTGTCGGCGCCCTTCAGTTCGATCCGGCTGCCATTACGCAGGTAGATCGTGAGGCTCGTCTCGTTGACCTTCTTGACCCACTTCTTCGGGATCGCCTCCAGCAGATCGGTCCACATGATCTGCTTAGCCATCTTGTAGGTCGGGGCCACATACCAAATCTTGCGCCGCTTGATCTGGGCGAACTTGATGAGCAAAACCTTAGACAATTGAGTTTTGCCCCAACGTCGCCCCGCGACGACCACCCGAAAGCGATGCCGGTCCTGATAGACCATCATCTGCTTCGGGTGCAGCGAGAGGTTCGCGGACTTGGCGGCCATCAGTCGCCCTCGCCTTCGTCGACGATCTCGTCGTCATCGAGCGCGGCGAGTTCCGCCTCGAGCTCGGCCTGGTCGGTGCCCGGCAACTTCAGATCGTCGTCCTCGTCGCGCTCCCGCAGCGCCTCAATCTGCTCGGCGGTGAGTTCGGAAATCACGAGGTCCGGCAGCCCGTCTTCGTCCATCGCGTCGTCGCGGTCCAGACCCAGCACGGCCCAGCGCTCTTCGCGTGCCTTCTTGAGCACGGTCATTGCCGCATCGAGCGCCTTCAAGTTGTTCAGCGCGGTCGAGACAGCCCGACCCTCGCTCTTTGCCAGCAGAATTTCGTTCCAGGAGAGCTTCGCGAGGCCGGCGGCCATCTTGTAGTGCTCTTCCTTGGTTTCCTTGATGCGCGCAGCGAGCACGGTCGCGTCGTCGATCGCCGCCTTGGTGACTTCTTCCTTCACCGCGGCCTTGTGCTCCTCTTTCTTCTTGCCCTTCTCGATGCCTTTGGCCTTGAAGTGCGCGGAGAAGGCCGAGCGGTGCTTGCCAAAGCGCGCGGCCAGATCCTCGAGGGTGACTTCACCCGACTCCCAAAGCGCTTCAGCCTCGGCCCATTGCTTGGGCGTGAGGCGCGCGTGCTTGGTCTTCGGTGCCGCTACAGCAGTTGCTTTCGTCACTACCAGATCCTTCTCGTTTCAAAATCCAAAAAAAAAGGGCGCGTGAGGTGGCGCCCATTTCGGAGAGAGAAACTTGCTTCGTAGGGCTCCACTGTAGCGGCCGCTTTAGCCGTTGTCAACAGTCAATCTTGACTATTGGCCTCCGCGAGCAAATGCAGCAGCCCCAGTGCGAGCGCGCAGCCTTCGTCGTCTTGCTCAAACGTGCGCACAAGCTCGCCATTGAGCTCGAACACGCAAACCCACACCCCGCCCGGTTCGGGGAGCAAGAAGAACGGTTTCCCGCGCTTCTGAAACGCTTCTGCGGTGAGGGATTGATTGAGCGCGAAATCGACCGCGGGAACCCAGTTCTGTTCGGTGGGCGTGCCGGCTTGTCGGTCCCAGCACTTCACGATGCCGTCCTGGATCTCGACGAAGAAGCCGAGGGTCATCGCAATCTGGGCGTTGACCATCTGGGGCGACACCGGACCCGTGCCCAGCACCCGCGCCGCCGAGCATTGATCTATGTGTTCTTCATTCATTACTTCTTTCTTCTTTGTATAAGTTATATGTTTTATATACGGGAGCGGTATGGGAGCCCAAGTCATACCCGTGTGAGGTTGCGGACCCTGAAAACACGCTCCCGTCGTCATTACACCGGCACCAGGAGCGCGTCTTCTTCGACACTGGTGACATACGCCGGCGCCTTCTTGCCCACGCTCACGTAACCGGCCCCTTCCGAGGTGATGCCGATCAGCACGTGGCGGCGGCCGCGCCGCTTTTCGCTGCCCACCTTCTCGATGAGCCCATGCTTGATGAGCGCGCGGATCGAAAACTGGATCGACGCCTTGGTCGTCTCGTAGTTGATGCGCTCGATGATCTGGTCGAGGTCGCACGCGGTTCCGTCCGGGTTGGCGGCGGCAATCACGTGCAAAAGCTCGATCTGCTTGACTGTCAGGTGCATCAGGCGGCTCCAACCGTGCGGTAGAGGGTCAAGGGTGCATCGACCGGCTGGACGTCGAATTCGAGCAGGCTGATGCGCTCCGGCAGCTCACGGCCAAAGTCAGGGTTCTGGTAGACGCCGTAGAGCGGGCTTGCAAACACCAACTGCTGGATTTGCTTGAGCAGCCACCCCGTGGCATACCCGTCGATGCGCTCCCGTGCGTCAAAGCGCTTGTTGCCCGACTTCTCGCGGCTGGAATTGCGGAAATAGAAGTCGCGCATCTCCTTCACGCACTTTTCCCGCACGGACGCCGGCATGGCCTCGAGCTCTTCCATCACGCCCACGTAGTCCGAGGGGATCGAATCGAACCAGCGCCGGAAGAACACCAGGCCCGCCTCATACTTCTGCGACGGCTCGGGCTTCACAAAGCGCACGCCGGCCTTCCCTGCGAACGGGTTGAACTTGCTCATCGAGGACTGGAACTCCACGATGCGCGCGCCGCTCATGCGCATCATGAGGTTCTGCATCCGATACGCGATCCCGGCGCCGCGATACATGGTGTCGAGCACCAGGCGGCTGTTCGTGGTCGCGTTGTCGTTGATCCAGTTCAGGCGGTATTTGTTGATGAGCTTGGTGTCCATGCCGCCCTGGTTGGGACGTAGGTGCGTGAACGCCTTGTTGCGCCCGGAGGAGATCGCCGAAGACACCGTCATCACCCCGACGCCGATCGTCTGTCCGCGCAGCACGCAGCGGTAGAACTTGGGGCCAAACGGCAGGTTCTCCGCCTTGTAGTGGAGCTCGTGCAGCAGATCCCAGTCCGCCTTCGTGCCGCGCTCCACGTAAATCTCGGGCAGAAGCGACAGTGTGTGGTTGGTGGGCGCCGGCGTGCGCTCGATCAGCACATCGGCGTTGTCAGTGATGATGGTCATGACTCAGTGCGCCTCCGAGCTCGAGCCGACGTTGGCCGTGTTGACGCACATGGTCGTCATGGTCGGGTCATAGCCGACGCCGACTGTGCCGCCAAGCGAGACGCCGGCCGGATTGGTGAGAAAGCCGCCCCGTGCGAGCCCGCCGCTAATGAGCGCATCGACGCTGACGCCGCGAAAGCCGTCATCTCGATCGACCGTCTTCGGCTTGTCGTTCTTCGGCTGAGCCTTGGCTGGCGCCTGACCGACGGACGCCAGCTTCAACTGCAGCTTTTCCTTGAGGTCGGCATCCATCAGCTCGTTGCCGTCGAGGAAGCCCTCGAGCCACATGCAGAATTGTTCGGGCGTCATGCGGCCACCCCTCCCGTCGGCGGAAGGTCGTCGTCATCGAGCCGCTTGTGCCGCTTTTGCCACGAGCGTTCGAACACCGCGGCCGCCGCCAGCACGATCACGAGGATCGTGGGCAGCGCCACAACAAACGAGAGCGCGTCCATGTCAGAACTCCAGCTTGAGAGCGGATTCGGCCATCCCCAGGTCGCGGAAATACTCGCGCAGGGCTTCTTCGGTGCGATCGCCGTTGAAGCGCCCCTTGGGCACGCCCGCCTCGATCGTGATGACCGTGGGCACCGCACGCACGCCGAAAAGCGCTGCCAGCTCGCGCTCCTCGCCTGCGTCGACGATGGCGACCGTGAAGCCGTATTCGTCGGCGATCTTCGAGAGCTTGGGCTTGAGCAGCTTGCAGGGACCGCACCAGGATGCGGTGAAAGCGACCACGACCGCATCGTCGAGCGACTTCTCGGTCACGGCGATATCGAAGGTGTCGCGGGTCGGGTTAATGGTCGGCATTTTTGAATCCTTCAGGTGCGTAGGCGATCTCGATCTTTTCCCGATATCGCTTGTTGATGAAGACGTCCGGCGCCAGGTCGTCGCGCAGATCGTCGTGTGTGGTTGCCACGATGAGCGTTGCGCCGACCTTTCGGGCGATGCGGCTCATGTTGTAGGCGATGACCTTGGCCGTCGTCCGGTCGACCACCGCCAGGAATTCGTCCGCAACCCAGACCTGAGCCTTCGACTCGATGAGCTTGGCAAGACGGAAGCGGTAGCGCTGGCCGTCCGACAGTTCACTGGGCTTGCGAATGAAGAGGTAGGCGTCGTTCAGGCCGGCGATCGACAGCAGCCGCAGCGCGTCGTTGGTGTCGACACCGATCTGGTCGATGAGCGGGCAGTCGCGGAACTCGATGGCGTCGATATCGGCGACAACGAATCCGGCGTCAGCCATCATCGGCTTCAGTTCGCGCAGCACGGTTGACTTGCCCGAGCCGGACTGGCCCGTCACGTAGACGACGTCGCCTTGGTGGATATCGAGCGGCTGGTTGTCGAAGACGACGAACTCCTTGTCGTCCAGACCGAGCCCGAAGGCTTCGGCGACTTCCAGCACGCGGTCGGAGCGCTCAACCGAGGCGGTGTAGCGCTTGTTGATGATGTAGGTCATGCTCAGGCCGCCTGCTTGTTGATGCCGACCCACCAGGCCATCGCAGCCGGGTTGTCCTGCCAGAGCTGGCAGAGCCCGTGCGCGGTGCGCGTGGTGAAGTCCTCTTCGTCCACGTTCTCGCCCATCAGCTCGAAGTGCCAGTGAATGGCGTGCAGCACCTCGTGGATGAAGGTGTCGGCGAGGTTCTGCGCGTTCTGGTCCGGGGCGAGCCGGATCGACTGGGAGATCGGGTTCATGTGGCCGAAAGCCATCATGGCCTGGCTGTCACCGCTCTCCTGCACCGACACGGAAAAGCGGAAGTTGCCGATCTTGAGCGACTTCGGGATGCCGTGATACGGGTCGAAGGGCTTGGCCTTCACTCCGCGTCGAGTAGCACCACCAGCAGCGCGAGCGCCAGGAGCTCGTCGTCGTTCAGACACACCAGCCTGTTCGGCTTCGCTGAAAGCCACGCCGCGAGGGCGATCGACGCTCCCACCAGCATCGCCACGATGATCGTCACTGTGTTCATTTCGCATAGTCATTTTTGAGTGTTGGCCTGGTTACGCGCAGACGGCTTTGGCGTGAGCCACAAACGCGTCCGCACCCGTGAGTCCGGTTTGCTCTTCGATCAGCGCCATGAAGCGCGCCAGGTGCTTTTCATCTCGGCCGGCAACGGCTTTGAAGCCCAGCGCCTTCTCGAGCTTCACCTCACGCGCATCGGTCTTCTCGACGGTTTTGGCCGTCTCTGCCGCCTGCTCGCGCACTTCTGCGTCCAGATCCTCCACGAACGGAGCGTCGTTGATGATCGACAGGTCCGCGGTCATGAAGTCGAGCTCCTTCGGGTCGAAGATGCCTTCGAGGTCGAAGTCGAGGCTGGCAAGCTCTTCCTGCAGGATGCGCGCGTCGATCTCCGACAGGGCAACCCGGTTGTCCGCCAGGCGCAGCGCGCGTGCTTCCTCTTTGGAGAGGTCATCGCGCACGACCACCGGCACGTGGGTTTGTCCGAGCGAGAGTGCAGCCAGGCGCCGGCCGTGACCCGCGATGATGGTGCCGTCGGCTTCGGTGACGATCGCCGTGTTCCAGCCGAAGGCCTTGATCGACTCGGCGATCTTCTTCACCTGTGCGTCGTCGTGGGTCTTCGCGTTCAGTTCGTAGGGCTTGAGCCACTCGACGGGCTTGAGCACCGGTTTGAATTCGTTCATGCTTTTTCCTGATTCAGATAGGCGACCCACTGGCCTTTCGTCCAGCGACCCCAGTGCTTGGGCGTGAAAATCATTGCCTCGTAAGACGGCAGGCGCTTGAATTCGGTCGGCCAGAGCGTGCTGTCGTTGATGAAGGCGACTGACACGGTGTAGGCCATGTGGTTTCTAGCCAGCATGAGCATCACCAGGCCCATCAAAACCAAGCAGACGGTCATCACGCAGCCTCCAGTTCCAGCCAGATCGGTTCGTGTTCGTCGGCGCTCTTGTCGAGCGCCTGCAGCTTGCGCAGGTCTTCGTCGTAGCCGTCGTCGTCGCCGTTGTGCTCGTATTCCGAGCCCTCGTCACAGGAGCGGCAGGCGAACGGGTCGTATTCGAGGTTCACGCAGGTGCGGCAGAAGGGGTATTTCATGGCTTTCAGCAGGTGATCCAGTCGGTTGCCAGCAATTCCGCGTGCGTCGGCAGGAACGTGCGCGGCTCGTCACCGTCGCGGAAGAGCACAAGCATTTCGCGGTGCAAGCTCACAGTGCTGAAGGTCCAGCCCACGCGCTTGATCGTCAGACCGCTCAGAACCGCGCGCAGCGCCATGCTGAAGTCCATCCCCACCGCAACCCTGTAGGAGCGCTCGAAGACGTCCTTGGGGCTCCACGAGACGTATCCCGCGCGCCCTTCGACGTTCGGTGCGCCGCCGTCAGCGTATTCAACGAGGTAGCCTTCGGTCGTGGCGGCTTCGTTCTCCGGCAACGCCCAGCCGCGCAGTTGGTTGTAGGCGCCGAGCGTCATGGGCTCTCCATAGACGACCTTGGTGCCGATGTAGCGTTGATTCATGGTTATTTCGTGAGGAGGTGAACGAGTGCGGCGCCGGCGTTCGAGAGCGAGTCGTCCTCGGTGAAGCGCTGGGCCTTCATGGTCTTTTCGATGAGGTCCGTGATGGTGCCGACGTCCTCGACGGGCACCTTGAACCGCATGATCTGATGGGTCTGCACGACCGCTTCCTTGGGCAACGGGGTTGGGGCCGCGTCGTCATCCGGTATATCTAAATCATCCAGTTCTATATTTACGGATGAAAAGATTGAAGCGAAGTCCGCGTCCGTGTAGGGCAAGAACGTTGCGAGGTCTTCGGGCGCTCCCAGACCGTCAAGCAGTTCCGCCAGGCGTAGCGTGTCGTCGTTGCCGTAGCGGGCGTTGTCGACGAGGCCAATCTCCTTCGCTTTCTGGTCGTCGATGGCACCCACGTTCATCACGGGCACGCGGTCGAAGCCCAGACGCATCGCAGCGTCGCGCCGATGAGCGCCACCGAGGATCTGATAGCTGCCGTCGGCAAGGGTGCGCACGATGATCGGCTTGAACATGCCGAGGCGCTTCAGAGACGCCTCGATCTTGGCCTCCTCTTCCGGGCTGCACACGTTGGTGTTCCAGGGATTGGGCTTGAGCGCGGAAGGCGCCAGTTCGAGCGTTTCGATGTGGGGCTTACCCATAGGTTTCAATGGCTTAGTTGGATAGTCAGTTTTGACTGTTGGCGCTTATACTACGCCTTACACAACAGGATGGCAACTCAGGACATGGCAACGATCACGCTGGCATACAACGCAACCACCGCGAAGCTCGTGGAAACCGACCGCGCGCTCAAGCTGGAGGTGCAAAAGCTCGTTTCCTACCGGGTGAGCGGCGCGGAGAACACGCTGCCCTTCAAAACCGGTGGCTGGGACGGCCGCAGCTCCTTCTTCGACTTTCGCAAGGGCACCTTCCCCGCCGGCTTCGTGCATTTCGTGGCAGCGGGCCTGCGTCGGGCCGGTCACACGGTGCGCTTCGTGGCAAAGGAAGCCCCGGAGCCGCTCGGACCGCTCAACCCCAAGATCGACAGCTTCCCGGAAGACGCGCGCTACGACTACCAGATGGAGACGGTCAACCGGCTCGTGAAACACCGCCAGATCATCGCCCAGCTCGCCACGGGCGCGGGCAAGAGCCGGGTCGCACGCCTTGCCTTCGCGCGTATCCGCCGGCCGACGCTTTTTCTCACCACGCGCTCGATCCTCATGTATCAGATGAAGGACGCGTTCGAAGAGTTGGGCGTGAAGTGCTCGGTGCTGGGCGACGGACAGTTCGGAACGGTCACAGTCGGCGCCGACGGTGAAGAACGACACTCGGTGAAGATGATGAGCGTTGGCATGGTTCAGACGCTTGTTTCGCGTCTTGCTGAACCGTGTCCGGACGATGACGTCGACAAGCAAAACGAGCAAGTGCGAATCCGCAACAAGACGATCGCGCTCTTGGAGAAGTTCGAGTTCGTGATCGGTGAGGAGGCGCACGAGGCGTCGGGCAACAGCTACTACGAGATCCTGCGCCACTGCAAGAACGCGCACTACCGGCTCGCACTGACAGCCACGCCCTTCATGAAGGACGATGAAGAGTCGAACATGCGCTTGATGGCCGCGTTCGGTCCGATCGGCATCAAGGTCAGCGAGAAGATGCTGATCGAGCGCGGCATCTACGCCCGCCCCTTCTTCAAATACGTGGCGCTCAAGACCAAGCCGCCCAAGCTCTTTCGGGGCACCACGTGGCAGGCCGCCTACCGCCTGGGGATTGTCGACAATGCCGAGCGCAATGCCCATATCGTCTTCGAGGCCCGCCGCGGCGTCGCATTGAAGCAGCCGGTGATGATCCTCGTGCAGCAGACACGCCACGGTGAGCTTTTGCGGGAGATGCTGGCTGCGAAGGGCGTGAAGGTGGAGTTCCTGCAGGGCGAGAACAACGCGAAGGAGCGCAAAGCGGCGCTCGGGCGTCTTCGGGAGCGGGAAACCGAGGTGCTGATCGGCACGACCATCATGGACGTTGGGGTCGACGTGCCGGCCATCGGGCTGGTGATCCTCGCCGGTGGTGGGAAGGCGCAGGTGGCGCTGCGTCAGCGGATCGGCCGCGGTGCGCGCGAGAAGAAGAAAGGCCCGAACTGCTTTTTCGTGGTCGACTTCGATGACCCCTGGAACAGCCACACGAAGGAGCACGCTCTGGCTCGCCGTGCGATCGTGGAGTCGACGCCGGGCTTCGTCGAAAACATCCTCCCGCCGGGCCGCGACTTCGATTTCGTGGGGCTGGGTTTTGCGACTCGCAAGGCAGCGTGAATCGTGGTATTTTCACACTCACTATTGACTATGGAGCGCAAATGAAGCACGCCCTGTTTCTGAACCTCATGATCCTCGCGCTCATCCTCGCCGCTCTCTGGATCACTGGCCGCGGAGAAGTGCTGATTGCGCTTGTTATGCTGCGCGATATGCCTTTCGGGTTGCTCATGCAGCAGCCGCCCGAAGAGGATGGTGATCCGAAGATCGGCTTCACCGCCGAAGTCTGATTTCCGACTGAAAAAGCCGAGATTGAGGCGTTCCGGTCGCCAACCACACAGGCGCCTCTTCCCGGTTGCGGAACTTTAGCCCCGAGCTAACCACTCGGGGCTTTTTCTTTGCACGTGAGTCTCCTGGACACACTATAATGCGTGCAGTTATTATTTTTCACGTAAGGAATACAACATGACCACGGAACGGAAACGCTACACCATCATTATCGGTGCGGAGCATCAGGAAAAGCTCGCACGCATGGCGACCGACAACACCATCAGCCAGGCCGACGTGATCGAGGTGCTGGTCGAGCAAGCCGACGAGGCGAAGCTCAAGAAGGTGTTCGCCGCCAAGAAGGAATCGAAGGTCGAGACGCGCGGGCGCAAGAAGGATCTGGTCAAGGCGATCAACGCGCTCACGCCGGAGGAGAAAGCTGCCATTCTCGAGCAGTTGCAGGCGTGATGCGGCTGCTCGTCTGTGGTGGGCGAGACTTTGAAGATCAGCAGTTCACGGATTGGGCGCTCGATGCGATACATGCACGGCGCCCAATTTCATTGCTGATCGAAGGAGGCGCTCGAGGAGGAGATCGGTGCGCTCGCAACTGGGCGAAAAGCCGCGGTGTGCCGTTTCGAACGTTCGACGCTGACTGGACGCGCTATCGTCACCGCGCCGGCCCGATCCGAAACCAGCAGATGCTCGATGAAGGGTGCCCGGACCTCGTAGCAGCCCTTCCAGGCGGCAAGGGCACGACGGATATGGTGATGAAGTCCAGAGCCGCGGGTGTGCGCGTCATCACGCTCTGGAGCCACTACGATCGTTACAGATTGGCACTCAGGTAGTCGCGGAATTTGCGCTGCGGGATGCCAATCTTCTTCGCGCATTCGTCATAGACCGGTCCCGGCTGTCCGTTGCTCTGATACATGCCTCGGCACACTCCGTCGAGCGCAATCACCATCCCACCACCCGCTGCAGGGGTGCGACGCGCATAGAAGCTCACGTATCCGGTGTGGATCGGCGTATAGGTGTCGATCGCTCCCACGTCCATCACCCTCACCCGCATGTCGGAATTCGCTTCGACGTAGGCTCGCGTGAGCAACCACATGCGGTCGCACTCCGACTGGCTTGAGCACGACACCTGTGCGGCCTGTCGGACGGTGGCAAGCGCCTGTTCGATATCTTGGATGTTCTTCGCCTGCTCGGGCGTGTATTGAGTCGCGCAGCCAGTGAGTGCGAGCGCAGCGAGCCCGAAGGCGATGGTGGTTTTGAGCATGTTGTGGGCCTCCCTCGAAATTGTCGGAGGGATTATAGATGCGGCACTCGCCGCCGGACCCAAACTATAAGAACCCCGCTTACCCGTCCCCACTCCCAAGTTCCCAAGAACCCAGTCCCAAGGTGGAAGTGTGCGGTGGTGCGGTTGGTGTGTGGAAGTATAAGGAGCCGAGGCCTAGGCCTACCGGGAAATATAAGGGAGCGCTTTTGGCGGTCTGGAACGAGGAAGGGAGGGCCATCGCACCGCGCGAGATTTTCTAGGACTTCGCTCTCTCGCGGTTTCGACTACTGCACGCGTCGCACGTTGACGCTTGCAATCGCGCGGTGCGTCGCATTGTCTTCAGCAAGCTTGCGAATCGCTGCGAGACGCTTTGCATAGTGACGTTCGTTCGATTCGATGAACGCTGCGAGCAAACCGAACATAACGACAGCGCTGATGATTGCGAAGAGTGAGAACGGTTCGAAGTGCATGCTAGTCCCTTAGTCAGTTTTGAGTGTTTCACGTGAAACACTCGTTGCGGTGTGTAGCAACGTGCTACAGAAAGAATACTAACACGCGATTAAATCAGCGTGCAAGTATTTTGTGTCACGTATGCAAAAACTTTCTGTTCAAACGTGAAACCGGAACCGTGAACCGTGCGAGTAATGACGATATACATAGCTGAGAAGCGATTAGAGACGTTTTGAGACGTTCGCACGGTGCGCTAGTGTGTTGACTAGCATTGAACCGTGCGAACGCGCTAGAGACGGTTTAAACGAGTGTGAGCGCAAACGGATAAAACGCTTTGAGCGCTTCGTCAAACTCAAGTTCGAGCGCAGACAATTCGACTTGATACGCTGCACGCATGCGCTCTTTCGAGAAAACGACGTCAGATTCATGCACGATGCACGCGGTATGCTCTGCGTTGTCATACGTGACAACGATCGCGTATTCATACGCACCGTTAGCAACGTAGAGCAATTCGACGCTCTGCGAGTAGTTGACGATACGAACGCGTTCGCTGAGTTCGTCTGCGTTGTCTAGCAAGTCATTTGCTGCGCTGAGTGCGAGCGGTGCAAAGACAACCGGTTTAACCGCTTGCGCTTCGTTGCGCGCGTCGCGTGCATCTGCGAGTTCTGCGAGTGCTTTTACGAGAGTGTTCATTCTGTGCGTCTCTGAGTGTTGAGAAAATGAGTGTTTCACGTGAAACACTCATCATTGACTGTTACGCGTTACGCGTTAAACATCGCTTGCAGCTTTTGCGCTGCTTTCGATTCCGTAAACGTCATTGCATCGTCTTTTTTCGACTTCGCAACGTTGCAGACATTCAGAAAGCGCATTGCTTGTCGCGTGCTGCTTGCTTGCGTGCTTGCGGTTGACGGTGCGCAATCTTTGTATGCGCGCACCGCTTCGGTTTGCATCGCTTCGTCAAACACGATTGCACGCGAGAGCGCACGTTGTGAACCGCGGTTCGAGAGCGAATGCAGCGAAACAAGATTCTGCATGATCGAGCGCGTGTAACCGTCAAAAACCGAAGTCATACCGGTTGCGAGTGCGAAAAGCGACTTGCGGATTTTTTGCGCTGCGTAAATCGCAACGTAATCGTGCGCTTTGTCGTCTGCGATTGCGTAAGCGGTTGCAAGCGATTCAAAATCAACTTCGAGTTCTACGCACTTTTCAATTGCGATCAGCGCATTGCGACCGCTCAGCGCGTTGAGTTCTGCGAGCATGTTCTTTGCGAAGTTCGCAGACGGTGCGTTGTCAATGCGCACTTGAACCGATTCGAGCAAGAGCGCTTGCGCTGCTTCTGCTTTTGCGCGCAACTCTTCTGCGCTCAGCACAACCGGTTGCGCTTCGTCTGCTTGCGCTTCGTTCGCTTCGGTTTCGACTGCAAGCGTTTCGACTGCTTGCGCTTCGTCTGCGCTGAGCGCTTCGTCTGCTTGCGCTGCGAGTTCAGCGTTTTGCGCTGCGATCATTGCTGCTTCTGCTTGCGCTGCTTTCTCTGCTTTCGTGAGTCGCTTCGTCATTTTCGTTTCTCGCTTAGTGTGTTGTTTTGTTTTCGTCGCTGCACCGTGCATCGACAAGACGAATTATGCACGTATCTTTTGCGACGTGCAACCTTTTTCTTGCACGTGTTTTAGAGTGCGTTCTCTAAAAATAATTGTTGCACGTTAGAAAAACGACGTGCTATAGTTCTATCACTGCAACGCGAAACGGAGTGACGAACGAAACGAACGAAAGCGAGAATCGACCGAAGACTGAAACCGAGCGACGCGAGACGCGACGCGACGAACCGAAAAACGGTGCGCTCGAACCGAGCGACGGAAAAACGGAACGCGCGACGCGACGAAGCGAAAAACGGATCGCACGCAGTGAGACTGCGCGACACGTGACGCTCGAACCGCGCGAGATGCGCGACGCACGCGCTGCGCCGGCGGCCGGCGCATGAGGGAGACGGCCTAGGAGGTTTGCCTGCCGCCTTGGTCAAAACTCCCTATCAGTGTCGGGCGAGGCTCCCGTTCAAATTCCCTATCAGTGTCGGCGACGGCTCCCGTTCCTTTCCATTCCACTCCACACCCCTAGGCCGATCCCCTAGGCCGTGAGCAACAGCACCAAAAGGCGCCACACGGGCGCCCTTCTCCCTCAATACAGCTCCATCACACCCACACGGCCGTTGGTGCGCACTTGGCGACGCAGGTGCAGGATCTCCGCCTCTTCCTGCTGCTCCTCGAGCCAGTCGATAAGTTCGTGCGGCTTGGCGGCGCGGTGCTGGTGGTCGATGGGCTCAGCAGCGGTGATGGTCGATTCGAAGGCGCGGTGCGTGGTGTTCATGGCAGTAATCAGGTTTGAGTATTGGAGCGGATACGACGGGAAAGAAACAGGATGAGGTCGACGAACTTCATCCAGGCAAAGGTGATGCCGGCGCCCGTGAGGGCGATCAGCAACACCGCGAGAATCAGTTGGGCGGTGTCTTGGGTCATGGCTTATCCGACGAGCATCGGGGAGCACTCGGGATCGACTTCAGGGTTCAAGTCGAAATACAGGGCGCGCTGACAGGCGCGGTTGCAGGCGTCGATGTGATCGGCTCGGGCAATCTCGTAGACGGCGAAATCGCAACCGTGGGTTTCTTGTTGGAGCGCGACGAACTCGTCACCGTCGGAGGTGATGAGGAACTGGGAGAACGTCGAGTCGAGGAACAAGAACACGTCGGTCTTCGTGTTGTAGAAAGCGCGCAAGTCAGTGATCGGCAGCGTCGTCGGTGTTTTCATCGCGTTTCTCGCGTTGTTTGAAAGTGATGCTATTGTCTCGACCCGCGAGAGGGACAACTGTGGCAATCGTTCGAGGCGGCTCGGGAGCTGGTCAGGCTCTCTCCCTACCGCGGCCTAGGCGTTTTCCCAAGGCCTTCCCCTGCTCTCCTCTCTCCTACCGGCCTAGGCCGTCTCCCATAGGCGGCTACCCAAGGGGATCGGCCTAAAAGGGGCCGAGGACAATCCAATCAAAACTCCGTAGGGTGTCGGCCGCGGCTCCCGTTTCCACGGGGATCGGCCTAGGCCTCGCAGGTGCGCGGGGCGAAAAATTTGGAATGGGTGTCGGCACCGGCTGCCGTTTCCTCGACGCTCTCCCCACGCACGCGCACGGGGTTTGGGTTGGTTTGGTTTTAGGGGTTGGTTTTGGGTTTTAAACTGCATCCGATGAGGAACCCTACGGTGAAGAACCAAGTCCCCCCCTCCCCCCACAGACCTATAATCAGTGAGAGCAGGGGAGAACTCGATCCCACCAAGGGCACACATCGGAGGCTATCCGCGTATGGCAACCCAACAGGCAAGAACCAAGTCCCCCAGAAGAAGAAGCGACTCCCGACGCCAAGTGCTCGTCGGCAAACAATGTGCGGGAATCATAGTCAATGGTGACTGTTGGGTCAAGCGGCAATGTTGCGTGCGGGTAACGTGGGAGGGATCGGTTGGCAGGTGGGAAGTGTAAGAGTTGGGCGGCGCGGAACATTTTTCGTCGCTCCATAGCCATCCCCTCTTCCACCCGCGCTACTCCCCTTCCACGCAGCCCCTCTCCTCTGTTCCCCACACCTACCGCCCCTCTCTCTCTACCAGCTCCCATACTCTCCATACGCCTCCCGTGCGGGATCGTATAGGTCTTCCTCCGTCACTCCCGAGAACGTCGCGTTCATCATCCATTCCAGATCCACGTGGTCGAACTCCGAGAGCCTGAATCTCCTACAAAGCGTCTCGTCCAGCACCATCACCTCTCTGCCTGTCTTGGTGTCGTGGGCGGTGTAGTAGCGGCTGCCGTCCTTTGTGTGCCCGCTGTCGTCGAGCTTGAGCTCCATCTACCATACCTCTCCATACCCCTGTGCTCGATCCCCTCTCCCCTTGAGCACCGTCGTCTTCACCTTCTTCCCGATGTTGTTGAACTGGAACTGTAGGTCGTAGATGTTGAGCTCCATGAAGCCGGGGAACTGCATTCCGACGATGGATTCGCCTGCGTCGAGTGCGTCACGAACTGCCGCGTAGACCGTGAGTTGGTTTTCGTAGACCGAGCCGGTGCCTATGTCGCCGGTGCTGTCGCTCACTACGGTGACAGGGTAACGGCCGGCTGCGCTTTTCTTGTCTGTGATCTTGATGGTTGCCATTACCAGACCTCTCCATACCCGGTTACTTCGTCCTTCTCGGTGTAGGGCGTGTCGTCCGGGTCGGTCAGGGCAAACCTAAGCCATTTGGTGTCGAAGCTGCCGAGCTTCTGGCCTACCTGGATTGGTGCTGGGTATTTGCTCTGGAGCAGGGTCGTCGGCATGGTGTAGTCCTCGAACGTCTTGGAGATGTGAATCTCGGTCCAGGTGTCGTTGTGTGCCAGGACGCTCACGTCGATTAGCATAGGCCTTCTCTCTGCGGTTTCATTGCTTGATTGTCTCGTCTGCGGTGTGGGGTTGCTGCGGGAATCGTCGATTGGCTCTGAGCGCTTTAGAGACGTTTTGAGCGATCGGGGCGCGCGCTGCTGTCTGCGTGCGTCTTGAGCTTGGTGGCGCGCTTGTAGCGCGTTTTGACGCGTCCCTGAAGCGGTTGTGTCGCTCGGTTCGTCTGCGCTCGGTGCGCTTAGTCGGGTGTCAGAGTTGGCTTATACTTCTGTCGCAGATACGGCCAACTATAAGAGTGGAAATTCCCTTATAGATCAATGGCTTAGGAGTGATGGCCAAGGATCTCGGCCTAGGGCCGGTAACTCGACAAGAAAAGGGGCTCCGAAGAGCCCTTTTGCCTCACAGTTGGAGAAATGCGCGGATCGCATATTTGGCGGCCGCGAGCTCGTCCTCTGTCGCCTGCTCGCCCTTGAAATCCACCTTTCGCTCGGTGTAACTCCAGGTGCTTATCTGATCGACCTGGGCCACACCTGGGCGAGCCAGGCTGTCGATCGGGATTTCCGTCTCCCACCCTCTCACGGTGGAGGTGATGGGCAGCCCAGTGAAGCGGCTGGTGATCTGATTTACAACAAAGCTGGAGATCACCAACACCGCACGATAGCCGTCCTGCTCGTTACCTTTGGACGGGCCGATGTGCAGTCTCACGATATCGCCCGCTTCCGGAATGCCGTTCTTCATGTGTCACCAATTGTCGTTTCGGTCAGGATCGTCGGGGCCGCCCGTTTCGTTGCCGACGGGATCGCCCCAGTCGATTGTTTCGTGCGGAACGAGCTTGCCCTCCTCATGCTGCTGAATCAGGCGCTCAAGCGAGAATCGCCTGATCGCGGTGTGCGGCCGCACCTGTAGGCGCCCGTCTTCGACCACCACATCCACTTCTTGGCCCTCTTGCAGAGCCACCTCGTCGGCCAAGCTGGCCGGAATACGCACTGCGAGGCTGTTGCCCCAGCGCTTTACTGTCTGAATGGCCATTTCCGCACTCCATTGCGTTGCTGCGTTGAAACACTACTCCGTGAGGCGTATAAACACGTTGCTACGTTTCTATCGTAGCGCTCGACTCTTGGAGTGTCAACGCGTTTATACGTTCCTACCAGGTGCCCATGTCCGCGTAGGCCGGCTCGGGTCTCAGGATGGGCACCTGGTAGTCCGACAACAGGCTATAGGCCACGTTGTCGACGAACTGGAAGCTCTCGCCGGGCAACAACTGCATCTGGGCGTAGATGCGCGCGGTTTGCATGTTGGGCGTGCGGCAGGTGTTCTCCAACCACGCCCGGTAGCCGCCCTTCATGCTTCGGGCGATTTCGTCGCATTCGGTCATCGCGGCATCTCCGGCATTGGGCCGATCCGATGCACGACGCTCGTTGGCAGCTCGGCCATCGTGGTCGGCGTCTTCTTGGGGCGGCCGCGCTTCTTGGCTGGCTCTGCGGGAGTCTCCACCTGCGGCATCGCAATACTTGCGGCCACCCGCCTTTCGAGGCCGAGCGCCGTGAAATGCGCCTTCGCCTCGTCCTTGTCGTTCGGGAACAGGGTATAGAGCGTGTTCGGGTCCGGCAGCAAGGCGACGTCGAGCACCAGGGTCATCGAGCCGTTCTCATTGCACCAAAGTGCGCCGATCTTGCCCGAGCGGTGCTCCGTCACCTTGTTGAGCGCCTTTAGGATGAAGTCAGGGCTGCGGCTCATTTTCTCCCTCCGCCCGATCCGCGCAGTTTCCGCACAGGCCGTCAAAGCCATCGCCGTTGTCGTTGGGCTCGCCGCACTCCCGGCAGGTGTCTTGGTCGTGCGGCAGCCACACCCACGCCTGCACCCACGTTCCCTCGTCGCCTGCCGATGTGAGCGCGCCGTCGTCAATCTCCACGTCGTCGTTGCTGCCGAGCGCGTATTTGTCGCGGGCGCGGGCGATTTCCTTGTCGTCGGCGAAGGTCGTCTCTTGCCGGGCCTTCCTGAGCAGGTTCAGGGTATGGCCCACTTCGCCGTCGGTGCCGTTGTCCAGCTTTTCCAGGTAGGCGTCGAGCGCCTCAATGACTGCCAGCGTCATCCTTCTTCTCCCGTGCTTGCATCATGGCGTCGGCGAACTTGTAGGCAAGGCAGGAGGTGTGATCGGCATAGGCCGAGAGGTCGTCGCGTCCGGCCAACAATCCCTCGAGCGCGGCCATTGCGAACTTGTCGCGCAGCATTTGGCGCGAGTTTTCCCTGTCACGCGCGAGGCGCACCCGGTCGCGCACCACTTCCACCGCCTCCGGCATGGAAAGACCGCCCGCGACCAAGACCTCGCGCAGTCGTTCGTTGGTGATTGGCTTTGCCACTTTCTTTCTCCTATAAGAGCCGTTGTTCTCAAGGTTGGCGCCTCCGCGCTTTCCCCCGATTACGCGCCCGTCCGATTCAGGCAACTCCGACGATTAGGAGCATGGACAACCGCCCATCACAGCGGTCTGCCTTTATTGAGCGCGCCAACCTTGAGAACCCACCTATTGGTAGGTCAGCTTTGGCAAGAAATTGCGGGGTTGGCGCAACTTCTTGCAGGGTGTTCAGTGGGCGGCGGGCGGCTGCTTGCCGAAGATGCCGCCGAGAAGCGAAGCGACTTGCGCCTGGATCTCTTCCTGAGAGCCGCGCATCACAAACACGCCTTCGGGCAGACGCGCGGGCTGCTCGCTCATCTCCTTCAGTTCGGCGATGCCCGCGTGGTCGGGCTTTTCGGTCCAGGACTTGAGGTATTGCTCGCGGCTCATCGAGGGCTTCGGCTGGGCCTTCTTCGGCAGCTCGACGACGATGGTGCCGGACGGCAGCAGGTGGGTCATGTCCTGATCGGCGACCTGGCCGAGCGTCTCGGCCACCGCACGGCGGGTGTCCAGGCCCAGCGTGCAGCCGTCGGCCAGCGCGTTGACGAGTTTATGCACGTGGTGCTGGATGCGATCGAGTGTTTCCATCTTGGCAAGCGTGGTGAGAATCTGATTCATAGTGTGTTGCTCCTTGTCTTGTGCGCTTCGTTGTGCGCGTTGTTTCGATGAATGAATTGTCGCAACCGGTGCGCGGGGTTTGTGCGCCGCCGGTGCGGTTCCCGGTTAGTTACCCGCTTCGGCCGTAAAGACCCACCAGTTGCCCTCTTCCTTCACCGAGCCGTAGGCGACCGCGTCCTGCATGTTGGTGAAGGGGCCGATCACCTCGAAGCCTTCGAGGATCGGGTCGCCGCGGACCAAGAAGGTGTGGCCGTCGGGATCTTGGATGCCGCCTTCGGGCACCATGACCTCGACGATCTCGGAGGGCTTCAGGCTCACCTGCGCCATGTAGGCGTCGAGGGCGTCGCCGTGCTCCATCGGCGCGCTGAATCGGAATCCGTCCGTGAAACGGCCCGTCACCACCACAAACAATCCGCCTTTACTCATTGCCGTCTTCCTCTTCCTCGTCAACCACCTTGCACTCGGACTGCTTCCAATGATTGCCGCCCTCGTCCGCAACCATGATGGTGTCGCCACCTTGCACGTCCTCCGCCTGAATGGGGCGCTGGTTGTCCCAATCGACTTTCGTGGTGCCGGCGTAAATGGGCGAGCCGTCGTCCTCGAACCCGTCGATGAGAGCGATCGCCGGAAGGACGTCGGCCGTGCCGATGACCTTCAGCCCATTGGGCGCGTAAAGCTGCTTCATGACGTCTCTCCTTGATCCAAAAGGTTGCGTTCGAGGTTGATCCACTCACACAGGTGGAATTCACGAAGCCAGGCGGGGTGCTCCGCCCAATCGTCGCCCGCCGGGCCGCTGAAATAGATCCCGGCGCCGCCGCCATCGGTAATGCCCGCGATGGTCTGCAAATGCAGGCACGCCGCGTCCAGATCAGCCATCGTTGCGGCCGCGCTGATCGCGTCTTCGGTGATTGCGCAAAGGTTGGTAGTCACTTGACCGTCTCTCGGTTCGTTTCGACACAGAAATTGTCGCGTAACGATGCAGGAATGTATGCGGCTATCGTAATCAGTTTTGACTGTTGCCGCAAGCCCAATTTTGCATCGTTGTTCGCACGAAACACGCGCATTTAGGCCGCGCTATGCGAGCGTTTTAGCGCGTTGGTGTGCGATAGGTATGCTGCGCACGTATCTCAGCATTGACTAACGCAAGATGCGCACACCTCGCTTCTGGCCTAGGCCGCGAGCAGACGAAAAAAGAGGCGCCACTAGGGCGCCTCGAAGCTACAACACACTATGGAGCAAAGGGTTTGGGCCTGCTCCGCGCCCGTCAAAATTCTACCAAGCGGCCCCTGGCGTGACTGGCTTATCCGAGCGCGAGGCAGGCAGTGCGGGCTTGATGCCCATCGCCTTCACGGTAGCCCGCATCTCCTCGTCCGATCGCAGCAGGCTCGGGGCGACGCGCCAAGTCTTGGGCAGGCGCTTGCCGCTCACGTCCACCTCCGTGCAGTTGATGCTCTTGGTGTTGATCTTGTCGATCACCACGTTCACGAGGTGGCCGTATTTCGACACGAACATCGCCCGCTGGCCGACACGGAACTTCGAGCCCGCCATCACCTGCTTTTGCGTCTGGCGTTGGCGCAAGATGCCGACGATCGCGTTGTTGAGCTCCATCAGCGTTTCGGTCGAGAGGACGTTGAGCTTGGCGTGATCCATGATTCTTTCCTGAAAAATGAATGGTGGTTCAATCGGGGGAGCGCTCGCGCGGTGCGAACGCTCACCGGATTGGAGGGGCGCGCAGCCCCTCACACCCGAATTACAGGCCGAGCACCGAGTTCACCTTCGCCAAGAGCAGCGAGTCCGGGTTCGGGATCAGCTTGCCCTTCTCCTTGATTGCGATCTTCAAGGCCGGGAACAGCATGAAAATCTGATTGCCTTGCGACGCTGCGGTGGGTCCGCTGTAAGGCTTCGCAAGGAGCGTTGCGTGCAGATTCCCCTGCTTGCCCGACGTGAGATAACCGTCCTTCGCCATCTCGACGAACGCCCGACGCATCACTTCGTTGAGGGTGCCGCCGTTCTTCAACCAACCGAACAACTGACGGGCCTTGTCGCCGACCTTGATCGCGGTGGCGTCGATCGAGGCGAGAATCTGCTCTTGGCGCGCCTTCAGCTCGGCCTCCTCCAGCTCCGCATCGGAGATTTCGAGCAGCAGGAATTCACCCGCCTTGTCACCGAGCTTGGCGACGAGCTTCTGCGACTTCGTCATCGGCGCAACCGGTGCGCTCTTGGGCTTACCCTTCGACTTGCCCTTGTCAGCCCCCGCGACCGACTCGTCGGCCGGCTTGTCGGCGTCGCTCACCGCTTCGTCGGCCGCGCCCGCTTCTGCGTAGGCGGCTTGCGTGGCTTCGACGAGTTCGGCAGCAGCAGCGACTTCTTCCAGCACCGCGTCGTCGTGCGCTTCGGCTTCGACGGCAGCTTCGTCGGCAGCGTCAGCGGCTTCGACAACCGGCTCGGCAGCTTCGGCTTCGGGTGCGACCGCCGCTTCGACTTCGACTTCGATGGCCGACTCCTCGACGATTTCGTCGGGCTCGATCACGGCGTGGGCGGAGGCGATCGACTCTTCGACCGTTTCGACGCCCAGCTCGGCCATCAGATCGTTCAGCACGGCGTTCTCGTCAACGGTGTTGGCGGAAGCGAGTTCGACTTGGGCGGTCATGTTGATTTTCTTTGCCATGATTTCTTTCTCCAAAGGTTAGTGTGTATCGCAGCAAGTGTTAGTCTGACGTGCGATTCGAGGACAGTGAACAGTCACCGCTGAGTCCCCCGAACCGCTTCGTTTCTTGCTGTATCGCGTTGTTTGCTGCGATGAGTGAATATTAAAGACTGACTGTTGGAGTGTGGTCGGGCACCGGCGAGGAGTTGCCAGGCGGAAAACGCTGTATGAATGTGCATGCCGGCGTGCGCGAATAGCACGTGGCGCCAGGGGTGTCTGCGGGTATCGGCTAGGCCGGTGGCGGTGGACGTTGGGAGAGATGGAGAGGCCTAGGGGCTCGGCCTAGGCCACTCACCTAGGCCGTGGCGCCAGGGCGCGCGAGGAAGTGGCGAGGCGTTGGCTTGGGAGTGGCGAGGGACATGGCATGGCAGCGCCGTGGGGTAACGCCAACAGGTAAAGCGCCCGCACACCTTAAAAGTCCCAGTATGTGTCGGGCGCCGCTCCCGTTTCAGTCACAGGGCTTGTAGAGGCCGTTGATGGCGTTGTCGATCGCCTCGCGCCAGTCTTTGCCGTAGGCCACGCATCGACCGACTTCGGGCACGTGAAACGTGACCCAGTGCCGGTTTCGGTCGCGGTCGAATTCGGGGAAGCTGTGGAGCACGAAGTCCAGGCGCGGGGTGTCGTAGAGATTCATCACCACGCCCCGACGTCGTCGTCCACGTCAGTCGTGGGCTTATTCGGATCGGGCGGCTTGGGCGGCTCTACCGGCGCGAGAGTGTTGCCTACCTCGTGCAGCACCTCCTCGCCCGTCTCCAGATCCACCTCCAGCTCGCTCTCGGTCCACTTGGCGATGAACGCGGTGTAGAAGTCGAGGGCATCCTTCTCGTTGGAGAAGGTCTTGCCGTCATCGACCGGGTCCGTGCGCAGCCGGCCATCGCTCGCGTAGTTGCCGACGGTCAAGATGAAAAGTGGCCACGTGTCCGAAAAGCTGCTGTCGGCGTTGGGCACGCGACCATTCCACTCGAGGATCACCCGGACCTTGCCGTTGTCGAACTGCTTGAGCGTCGTGTAGGACTCGTCCGCCTGCTTTTCCTTCCAGGCCGCGAGGCTGATCTTCTCGCCGTCGCGGTCGTAAAAACTGATCTTGGGCATCACTGCTCCTTCTTTTCGTAGGCGGCGAGCTTTGCCTGGAGCTCACCGATGAGTTCGTAGGCGTCCACACGCTCATACGGCATATCCAGACGCTCTTTCAGAATCCGCGCACGATTGACCTCGTTCGCGTGATTGGCCTTCCAGTGGTCGCGCTCCTTCTCGGCCGCCTTCGCACGGTGAAGAGCCGTGTTCAGCAATTGCGCGTAGCTAGGCGGCTCGCTGACGTTGGCGGTGCCGTTGGCGATAATGCACGCCATCTCGTTCCAAATGCCGTGCTGCTTGCCCAGATCACGCAGCCGCTCAAACCGCACGGCATACCACTCCTGAGTGAATGCCATCTGCCGGCGCAGCCGAGTCGCCTCCTTCTGCAAATTCTCGATCTCATCCATCGCCGTTGCCAGCAGCCGGCGAGAGGTGGCCTCGACGCTGTTACGACCGATATGGCGCTTGATAAGCTGCCGCAAGGCTGCCTGCTCATGCTCGTTCATGCCTGCTCCTTAAATCCGGTTGGATATCGCTTCGCCAACCACTCGTTGTATTCCTGATTCTCTTTCCAGCCGAGCCACCCTTGCCGATAGCCGCGCTCCTGACACCAATCCCTGAGCGTGTGCGCATTCCAGGCGATGAAGCCCGCCATCGGCGCGCCTCGATGCTTCTTTCTGTCGCGTGCCATCATTTCAGCCGGACTCTTCGCGCCATGTGCGATGCAGTAGGCGACGTAGCGTGGCTGTTGATGGCGCCAGGGATTGACGCCGTTGGTGCCGATCTTCATCGGGCGCTCCAACACCTTCACGCCTTGATCTCTGCGGGGCGCGTGCGCTCGATCACGGCCACACGCAGCGTTTGGCGGTAGTAGCCAAGCGGGAGCTTGCCGATCAGCTCCTCGACCGCGGGGATTGGGGCCGTCTGGGCGGCCGCGAGCACCGGGTCCATGATCGTGTCCATCTGCGCGTAGAGCGCGGGCTGGACGGCTGCTGATACCTTCAGCGTCTCGGCGGTGAGGTTGTGCAGGCGCTTAAGCTGCGAGGCGTTCAACATCGACGATCTCCTTCATCAAGCGCACCGCCTCATCGAACGACGGCGCATCGGTTTTGTGGGGGCCGAGCACGACTTCGAACGTGCGGCCCTTGCAGGCGTAGCGGATTTGGCGCTCTTCCACCATGTCGGCGAACCAGCGCCAGAGGTCGGCGTCGGCCTTGTTGGCGTTCGCGCGGGCGTTGAGGCGAATGTTGTCGAAGTGGGCGGCGGTCACCAGATCACCTCCGCGGTTTCGACGGCATCGGCCTCGACGTAGACCTTGCGGTCGGTGGCTTGAAAGTGTTCGGACGGACCGGCTGACGGGCTCATGCAAGTCACCTTCTCCCAGACCTGAAGAATCACGACCAGGCCGTCGACTTTGACCACCGCCCCGTGAATCTCCTGACCGGAGCGCGTGACGATGTGAATCGTGTAGGGATTGCCCTCGTCCCGTGAGCCGTGCTCGGCGTCCGCAATGGCGTAACGAAGCGCGCTCATTGGCCGCTCACCGGGAAGTGCCACGCGCCGGTGTGAGCGGTGGCGGGGTTGGGGTAGTTGGGCTTCTCATCCAGGTAGCGGAGTAGGCGCACCTCGAAGGCGGGAAGTGCGTCGTCTTCGGCGTAGCTGTCAAAATTCGCCTGCAGCCAGCAGGAATCCCACGACGTCATGGCCGTCATCGCCTCGATGTTGCGCGCGCCGAACCAAGTCGCAAGGCGAGAAAGCCCCTTGCCGTTCATTCCCTCATCGAGGATTTCAGCCAACTGTTCCCGCGTCAGCAGCGCGCCGATGGCGCACATGCAGGTGTCGCCTGCGAGGTTGACTTGCTTGACATAGCGGCGCGCGGCTTTTGCCGTGACCTGCCCTTCCTTGATGGCGACGAGGAGCTTTTTGATGGCGTCATTGCGCGTCGCCGGCACGATGTGGCCGTTGATGTTGATGACGTTGTAGGCGCGCGGCATTTTTCTTCTCTCCGTGTTGTGTGTTGCGAATGAGTCAATTTTGACTGTTTATCGCAGGGAACGTGTTGGGCGTTTCAGTGGAGTGCAGCGTGCGCTCGGGCGGCGCGGTCGTATCGGATGGCGGTCAGCGTGTCGCGCGTGGCGATGTCGGCAAGCGGGTCGGAAATCACCAGCGCGCCATCGGCGGGCCGCACCATCAGGTTCTTGGAGTGCAGATCCAGCCCCCAGCCGTCCTCGACGTTGCTGGCGAACTTGTGCAGATCGGCAAATGCCTCTTGTAGCGACTCGGGCAGCGCCTCATCCATCGACAGTTCTTGAAGGGCGAGCGTGAGCCCTTCGCGCCGCTTGTGAAAGCGCAGGTGCGTATTGGCATGGGTCGTCGCCTGCGTGCAGATACGGCGGGCCAGGGCGCGGTTCTCGCCACCCTTCGGCAGCGGCTCCAGCTTTTCGCACTCGAAGAGGTAGACGGCGTGACCGTCCACCTCGCCCACGTCGCCGTAGTTGTAGGAAACCTCAGTGAAGTGTCGGCCCTGGCAGCCGATCACCTGATCGGTGCCAAGCATGTAGGCGTATTGGTCGAGCGTGAGCTTCAAAACCGTGTCGCCATTGTCGAATACGGCGGAAAACGCTCCGCGCGCCATGATCTTCTTGCCGGCGATCGCCGGGTGCATCCTCGCCTTCTTGATTCCTGCGTCGCTCGTGCGCAAAGCCTTCCACATAAACACCTCCAAAACGTCTTCTTTCGATAGTCAATTGTGACAAACGAAGCGTGGATGATAAAGTCAGTTTTGACTGTTATGCAAGGGTTGTTTTGTTGCGTTTTAGCGACCGTCTGAGCGCGCCATTCGTGTTTCTTGAGCGCTGACACACCGCACGCGCAGTGGTCGTCTCTGATAGCTTGGTATCAAGCTACCAAGATAGCAACGTAGCAGCGAAAAAGCAGCGCATAGCGCTGCCTTTTCAGTTTGAGGATTGAGGGAGACAGAGCGCGTGAACGCGCGGCCTGGGGCTGTTTGGCGGGCTGCTGGCGTATATCTGGTGACGCGCGGCATCTGCCGCTTCAGCGCAGGAACGGAAGTCCGCGAACTGGGCGGTTGCGACTTGCGCACCCACCTGGTCCTGTCCGCGCGCCGGCAGCAGAAACGTGATGGAGATGAGCAGGACGTAGCCGTTCATGCGCCCTTCCCCAATGCCTTTTGCACCTGCGCGACTAGCTTTTCCGCTTCGGATGACAGACAGCCAAGCTCGCTGCGTCGCAGGGCGAAAAAGTCATCGACTTCCTTCAAGGCCTTCGCCAACCCCGTGACGTAGTTGCCGTAGCCATCGGTCACGTGCTGGCACTCGGGGTTCGTGCAAATGAAATCGGCCGTCTCCCACAGCACGCCCTTGAGCTCCACGTCCTTGCGTCGGTAGGCGGCTTTGGGGAGGTTCCGAAAGAGATCGCCTGGCGCCGTGATGACCGTCTGCACCATCATGCGCGTGTCGGAGCCGCACTTGAGGCACTTCATGTGCTCTCCGTTGGCTTCTTGCCGAGCACAGCCAACACGTCCTTGAGCGCGTCGTTGTATCCGAGCTTGCGCGCCAATGTCGGATTGTTGGCCGGGTTGCCGAGAAAGTCGCCGGGGATCTTCTTGGACATGCCCTTGATTTCTGAGAGCCCTGCCTCGACGCGCGAGCGGTGGAAGCCCTCCGCGTAGTCGCGCATCTGATCCATCGTGTAGAGGGCGTCGCTCGGCGTGGCGAAGCTCCGCAGGTCATCGACCGTAAGCGTCACTACAGTGCCAGGTCCGTCCTGCACCGTGGCAACCGTCTTGCCGACGCCGTTCATCTCCCAGGCGTCGAGGAAGTATTTGATCTTGTTCATAGCCAATACACCTTGCCTTCGGCCACAAACTCCTTGTAGGCGCGGATCGTTTCCTTGAAGGTGTAGCCGCCGGTCTGATGCTCGCGCGAGAGCATGGCCTGGTCGACATTCAGCAGATCGCGGCCATATGCCGCCTCGAACTCGCGTTGCGTCGGCGTGCGAGCTGGCAAACCCTGGCGCCAGGCCTGCGGATCATCGTGCGGGCATTCCTTCGTGGTCGCTTCGAGCTTGCGCTGCTCCAGATAGCCTGCCGCGAGCAGATCGTCGGCCGCCGCATAAACGTAGTCCTTGAGGTCGGTCTGCCCTTCCTTCACGGTGAAGCCATTCTTCAGGAAGATGGCGCGAATTTGCTCTTTGTTCATTTCACTGTTCCTCGAATCGTTGCCAGTTGGTGATTGCCACTTCCTTGAAGCCCTTCTCGGCGAGCACCAAGTCCCTGATGAACTCCAGGTCGGCCGTGCCGCGGATCGGCTTCTTGAGATCCACTTCGACCCAGCCGTTGCCGAACGAGCCGTCGCGCCCCGAGTAGCTGTAGGAGACGAAGTAACGGCGCGTCTTGGGCTCGCTCCCGCCGGCCGGACCAGGCAGAGCGGCGTCCGGCAGCGTGCGCTTGAAAAAGTCCACCGACTCCTGCGTCTTTTGCAGGTCGGTTGCGTCCTTGAACGCCTCATAGGCGAAGGTTCGCTCGTAATCGGTGCCGCCTGCGCGCAGGTATTGACCCTTCTGTTCCCACCAACGGTCAAAGGCGGGAATGTCAGTCTTGACCCAACTCATGCCTGCACCTCGCCTTTCACGAACACGCCCATGTCTTCCACGCGCGCATCGGTCCAATAAACCCGGTTCACGTCGGTGCCGTGAATGTCGCCGGGGTCCGGGCTGTAATGGGTGCCCCACTCGTGCCACTCGACTTGCAGCACGAGCACGGGCGATCGGAACAGCCTGCGTTGCGCACGGAACCGCGTGCGCCCGGTGAGCCTGATATTGGTCATGCCGCCACCTTCAGCTTCTCAGTGAAGTCGGCCGGCAGCACCCACGTGCCGCGCTTCACGCCTTCGAAGAACGCGGCCATCATGCGCTCCACGTCGTATTCCGCTGCGTGGGCAGCAGCAGCGTCGAATGGCACGTTCAGGGCGAAGCACAGTTCTTCCAGACGCGGTAGCTTTCCGTCCGGGCAGGCCCAGCGCGATTCCGAGCACGTGTCCCAGCCATCGACGTCGGGCAGCGTCATGCCGCACGCCTTGAACTCCTCGTAGAGAAAGCTCAGGTCGAAGAAGATGTTGTGGGCGATTACGAGGTCGCTCTTGGCAAAGCGGTCACGCACCTCGCCTGCGATATCGGCGAACTTCGGGCAGCCCACGAGGTCGCTGTAGGCGATGCCGTGAACTTCCTGCGCCTTCGCGGTAATCGGCCGCTCGGGATCCATGCGCTGGACGTATTTGTCGACCAGCTTGCGCGTGTGGAAGTCATACGTGAGCAAGGCGACTTCGATGATCTTGTCGCCCTTCTCGGCGTCGAGGCCGGTGGTTTCGGTGTCGAAACCGGTGACGAGGAGACTCATGCCGGCACCGCTCCCTTCGCCTTCAGTTCGGCTTCGAGGCGCTTGACGTAATCCTTCACGTCGCCCGGCACGAACTCAGGCTTCTTGCCGTAGTTGATGAGGTAATGGGCTTCAGGCAGCTCGCCGAGATTGACGAGATCCTGCAACCACAGCTCGGCCGTCATGAACGGGGTGATCGCCTTGAGCTCCTCGTTGAATGCGGCACGCACGCTCGGCTCGAATGCCTTCTTTTCGACGCGGCCCATATCCACGAGCATTTCAGCGCGCGGCAGTTGACGTTGAATGTAGGCTTCGGTCCGGTAGGCCGCCTTCACGAGTGCTGCCAGGTCGTCGAATTGCACCACCAGGGCGCGCACTTCTTTGGTTTCGATCAGCAACGTTGCCATCGATCTCTCCTCTAACGAATTGTTGAACGCTTATTCTAGCGTCAGACAGTCAGTTTTGACTGTTGACGCTATGATAAGCACTCAGCTTAGGGGTTGCAACGATCAGCGCGCATTGATGAGCGTGTTGCCGTTCTGCCCGATAATCATCGTGCAGTGTTCGTTGGTCGCACAGGCTTGCAGCGCTTGGTTGTATTCGTGCTGCAGGAACGCCGGCGTCAACGATTTCTGGAGCTGGTCGTTGGCGTTGCTCTGCCCTTCCGCACGAATCTTGGCGATCTCAGCATCCTTCTTCGCCACTTCCGCCTGATTGGCCTTTTGCGTCAGTTGTTGCTGAGCCAAAACAGTCTGTTGGATCGCCTGATCGATGGTCGGATCGGTCTGGATCTTTCGCACGACCACGCGCGTCACCGCGAAGGTGCCCTTTACCGACGTGTCGGCATCGAGCAAGGCCTGCGTCTGCGCTTTGATCTTGCCCTCCAGTTCCGAGCGGTTCTGGTTCAGGGCCAGGCTGTCGAACTCGGTCACGCTGTCATAGACGGCGCCTTTGGCGAGGTTGGCGACGAGGTAGTAGCCGGGACGCAGGAACCCCTCGTGCTCGAACTTGGCGCTCTGGCCGGCGTGAGTCGAGACGAACTTGGCGATGGTGCCGGGCATGCCGCGGTAGTAGATCGTGACTTCCAGATCCTTGACCGTGAGCTTGTCTTTGGCGCGCGGGGTGAGGTCGTTCAGGTCGATCGACGTCTCCTTGACCGTGTATTCGTCCACGTGCGAGAAGAACGCGCCATAGATGCCCTGCCCTTCTTCCTGCTGCGAAATGTCGCCCATCGTCGTGCGCACGCCGACCGAGCCCGTTTCGATGATGCCGCCACAACCGGACAGGCCGATGCTGAGTGCGAGCGCCGCGAAGGCGCCGAAGATGAAGCGTTTGGTGCGTTGCATGAGGGTGTTGCTCCTTAGTGTCGTTCGACCGTTATGATCGTCGCCAAAGTCGCTACGGTCACAGCGACAGAGACGGTAATGAGGAAACTGCGGCGAAGGATGCGGCGCACTCGGGCGCGGTCTTTGAAGTAAGGCGTGGAGCTGGCAAGCCAGAGCACGCCATACAGACCGAACGAGAGCAGCGCCACCATCAGGTAGGCGCGTGCGAGCATGTCAGGCGTGCTCCTCCAGACTTTTGCGCAGACCGTTCACCCAGTCGGCGCGGCCGGCGTTGCGTTCTGCCTCCTGCCGTGCGCCTTCCGCCATTTGCTTCAGCCAGCGCTGCCGATATTCGAGTTCTTCGGCCTTGTATTCCTCGACGCTGACGGGCTCCGGGCGCGGCGCGTCCCAGCAGTCGTGTTGCATCGACTCCACGATCTGCCTGCGCATGAAGTCCTTCAGTTCGACGTGTTCCGCCGACGGCGGCACCCAGGCGCTCACCTGAGCGAGCATCGCCTGATACTTCTCACGCAGCGCAGCGTGGCGCACGCAGGACTCTTCCCAATACTTCAGGCTGTCCGCGTTGGCCTCCTGCACCTTCGCTTCCAATTGCTCGGGTGTGAGCGCGAGGAATTCCGCGAGATTGGCCTCCGCCTTCACGACCTGCTCGGCGTAGTAGGCGTCGACCGGCAACTGCTCGGGGATCGGTGCGTCGATCGGCAGATCGCGCATGAACATCAGCGGACCAAAGCCGCGCGCACAGAGCAGGGCGAATTGCTTGAAGGAGATGCCGTCGGCAATGTCGGCGGTGTATCCGTTTGCCATGTGGTTCTCCTTATGCTTCAGCGAGTTCTTCGACCTGGATGCCAGCGCCTTCTTGCGAGGACTGATCGACTTCGCCCGAACCCGGCAGTGTCGGCTCGTCGGCGATCGTCTTGGCGGCGCGCTGCGGGAGCAATTCGCGGATCGCGTCGGCGTTGTTAGCGATGAAGTAAGCCAACTCGCCGTATGTGATTTCGAGGAGGTTCTCGCGGGTGTGCTCGCCGGGACTCGAAAGCGTGCCGTAGACACTCGCCTTGTCGTCGATCAAGGCGATCAGGGATTCGATGCGGTCCAGCTTCTTTTGATGCGCCTGAGCGTCTTTCTTCTCGGCGAAGGTCAGGCCGTCCGAAGTCTGGTATTGGGCGACGCGCTTGATTTTCATGTGTGTTGTCCTCGTGTTACGGTAAGTTAGTCAGTTTTGACTGTTGATATTGTTGCAGCAAAAGTCAGGGGTTTTGTTGGGAATCGTCGCTCCCGCTCATGCTTGCCAGATACTTGCCGTGATCGAACGCCTTCTTCATGGCGCGCAACTGGGCGAGCGTGGGCTTGTCCTTCGAGTCGTGCCAGGAGATGGCCGACAGCCACGAACGCAGGCGAGCCTCATCGCGCGAATCCTTCACCTTCTGCGTGATCGGGTCGATACAACCAGAGGCGGCGCCGATAAAGTAGCCCGTCTCCCGGTTGGCGCGATGTTCGTTTCCCTTCGCATCTTTCAGGACGAACTGCGTGCGCGTCAGGCGATCGATCGTGAACAGCACATAACCGTGGTGGCGCGTTCGGTGCGCGACTTCCTGACCGGGTCGAAGCGACTTCAGCCACTCGGCGCGTTCTTCTCTTTCATCCATCACCAGCTCCCCCATTGTTCGTGTGCGACAGTTGCGCCGCTTCGCTTGGCGTATTCGTCGGCCGATAGCGACCGTGCCTGTGCCTTCAGGTTCTCACGCAACTGCCGATCACCTTCCGGCTCGTTGAGCACCATGTTCGCGGGCGTGAAGCAACCAACGAAGCCAGGGTAATAGTCGTCGGTGTTGCACGTGCCGAACTCGATCACAACCTTGCCCGTCTCAACGTCGACCAGCTCCACGACGTCATGATTTTTATTGGCGCACTTCCGGCCAATCACCTTCACGGGCGCGAAGGTGTTCTTGATCGTGGTGTCGCGCGTCACCCAAACGGCGCTCAACGAGGACCGGTAGCCGTCGTTGGGATCTTCCATCGCCGTGTAGCACTGGTTGTTCAGGACGAAGGAGAACGCGGTTGCGTGCTCGGCGCCCCAGCCCTTGCTGCAAGCGACGTTCTCCGAGCCGACGCCGGTGAGCACAAAGCTCTTGCCGATGAAGAAGTCGAAGTCCACTTCCTTGACGTTGCGGCCCGAGAACTCGCCGGCGGGCTTGCCATCGTCTTCAGGCAGCTCCTCCGGGAGTTTGACCTCGCTGTTATAGCCGGCAAGCTCCATAAACTCGTCGGCAAGCTCGTCCAGGTTCAGCTTGGGCACCTTAGTTCCCCTTCACGCAGAGAATCGCCTTGAGCGTATGCACGACCTCGACCAGATCGGCCTGATTCGCCATCACGACGTCCAAGTTCTTGTAGGCACCCGGAATCTCGTCGATCACATCGGCGTCCTTGCGGCACTCCACACCCTCGGTCTGAGCCTTGAGGTCGTCGATGTTAAAGAAGCGCTTGGCAGCGGCCCGGCTCATCTTCCGACCGGCACCGTGCGAGCACGAGCAATAGGACTCGAGATTGCCCTTGCCGCGCACGATGTAAGAGCGCTGACCCATCGAGCCCGGAATGATGCCGAGATCGCCTTCACGCGCACGGATGGCGCCCTTGCGCGTCACCCACAAGTTCTTGCCGAAGTGGTTCTCACGGGCGATGTAGTTGTGGTGACAGTTGATTGCCTCCTGCGTAATCGTGAAGTCGAGCGCGATGCGCCGGCGAAGCGCCGCGATCACGACTTCCATCATCAGCTTGCGGTTCTCCAGCGCGTAGGCTTGCGCCCATTCGACAGCCGCCACATATGAGGCGAAGTCTTCGGTGTCGTCCGGGATATACGCCAGGTCTTCGTCGGGCAGGTTGATGAAGTAGCCACGCATGGCCTTCTTCGCCTTCTCGATGAAATACGTGCCGATCATGTTGCCGATGCCACGCGAGCCGGAGTGCAGCATCACCCACACGTCCTGGTTTTCGTCGATGCAAAGCTCGATGAAGTGGTTGCCCGAGCCGAGACTTCCAAGCTGTGGCGCTGCCTTCTCCAACAAAATGCGCGCCCCACCCACCTTGCTCAAGGCATCCGTCACCTGAAGCGTCATGAACGGTAGGCGATCGAGGTTGGCCTCGCGGTCCTCGTTGCGTCGGTGTGCTCCACCAGCGCCGAGCGGCACGTCACGCTCGATCTGGTGGCGAATCTCGGTGAGGCTGTCGGGCAGGTCGCTCGCCTTCAACGAAAGGCGCACCGCGTTCATTCCACAGCCTATGTCAACACCGACGGCCGCCGGGATGATCGCCTTCTCGGTAGCGATGACCGAACCTACCGTTGCGCCCTTCCCCGCATGGACGTCGGGCATGAGCGCGACGCCATTGCCTGCGATGAACGGCAGCCGAGCGATGTTCTTCGCCTGCTGAAGCGCCGCATCCTCGATTTCGTCGGTCCACGCCTTGATCGGGCGCGCGCCGTCTTCCTTGATTACCTGCATGTTCTTCTCCTCAAAACGGAATCAGATCGTCTTCGTCCTTCACGAACCGACTGTTGGCCGCATAGACAACCTTGTATGCACGCTTGGCAGCGCCACACGCCCGGAAGAATCTGCTTGCGCGCGAGTGGACTGCCACGCGCAGCGCATACCACCGCTGCCGGAACCACTGCACGCTGCCAAAGCACAACAATTCGTTGTTCACCCACTCGATCGCCGCTTCGTAGTCGTAGCGGTTGATATCGGATGGGAGCCGCCCTTGCCACACAATCTCGACCGGGCGGCTTTCCTTCGTGTGGTGGCAAGTGAGCACGCCATCCTTGAGCGTGAAGCTCCACTCGCCGTTGATGACCATGCCCTCGATTGCGCCATCTACCGGCGCGCTGCACTCGCAGAACAGATCCACCTTCCGGTCGCGACCAATGGCAATCAGCATGGCGTCACCATTTCAACCTTGTTGACGTCGTCCAACTTGGCCCAGAAGCGCACGCTTTTCTTCAACTCCCGCTTATTCAGCGTGACGGGCACCTGCTTGCCCTTGAGCCAAAACGAAACGCTGTTAAAGTCCTCGACGCCCTTTCGAATGTAGATTCGGTCGATCGTGAGGAGCGCGCCGGCCGGAATCGTCAACGGATGAGCCAAGCGCGAATACTGGTAGTCCGTATCCGGTAGCGTCCCGTCAGCCATGCGCCATTTCGTGCGGCTGACGATGTTGATGCGCTCCTCGCGCGGGCGCTGCCAGAAGCCCTCGACGCCGTCCGAGTAGTGCTTCAGACCGGCCGCCTTGATGAGTCCGTCGTTGCGGTGCTCGTAGAACAGGCGAAACGACCAGTCTTTGGCGAGGACAATTTCGGTGCCGAGCGTGGGAATGTGCAGGCGGGTCACGCTTTCCCCCGCACCTTCAGCATCAGGCCGCGACCAACCTTCGGATCGAACGGCTCGTTGTATTCCTGGAACAGACGCAGCACGCGGCGCTTCCAGAGGCGCTTGCCGGACATGCGCTCGATTTGAGCGTCGGCCAGCTCGTGATCCTTGTAGCCGAAGCCATGCGCCTCGAACAGATTGACTTCGCCGCTGCCATGAAGGCCGAAGACCTCCTGAAGTGCGCCGAAGCCCCAACGCAGCGGCCAGTCGCTAAACGGCTTCGTAGCCGTTGTCACTGGTGTGCCTTCCGCATCGGCTCTGAGGCCCGCCTGGTTCATCGTCGGATGCATGGCAAGCCAGCCGCCGGCGCATGCAATCGTGCCGCAGGCTGGGCCATCACCATTTTCCCGCCAGGAATCGAGCTTGAACGCCTTGTTCGGAATGCCGTCGATGATGGCAAACGCATCGCGCAGCAGTTCGAAGTTGGGTCGAGTGGTCGTATTCATCGTTCAAACCTCCTTGTAGCCTTTGGGCGCCAACTTCTCACCGACGCCGTTGAAAAAATCCCGCGCCTCTCGCGCGGTGTCGAAATTCATGTAACGCGGGGTGCCGTGCGCCTCGCCCATCAACACGCGGTCCTCGCCCACAGTCCACGTCACGCGCAGCAAGCTCGCATTCCGAAAACCGGGCGCGCGGCTGAACACCCGCTTCAATTCGAGCGGCGCATCGGGGCACAACGCCTGCGCCTCCGATATCAATTCGATGAAATCCTTCCTGAGCAGCCCCGACACGGTCATAAACAGCACATCTACGCCCGTCGAGAATTGGTGCGCGCTAATGCGCCCCTGTGCGACCGAGTGCGTGAGCCATTCGAGCGTCTCGAACGCTTTTCGATCGACTTCTTCCTGCAGTGTTGGCAACTCACTTCTGACTGGCGACGAGCCCATATTTTCGTTCTCTCGCTAAATCGCGCAACGTTGCGCACAAACAGAATCTTATAGTTTGCAGCTAGGGAACACAATCACTTTTGACTGTTCCCTAGCGCAAACCCAACACTTCAGTGGATCAGGATCGCCCCGCTCTCGCGCGACTCCTTCACCGTTTGCAGCGTTTTCTCAGCCACCCGACCGACCGAGAACTCCAGCGCCTCGACCCGCTGATTGAGCGTCATCAGGCGGCGCGGCAGATAGAAGTGGGCGCACTTCACCCGCTCATCCACCGTCAGGCCCAGCATGAGGCTATTCAGGTGCTCGATATACGCCCGGTTCGCCGCGGCCTTGCCCTCCTCCGCGACAATCGGGATGCCCGGCTGCACCAGCACCACCACCCCGAGCCGGCGGTTAGTGACGTCGATGCAGTCTTGCACGTAGCGCGCAAGGCGCTCCTGGTCTTCTTCGGCCACCCGGTCGTTGATCGCTTCTGCCACCGTGTAGGCGATCAGATCGAGCGGGGTTCGGTCGGTGATGTAGTCCACCCCGACGTGCGCCTCATAGACCGCGTCCAGACGCACGAGGATCTTCTCCTGATGATCCAGGCGCTCGGCGAAGCTGTGCTCCTTCGTGCAGTCGAAGCCCAACTCGCGGTTGATGGCACTGACCGACGTTTCGAGGAACTTGGCGCCGGTCTTGAGCGCATAGGCCTTCGCAAGCGAGGTCTTCCCGGTGCGGTGGGCACCCACCAAACCAACTCCCATCACGCCGCCTTCGCGTCAGCGTCGTTGGCTGCTGCTTCCAGCAAGGCGCGCTCGGCATCGACGTCGCGGTTCACTGCGGCGTTCGGGTCGAAGGCGCCCTTGTAGCGGCCGTTCTTCTTGTCGGTGAGCTTCTTGATGTTGGCAAACTGCGCCTGCTCGCGGGTGTAGCCGAGCGCGTCGAGGCCGATCTCGTCATACCAGCCGCCATCGCCCAGTTCTTCGAGCGCGTTGACCTTGTCGAAGCCACCGCCGACGAGCATCTTGGCGACCGGAGCGATGAATTCGCCTGCTTCGGTGAAGCGGCCGATCGCCGCGTGCAGGATGCGCAGGTCGAGGTGAGCGGCGTTCAGGCCTTGTGCGACTTCCGGCGCCAACTGCTGCGTGAAGAAGTCCACGTCGCGCGGATCGCGGTAGCGCTCCGTTGCCACCGGAAAGGCGAGCGCCTGAGCGATGCCAGCCACGCCCTGCAGCGCGCCGAGCATCTTCTGCTGGTCGATATCCTTGCCGTAGTAGATGGCGCGCTTGACTTGATCGAGCACGTCGCTCGCGGCAACGGCCAGATTCAGAGCCATCAGGAGCGTGGCCGGGCCGAAGTTCAGTTCGGTCGGCTTCGATTCGGTCTTGAGGACTTCGGCGCGGTATTCGGCGTTGTTCAGAGTGGTCATGCTGTGTTTCTCCTTTGTTTGCAAAAATGGATGTGTGGTTAAGCGAGGCGGTGCTTGCGATATGCCTTGACTGCTTCGGGGACGATCGGCTCGATCAGCTCCAGCATGGCTTCGGCATACACGCGGATTTCCTTCTGAGCGTGCGAGTGCATGCGCAGGCCCAGGAAGTGCATGAGGTTGTGCAGCGAGACGGTGCAGAACATATGGCTGTAGGTGCCAAGCGGCAGCACCGTGCGCGCGAGTTCACGCGGGCAGCCGTTTTCGATCAGGTAGTGGTATTGCCTGAAGGCTTGCTCACAGGTTGACCGAATAATGTCGGCAAACTCTTGCGCCATCGGGTGCTGCGTATCCGTGCGCATCTGCTTGTTGGACGACGACTGCTCGGTGATATCGGCCAGAATCGGCACGTAGAACTCTTCCGGCAGCTCGGCGTAGCGGCCCGAGATTTCGTTGTAGGCCGCCGTGCGATGGCGGTGCCACTGGCGGAACACGAAGATCGGCGCCTTCACGTCGAAGGTGAACGTCACGGCCTCGAACGGGCTCGTGTGGCGGTTCTTGACGAGGTAGTCGATCAGCTTCGCGTCCTTGCCGGCGTCCTCACCCGAGCGCCATTCCGCGTCGTAGGAGACGCGTGCGTTGCGCACGATGGACAGGTCCGAGCCCATCGACTCGACCAGGCGGATATGGCCGTGATCGAGCAGCTTGATTGCGTTGTCTTGCATGTATTCCTCAACGTGGAGTCTGAAAAGCCCCGATCTGTGCGACCGGGGCGGTGCTGCTTAACTGATACGTGAATTATAGTCAGTTTTGACTATTACTCGACCGGCAAGATGAGAGGTTAGTCCCAGTCACCGAGCGTGCCGACGGCATAGTCCCCGACCTTTGCCTCGAAGAAGTTCGACTCTTCGCCTTCGCTGAACTTCTTGAACCACGGCACCGGGTTCTTTGCACCCGGATAGAGGTCGGACAGGCCGATTTCCCGCGCGTGTTCGTTCGCCGTGAATTCGAGAAAGCCACGCACGATCGGCTCGGTAATGCCCAGCACGCCCTTGCTGACGATGTAGCCGCCCCACTTCGCCTCCAGATCCACCGCGCCGCGCAGGATCGCTTCCGCATCGCTCCAGAACTTGGCGTCGTAAAGCTCCGGGCGCTCCTGAATGTTCGTCTGGTGCATCAGCTTGAACAGCTTCAGGTGGTTTCGCTCGTCGCGGTGAATCAATTTCACGCTGTCAGCGCTGCCAGTCATCTTTCCGTTACGTGCGAGCGCGTAGAACGTCAGAAAAGCCGAGTAAAAATACAGGCCTTCTAAAGCGATGTTGGCGACGATCGAGCGTGCGAACTGCGCCGGCGTCTTGTCGCCTTCGAGCAAGCGCACCTGTTCGAGAATGTGATCGTTCTTGGCCGCCAGCATCCCATCCTGCTCGAAGCGCATGTAGACCGCCATCGGATCGGCCGACACCGTCTCGACCATTTCGCTGTAGGCGTCCACGTGCAGCGCCTCTTCATACATTTGGCGCTTGATGCACATTTCGACCTCGGGGCTCGTGATGCACGCCTCGACGTTCGACAGACTGTGGAGCTGGAAGCCATCGAGGTTCGAGGCGAAGGCAAGCGCGCTGTCATAGGCGAAGCGCTCACCTTCCGTCAGGCGGTTGCGATAGCACGGGCCGTCCTCGGTTAAATCGGTTTCGTGCAAATCCCAGTTCGCGGCCTTCATGGTCTTCCACATATCGCGCGCCCACTTGTGCTTGGCAGGCGAGATCGCCATCAGGTCCGATTTCGGGCCGAAGGCGAGACGGCGATCATTGATGATTTTGGCGTGGTTGCTCATGCAACTGCTCCAGGTGTGGGGTTCTGAACGAAGGGAAAGAGCGCGCGCTGCGCCTTCACCCCATGATCGAAGCCTGCGCGGCTGTAGAAAATGAGCGCGTCGCACATTTCGTCCAGCACGGATATCGGCAGCGTCGCCACGAGATCGGTCGGATCGCGCACGACAGGCGGCTGCGGCACCGGCATGATCGGCATGGCCGGAATCGGCACCGGCTGAACGGGTGCAGGCGCGCTCGCTTGCTGGCGCGGCTTGAATTCGAGGACTGTCATTTCGGGTTCTCCAGGGAAAGCTCCCCGCGCGTGGCGGGGAGGTAGTCACTTTTGACTGTTATATCATTGGCACGAGGTGCAATCGGGGTTGTCGATCGAGCACAGGTTGATTTCCTGCTCCATGACGTCCACTGCGGCGGCCGCGGCCGAAGCGGAGACGGCCGGCGTCTCGTCTTCCTTCGCCTTCACCGACTCGGTGCGCAGGTAGTAGGTCGTCTTCAGACCGAGCTTCCACGCCGTCAGGTAAATGTCCGAAAGCACCTTGCCCTTCGTGCCGGCCTTGATCCAGATATTGGTGCTCTGGGCCTGGTCGATCCACTTCTGGCGGCGCGCGGCAGCCTTAACGATCCACATCGGGTCGATTTCGAAGGCCGTCTTCACCTTTTGACCGATGCGCTTGGCGTAGCGCAGGCTCGGCGCGATCACGAGGAACTTGCCGCCCATGTTCTTCTTGCTGTGGAACAGTTCGAAGTTCGGCTCGATGCAGGGCGACACGCCGATGATGTTGCTGATCGTCGCGGTCGGTGCAATCGCCATCGTGTTGCAGTTGCGCATGCCGTAGGTCATGACCTTGTGGCGCAGTTCGTCCCAGCCGTAATAGCCCGAGGTCGTCTTGTCGCGTGCCGTGTCGATCGGCAGAATGCCTTGCGACCACTTCGATCCTGCGAAAGTCGAATACGCACCGCGCTCCTTCGCCAGATTGCACGAGGCGTTGATCGCCTCGAACGACAGCGCTTCGAGCAGGTGGTCGTTGAGGTTCAGGCACTCGTCCGACTCCCAATCGACGTCCATCTGCGCCATCAGGTCGGAAAGACCCATCAGGCCCAGACCGACCGGGCGGTGACGCAGGTTCGACGCCTTCGCCCGATCCGACGGGTAGAAGTTAATGTCGATCACGTTGTCCAGCATGCGCATAGCCGTCTGCACCACGCGAGCAAAGCGCGCTTCGTCGGAGAAGGGATTGACCCGCGCGACGTTCACGCTGCCGAGATTGCACACGAACGTCTCGTCCGGGCCATTGTTCAGGGCGATTTCCGTGCAGAGGTTCGAGTTGTGGATCGTGCCGACGTGCGACTGCGGATTGCGCCGGTTCATTTCGTCCTTCCACGTCATCCACGGATTGCCCGTCTCGAACAGCGCGGTGAGCATTTCGCGCCAGAGGGTGACGGCTTCCGTCTCGCCCACATAGGCGCCCGCGGCCTCGAGCTCCTCATAGCGGGCCTTGAAGGCTTCGCCATGCAGCTCGTGCAGTTCCGGGTAGCTGTGCGGGTCGAAGAAGTGCCACTTGCCCTTCTGCTCGACGCGCTCCATGAAAAGATCGGGGATCCAGTTCGCCGGGAAGATATCGTGGCAGCGCTCGTGGTCATCGCCCGTGTTCTTGCGCAGCAACAGGAACGCCGGCAGGTCCGGGTGCCAGGTTTCCAGATACGGCGCGAACGAGCCCTTGCGCTTGCCGCCTTGGTTCACGGCGACCGCCGTGTCGTTGTAGACCTTTAGGTAAGGCACGACACCGCTCGACTTGCCGTTGGTGCCCTTGATGTAGCTGTTCTTGCCGCGCACCGGGGTCCAGTCCGTGCCGATGCCGCCCGCGTATTTCGAGAGCAGCGCGCATTCGGTGATGGCGCCATAGATCGAGTCGTAGGGATGCTGGCCCGGATCGGAGACGATGGAGTCGCCCACCTGATTGCCGTAGCAGGACGACATTTGCTGGTGCAGCGTCGCGGAGTTGAACAGCGTTGGCGTCGAATTGATGAATTCGAAGCTCGACAGGACGTTGTAGAACTCGATGGCGCGCAGCGTCGGATTGTCCTCGCGCAGCGCCAGGCCCATTGCGACGCGCATGAAGAAGTGCTGCGGCAGCTCCATGATGCGGCCTTCCGGCGTCTCACGGATGAAATACCGGTCGGCCAACGTCTGCATGCCGAGATAGTCGAATTGGTCGTCGCGCTCCGGGCGGATTGCGCCTTCGAGCATCGTCAGGTCAAAGCGGCCGTCGAGGAGCTGCGGCGTGAGCTTTTCCGCGGCGACAGCGGCGGTCACATACGCCTGCAGCGGCGGATAGTTGATCGAGCCGACCGCTTCCTTGAAAATCTGCTGGCGCAACAGGCGCGCGGCGACGAACGTGTAGTCGGGCGCTTCGAGGCTGATGAGGCCACCGGCTGCGAGGATCGTGGCGCGGTGAATGTCGGTGGTGCTCATGCCGTCAAACAGCATGTCGCCCACGCTTGTCTCCAGTTCCGACTGCGAGACGTCCAGACCCGCGCAGGCCCAGGCCACGCACTTTTGGATCTTTTCGATGTTCAGGGCTTCGCGCGATCCGTCGCGCTTTTTGACTTCCATGTCTTACCTTTGCTTTGCGTTGGAGGGGTTGGAATAATAAGTCAATTTTGACTGTTGCTCTATAAGCGCCGAAATCACCATGCGTCGTCTGTGGTCATCGGCACGTCACGGCTTGGCCCCATGACCGAGGCCGCGTAGGCCGCCGCGTCGACCTGGTGGTATCGCCCAAACTCATCGACGCGACCTTTGGCGCTCAGGTCGAGCATGTATTCCTTCTCGAAGTGGCTTTTCAGGTCTTTATGCACGCCGGCTCTTATGTCGTAGGGGTCCGAGAATCGCGCCTCGAAAGCGGTCGCCGTCAGCTCCTTTGCACAACGGTTCTCATTGGCATGGCCGCGGTCGCAGTAAAGGCTCAACTTCGCGCCGTTCAGGCCCGAAGGCGACGGAATGAACTCCTGTTCGGCCACCCGGTGGCTGCACCGAGCGCATTTAGCAGCAACGTTCTCGCTCAGTCGAAGGAAATTCTCCTGGCAGATTTGCTCGGACGTGCGACCGTTGGAGAAGTGAAGCTCCATTTCGGAAATGCGCAAGCTGATCGGCTTCTCTGCGAGGTTGGGTTTGGTGGCGACGGCGCCCATATTGCTCTCCGGGGTCAAAACTGACTACGTGCAGATTATAGTCAGTTTTGACTGTTACTCAGCAGGAAACTTCAGGCAGCTACCCGAAGACCCCGCATAAACGACAGCACGCTCTTGAGTTGGTCGGTCTTGAGGCCCGCCTCGATCGCCCCAACCGCGTCGGCCAGGTGCTCGTTGGCCGCCACCGGCACCATCTGGCCTGCGCGCTTCGTGAGCAGCCAGTTGGCCTCCGGGAACTTCGTCATGGCCCACTCGATCATTTCGTCCTTCGTGCCCGACTTGTAGCCGGTGCCGGCGAGCTTCACTTCGGTGGGCGTGACCTGAATGAGCGGAATCGGGCATGCCGCCAGGACGCCGATACAGACGCCATACGACGCCATTGCGCGCGCAGACTGCGAACCCACGGGAACTTCTGCGAACGCAAAGGAGGCGCCGTGACAAGCCTGAATGAGCCCTTCGTAGAGCTTCCTCGCGCGCTCCAGGTCTTCCGAGTTCTTGCGCACCACCTTCTTCACCTTCTTGTCCTTCTCGTTCTCGGTTTTCACGAGCACGAGGTCGTCGACGGTGTAGGCGAGCGTCTCGGGGTCGAGCGTCGCGCGTGCGATGCCGAAGTTGGACAGGCTCGGATCGAGCCCGACGATTTTGATGCCGTGCATTTCAATATCTCCGCTTTTGCTGCTGGGCGTGTTCGCCTGCGATGGCGCCGGCCCAAATTAATAGGATGGCGGTTGCTGTTGCCGCCAGTGCAGCCGCTCCGCGCGTGGCGCAAATTGCTGCCGCGATCCACGCAAAGAGAAGGCCGCTGAACAGATAGCGCTGCGCCAGCGTGAGCTTGTTCCAGAGTGTTTTCATTCCATCGCCTTTTGAAGCGCTGCCACAGCAGCAGTGAACAATTCCGCCTGCCAACCGCGGCCTCGGTAAACGTCAACGCCCAACACCGTGCGGCGCGGACGCATCACGCCGAGCACGAAGGAGCGCTCCTTTACATTCACCGTAACCGCGCCATGCGGACTTGTGCCAACAGCCGGCTTGTGGATCGTCACGCAATCCGTGTCGTAGCGTCGAGCCTCCCACCCTTCCGGCAGGTTGATTGGCAGTTCCATCACCATGATCCGAACTCCGCGTATTGGGTCATCTTCTCGGCGTTGGCCTCGAGCTCGTCCTGGCGCTTCGCCTGCGCGGCGAGCTCCTCCTTCGCCTCCATCACGTCGGCGAGAATTGTGCGCATGTAGACAGGGAAGCCCGCGCCGAACACTTCGCGGCATTGCTTCTCCGGCACTTCGAGGAAGTGGAAGTCGCACGGGTCGCGCGGCTTGAACACGATGATCGTGCCGTGCTTCTTGCCCACATACGCGCGCACCGGCTCGAATTCCTCGCCACCGATGAAGGGCTTGATGCTGAATTGGTCGTTCGTCTTTGTGGTGAGCTTTTGCGGGGCGCTCACCAAAAATCCGCTAGGCGCCTCCTTGAACGCGTCCGCGTATTGTTCGACCAGCTTGGCGAGTTCGGTTTGCTCGCCGGTTGCTTCTGCCATATCGACCTCCTCGTCGAGTTTTGCCTTCGGTCGGGGCCGAGGCTTGGTTCCGTTGCGATAGTGGAGCTCTTCCCGGTAGGCATCGGGCCCGCCGGGGAATGAGTCAGCCTCCCGACTGCTGAAGCCGGGAATGAGGGCGTCGGAGGCTAGAATCGCCCCCGCGCGCTTCGTGGAGACGGTGCGCTCCGAAGCGCGCGACCGTCCAAGAGGATCAGAGGGTTCGACCATGCTCAGTGACTTGCCAAAGAACGCGTCGCTGTTAAACGGAGCCACGTTCGGTTGCTCCTGAGACGGTCGTGACGCCACCGCTCTTTTCTGCCGTGATGACCGTGTCGACCCAGTCGGCGAGGCTGTTGTGGGAGATCACCAACACCGTGCCGCGCTCGCGTGCTTTCTTCTCCAGCACCGTCATCAGCCGCTCGAGGCCCGCCTCGTCGAGTGCGTGATCCACTTCGTCGGCGACATAGAGGTTGATCGGCTTCGTTGCGCGCGTCGCCACCATGTCCTGCAGCGCCATCGACGCAGCAAGGCGTGCCTTGCGCTTCTCACCGCCCGACAGACCCGCGAACGACTTCGCACCCTTGTCGTTGGTGACTTCGATGTTGAACTTCTCCTTCAACTCGCCCTTCGCCGTCTTGGCGAGCGTGTTCCAGGTCGCGTGAATGTTGCCGTCGGCCAAGATGCCGAGATAGTCGCTCGTCTGGTCGTTGAGAATCGGCGTCACGGTGTCGAGAATGTGGGCGCGCACGCCGGCCGGTCCGTAGACCTTCGCCACCGTCTGCGCGATTTCGTTCTCGGTGACGGCCTTCTCCAGCGCCTTCTCAGCTTCTTCGAGCCGGCGCTTTATGTTTTCTTCCTTCACGCGCGCGGTGGCTTCGACCTTTTGCCAGGGGTTTTCAGCTTCCAGGTGCGCTTTCGCCGCATCCTTGATCGTGTTGATCTGCAAGCCGAGCGTCGTGCTATGCCGCGTGAGTGCGCGCACTTCGTTGAGGGTGTCGTTCAGATGCTTGTGCTCGCGCGCCACTTCGCTCACGTCAGTCATCGACGCTTCGAATTTCGTGGCGACGTCTTGCAGCGCTTTGAGTTCTTCCTGCGCGGTGCGAATGGCTTGTGCGATCGGCAGCAATCCCGCCTTCTGCTCGCTGATCGTTTTGACGCGCGCAGCCTTCGCAGCCTCCAAGTCGTGCTCGCAGTAGGTCTTGCCGCACTCACCGCACGGTTTGCCAATCTGCGATTCGATTTCGGCGAGCATCTTTTGCTGCGCTTCCAGCCCCTTCTTGCCACCGGCGAGCGAACCCATCGCGGTCGCAATCTCGCGCTCCTTCCTCGCCACCGCCGCCTTGTGAGCGTCGAGCGTCTTTTGTTCCGCCTTCTGCCCATCAAGCCGCGACTGACAACCTGCCACGCGCTTTTCGAGCGTGGCTTCGTCGGGCAGCTCGCCGCGCTTCTTGGTGTTTTCAACGATCTGGGCGTTGATCGGTGGGATCTTGGCAAGCTCGGCGCGCGCACGGTCCTTGCGCTGCGCTTCGAATAGCGCCTTTTGCTCCTCTGCAGCCTTCACTTCATCGCCCGCCACAGTGAGCGCGGCCACCTCACGGTCACGGTCGGCACGCGCAGCCTTCTCTGCAGCTTCGGCGGTGAGCGCACGCTTTCGCGCCTCCGCATAGGCTTCGGTCAGCACTTCGACGCCGGCCGCTTCCTCGATGAGCGTCTTGAGCGCCTTGTCGGTCATTCCAGGCAAATCTGGCATCTTCTCCTGGCCCGCATAGACGGCAGCGGCGAACACTTCTTTGGAGGCGCCGACGATCTTCTCGACCACCTTCTGCGTCTCCTTGTCGGTGCCCTTGCTCAGATCGACAGTCGGGCTGCCGGCGACAAGTTGCTTGACGATCAAGGCGTTCTTGATTTCCTTGCTCTTGCGACCGCGCGAGATTTCGTAGGTGTCGTCACCGTCCTCGATCACAATGCTGACGTGGCAGTCCTTGCCGGCCGTGTCGTTGATAACGTCATCGCCCGAGACGCCACGCGCAGTTTCGCCGTAGAGCACCCAGAACAGCGCGTCGACGATGGACGATTTGCCCGCACCGTTGGACTTGGCTGACGGATCATCGAGGTTCGAGCCCTGAATGAGCAGCAGACCGCGGTTGTCCAGCTCCAGCTTGGCGGAGCCGATGGTCAGAAAGTTGCGTATGAAAAGCGATTTGACGTCCATTATTCTTGCCCCTCGATGTATTCCTTGATGACGTCGCCATGACAGGCGAGCGGTTTGCAGAAGCAGCCCAAGCGCTTACCCTTGAGAGCCATCACACGGTCGTGAAAACCGGGGTCGGCACGCAGCCTCTCCCTGAAATGCGAGCGATAGCCCTCGATCACCTCGTCGCGCGTGCCATTCGGTCCGATCTGATACGGGTTGCCGAACTCGGAGCCGCGCCCGATGTAGACGTCGAAGGCGTCGCGGTGCTTGTTCACAACGACGGTTTGGCTCATTCCGACACCTCCATGCCAAATCTCGAAGCGACGAAGCAGCGCATTGCGGCGATAAGTGGCGTTGGGCCGTCCGCATAGAGAGCCTCTTTGTCCTGCTCGCCAATCAACAAGCTCGCCTGCCAGCCCGCCTTCGTTCGGGAATAGCGTTCTGCCGGGCTTACCTCGATTCGCTCCCGCTCGAAGATCGGGCCGCCTTCGTTCCAGCGTGTCGACGGCGCATAGCTGTCGAAGTAAACGCGCGGCAGCGGGCCGCCAGTCGTTCGGGAGAGAATCGCCGTGTCGCTCGCGGCGCTCAAACGCACCGTCAGTCCTTCGGCCTTCCCGACCCAATAGTCGAGCAGCGCGCCGGTCATATCCGCGACCTTCATGCTTCTACCGCGCGAACGGAATCGAGCACGTCTTGGCAGGCCTTTGCGACCGCCGCTTCGTGAGGGCTGCCGATGCTCTTCACATAGTCGAAAACCGAGCCATCGAGCGTCGTGCTTCGAATGGCCGAGCCTGCGGCGCGCGTCACCGCCGTCGCGCTCTTTTGCACGTTCAGCACCACGCCGGCCGCGCCCTTCTCGACGAGGAATGCACGCAGCGCTTCGACTTCTTCCATCTTCGCGGTGTGAATGGTCGCGCGCACGTAGTTGCCATCGACGATCATCGGCACGTCATCGGGGTCGGTAGAAGCGTCGAGCTCCACGAACTCGGGCGCGTGCGACTTCATCCACGTAACCGCCTTCTCTTCGACGATGAGGAAGCCCGACTTGGCGCCGACGTCGCTCCAGGTCTGCGGCGTGAGTGAGCCGATGCTGTAGACGCCTTTGCCCAGGTTCTTGTGAGCGTGGTAGTGGCCTGCAAAGACGCGACGGAAGCCGAGCGAGCCCAAATAGGCGGGGTCGAGTCCGTGATCCGGGATGCCGGGGATGACGCCATCGACCGGTGCGTGGATCATCAGGTCACAGGCGGCGCGGTCTGCCGGGTCGATGGACTCGATCTGCTTTTTCAGCCCTTCGATCGACGGATTCCAGGGGATCATGGCGACGTCATCGCTCGCAGCGAGCCCGCCGAGATTGAAGCCGTTGACGACCTTGCAGCCGATGCCTTCGAGCGCGGTGATGGCGCTGCTGATGCGCGACGCCTCTTTGTGCTCTAAATCATGATTCCCTGCGAGAATCACAATTTGCACGCCCATGTCCAAGATGGACTTGTAGGTATCGATCGTCGGATTCAAAACGGACGGAGCAATGGAACCCCGAACGTGAAACAAATCACCGGCGTGATACATGACGCTTCCGCCAGCTTTCTTGACCTCCTGAGCGCACCGGACAGTCTCATCCAGGATCATTTGCAAACGACTGTTCACGCCATTAGGCAGCGTTGTCGAAAACGCGTGCCACGAATGATTGTGCGTGTCAGAAATTACGCCATACGGTTTCATAACCACCCCCATGCTCTGCCGCTCTTGATTGCGTTAATCAAGCCGCGCGTTACTCCATAAATTGCAGCGATGGCATCTGACGTCTCGCCCTTCGCTACCCTCTCTCGAATCTCTAGCACCTGTGCCGGTGTCAGCTTCACTGCACGATTGCGCTCACCTCGATTGCTCCTGCCGTGCGCGATCTTGTCCTCCTCGTTCCCGCTGCGCGTGTCCCATCGCAAGTTGCCGAGAACGTTGTTAGTCGGATTCCCGTCGCGGTGGCAGCCGTGCCACTCAAGGCAGTCGCCAGGACGTGGCCCCACAAACGCTTCCAGCACCAGCGTGTGAACCTGATAGGTCTTACTTCTTCCCTCTTTGGCAAGAGAGACGGTCAAGTGACCGGACTCTGCCGGGCCCGGCGCCAAGATTCGCTCTGGCTGCTCGCGGTAACGGTCGCCAACCGGATGACGAATCAGCAGCATGCGGCGCAGGCTCTTGACTCGACCGAGATTGGAGACTTGATAAAGCCCCTCATATCCCGCTATGTCTTTCCACTTTTCGCCACTCATTTTTGACTGTCAGTTCACTTATAGAAGACGTGGTTTCCGGCCGCGTATACGCGCTCCATCCCACGATCCCAAACCGGATGCACTTCGCGCGTGTGGTAATACGTCGCTCCGTGCGTGAAATCATGGGCTTTTTTGCTCAACGTCACATACGCCACCGCTCGCGCTGTGCGCCACGCATTCTCGTCACGAGGCAGCGCGCGATTGGTAATCTTCCAACGCCCTTTTTGCCGAATCACAAGCCTGTTGGCCCACGAAAACTGCTTGGGCTTAAACACGACCTCGCACACTTTTGCGGGATCGCCCTCTGCTCGATTCATCGTTGTCATTGCGACGGCTAACTGCCCCTGAATGGGTTCCCCGCGTGCTTCGTGGAAGATATTCAGCGCCAGGCATAGAAAAGCACTCGCCAAGATCATTCAACTCCTCGCTACTCGACTTAAAATTCATTATACACCGAGTAGTCAGGGTTGACTGTTATCGCATCGACATTGCCGACGCGATCCCCTTTGCTGTCTTGCCCGGATGATGACGGAACCGGATCAGCGGCAGCCCTCTTTGCCGCGTCGTGCCCCAATGGGCGAACGAGTGCGGATCGTCAAAGAAGTCTTCCACGAACGTCAGGTAGAGCTTGCCGGCCTTGCCCCTCGTCTTGATGCCGATCACCTTAATGCCGCGCGCACGGCACTCCTCGAGCGTCGCCACGTCAATGCACCAGGCGTTGCGCTTTTGGTAGACCTCGCGGCTCTTCCTTGAAGCGATGTAGCAGGCGCGGCCGCTGTCGAGATAGTGCCACCACCCGTATTTCTTGCCATGCACGGTGTGTATGTAGCGGTTTGCCATTTAGGCCCACTCCGACTCGCCGTAGTGCTCTGCGCGCTCCAGCGCCTCAAGTTCGCGGTTAAGCTCCTCCATGCGCCGCTGCACCTTCATCGCGCGACGATGGGCCTTGCCGGTCTTACCAAGCGCCGGTTGCTTCTGCTCGCCGCTCATGATGACTAGCGGCGCTACCTTGCCCTTCGGCACGTAGTCAGGCACGACGTAGCGCAGCGCTTCCCTCTTATTCCACCGCTCCTGCTCTCGATACATCAGAAACCTCCCCAACCCATTTCGTCATAAACCTTCGCCTGCTCGGCCGCCTCGCGTTCAGCCTTGCGCTTCTCTTCCCGCTTCTCTGCCGTGTATTCGTCAGGCAGGAGGAACGTGTAATTCACGCACTCGGGGTTGTCGATGATTTGATCCAGCACCGCGGTGAGGAGCTCGTCGCCGAAGCTGACCTTCATTTCTGCATTCGGGTGCGCATCGACCACAAACTTGTCGACCAGCCAGCACATATAGGTAGGGCGCTCGGCAAGCAACACTCTTGGCGTCTTGCCCGCATATTTGCCGAACGGCAGCGGCGTGTCGAAATCGAGGCTCACGCGCCAGGTCTTGTTCTTGATGTTGACTTCGCTCACCACGACCCCCAATCAGCAGAAGGCGTGTAGGCGACGACCGGCTCGGGCATCGGCGTGTGGCCGTTGAGAGGCGTGCGGCCGCTGAGGATATCCGCGATGGCTTGCTCATCCTCGTCGAGCGCGGCGTCGGTGGTGACTTTCACCAGGAACGTCGGCGGATTCTTCGTCCAGTGCCGGAACCGCGCCGCGTCTTTCTTGTGCAGAGCGATCCACATGTCCAGCTCGTCGTTGACGTCCTGATCGAAGAACGCCTGGCTGCTGTCCTTTGCAACCTTGTCCCGTAGCCAGCAGCAATACTGCGGGTCAATCTTCAGGACGTCGGCGATCTTCCTGCCCTTGAACTTGCCAAAATTGAGCGCGTCGCTTTTGCCGTTTCCAGTGCTCACTCAAGCCTCCTCAAATACACCACCGTCGCCTTCTTGGTCGGGGTGGCAATGTGCGGGCCGTTGATCTTCTGCAACAGCCCCATCAAACGTTGCGCGTGATTGCCATCAGGCGCGTCCAATTCGGTGTGATTCATGTGGGCGTGCTGCGCGCACAACTCAGCGAGACGCCCCACCTCCACCTTCTCGACAACTGCTTTGCCAAATACCTCGCGGGCCTTCGAGTCCATCAGAAAGACTTCCTCGCCCTGCTGTAGATGCTTGGCGTAGAAGCCGCCAATGCGAAACGTGTTGAACTGCCCTTCGGTGCCGACGATCGGCGGAATAAAATCAACTACGCGTGTTTTCATGGGACGCCCCTGACTAAGAAGTGATGCTCTAATCTTAGTCAGGAGCGACTAATTGCCGTTAGGCGGCCGCCGCAATGGGTGCTGCGGGCAAGAACTTGAGCAGTTCAGCCTGCTGGCCCGTCGCGCGGATATGCTGCGCGAGCGCCTTAACGTGATACTTCTTGCCGTCGATCCACGTCACATACGGCTTCGAGTAAGGCAGCGCGCCCTTGTCCTTCAAGAAGTCGATGGTCGAGAACTCGCGGTCAAAGCGCGCCACACCCGCCTCGTCGAACGTCATGCGCATGTTCGCTTCCTTGAACGGCTTGGTGAGCTTCGACTTCGTGACCTGCGCCGTGATGTTCTGCCCGACGAACTCCTTGCCACCCGCGACCGCTTCCATGATCTTCTGGCGACCCAACGCGATACGCGCCGTCGAGTAATACTCCATCGCCTTACCGCCCGGCGTCGTGCGCGGATCACCGTAGACCACGCCCGGCTTCAGGCGAATCTGGTTCAGGTAGAGGAACGTCGCGTTCATCTCCTCGCAGTGCTGCGCCATCGCTTTGAGCGTGGTCGACGTCACGCGGGCGAGCGCCGTCGTGTCGTTCATGGTGTATTCGTCGATCTCCTTTTCCGCCTGCGACTTCGGCAGCGCCGCTGCGATCGAGTCGAACACGAACAGGATCGGCGCGTCGTCTGCGATGGCGCCGCTCTTGCGGATTGCCTGACAGGCCTTCGCCGCAAAGACGTTGCCCTCTTCCCACGTGCGCGGCTTGCCATAGATCCAGTGCGGGCGCTTGTCGTTGAGGTCAAAGCCTTGCGTCGCCAGATCCACCGAGAACGAACGCTCCCAGTCGACGAAGCCCGCCACACCGCCCGCTTGCTGTGCGCGGCTCATCCAGTCGGTAGCGAGCGCCGTCTTACCGGAAGACGATTCGCCGAACATTTCACACATGCGCCCGAACGGCAGGCCGCCGTCATACTTGCCGCTGATGGCGTAGTTCAGCTCGGGAAAGCCCGTGTCGATGAATTGCGTCACCGCCTGGTTGTCAGCGTTCGCGCCGATGGCGGCGTCGAGTGCATCACAGAGGTCGTCAAGTTTGCTCATTGTCATTACTCAATTTTGACTGTTACAGAGAGGGATTGAAAGCGCGGGCCCAGGCTTTCGCGTCTTTGGTGATCGAGCGGAAGGCCAACTCCTCGCAGACTGCGGTGAACTTCTCCAGGTCGAACTTGCCCATCACGACCCGCATATCCTCCTTCTGCGGCTTCTCGACCTTCAAAAGCTGCATCAGGCGCAGATTGCGCGGGAAGATCAGGCGGCCCTGACCGGGGTAGGCGTCCATGTGCTTCTTGAGCGCCTTGTCGGCCGTCTTTGCGTCGGCTCCGGGCGGTGCCAGAAAGCGAGCCTTCCATTCGTCCTTCGTGAATTCGCTTCGACCGCAATAAAGCGAGCGCAACGCTTTTGACTTGGGGACGTATTCACCGCTCTCACAGCGTCGCCAAAACTCGCGCACCGATCCGAACTCAGCGATGAACTCTGGCGCTCCGCCCTCACCGATCCCACCGACGCCGCCAATGACGTCAGAGCCGTCGCCTTGCAGCGCTTTGCCTTCGAGAAAGGCATACGGAGTCGGGAAGCCCGTCATGTCCATGAAGTTCGCAAGCGTGATGCGCTTGTCCTGATCCCGATGGTCTTGCCACGTCACGTTGCGTCGAACGAGTTGCGCCCAATCTTCATCGCCGGTGATAAGCAGGATCTCGTTCTCGGGCTTCTTGGTCAGTTCCGCCACGAAGTAACCGGCCATGTCGTCGGCTTCGTGTTTCATCGCCGTGACCTGACGGATGCCCAGATGCTCCAGCGCGCGAGAGATATAAGGGCGCTGCTGCTTGTAGGACTCGCGCTCGGCTTTCTTCTTGGCGTCGTTGTCGCGGTTCGACTTATACGGCGGGTGCATGTCGAAGCGCCACTGTGCGCGACCGTCCCACAGCCAGAGCAGCGTCGCGCCCGGATGGGTGCGGCGAATGTCGCGCGCCGTGTGGATCGTGCCGTAGATCGCCTGAGTTTCGAGATCGCCGGAGCGCAGCTTCGTGCCGCGGTGTGCCGCGTGCCCAACGCTGTTGCCGTCGATGATGATGGTCTTGCTCAATTCGTTCTCCACGTGGACGAGAAAAAGGACTGGCACCCGAAAGTGCCAGCCCTCTAAGGCTGGGCCGGCTTGAGGCTTACGCCGCTGCTTCCAGATCGCCCAGCAGATCGTCCAGCTCGCTGTCGAGCGCAACGCTTGCCGCCGACGGACCCGCTTCGACCTTCGTGCCGCGCATTTCCAGCTCGCGCAACTCGTCGTCGCCATCGAGCTCGGGTGCTGCCAGCGCCTTCGTCTTCGGCACGTCGCGGTTCTCGGCGGCCGGCAGAAGACCTGCGACCGACGAAATTGCCGTCAGTGCGCGGCGCGTCTGCTCTTCGTTTTCCTGCGCGACGTATTCGTCCAGGTTGTGCAGCTTTGCCTGGATGCCCGCCGGCAGCGTGTGCTTCTTCGGCGAAATCTGAACGGAATACTTGGTGTTCAGACCCTTGCCGTCGCGCTGGATCACGACGATTTGCGGGGTGGAGGCGTCGAACATCTGCGGACCCCACTCTTCGATCGTGTCGACCAGTTGCGTGAACGCCGACTTGCCGAGTTCGTAGATCACCGGCTCTTCCTTCGTCGGGCCGTCGAGGTCGAGCACGTTCAGGACGAAGCCCTGCTTGCTCTTGGCGCCCTTGAGCGCTTCCACGGTTTCGTCGTCGGTCGTCACACGCATGGCCTTATTCAGACCGTCGCACGCGGCGCACGGCTTGCCGAAGGTGGCGTCCGCACACGGGATCACTGCCTGGATTTCACCTGCTGCGTTCTTGATGAAGTGCTGACCCCACTCGTGGAAGAACGTCTCGCGGTCTTCCTCGCGCCAGCCACCGAGAATCACGAGGCGGTTTGCGCCCGGACGGGGCTTGACGGTCTTTTCCTTCGGCTTGAGCGCGGCCTTCTTTTGCTTCATCAGGGCCATCAGCTTGCTCGTATCCATCTTTGTTCCTTTTTCAGTTTGGTAGTAGAAAGTTGCCTTTTGGACTTCGCGGTGGAATATCACCGCTTCATCGTTTCAGCATGCTAATTATAGTCAGCTTTGACTATTACCCGTAGGCAATTTGTTACCCGTTTGCGACCCGTGCGGCAGACGTTGCGCGGTCCCGCAGGCTCTCGCGTTCCATGTCGCGCGCCATCGTGCGCACTTGCCCCTTCGAGTCTTCACGGCGATCGGCGCCGAGTTGAATCACCATGTCGCGGCGATCCGCGAGCGCACCGACGCAGGCCTTCGCAACGGCCGCAATCGACTCGGCCTCGATGACCATGACCTTGAGCGCAATCCACTTCGGATCGAGCTTCACCGCGTTTTCGATGGCCTTCTCGGTCGCCTTCTCGCCCGCTTCGACGAACGCCTTGCGGTGGTTGGCGTAGAGCTGTGCTTCCTTGACCTCGAAGCGCGCCTTGATCGACGCAGCTTGCGCTTCTGCGCGCGCGGCCATCGCACCATGATAGGCACGCAGCGCGGCCTGGCTCATCATGCAGTTGTCGAGGTTGGTTTCCGTCACCTGCATTTCGCGCTTGAAGTCGTCCACGTCGATGTAGAAGTCGAGCGAGGCCTTCGCCTTTTTCTTGACCGCTTCGGCAAGGGCTTCTTCTTCCTCTGCCGAGATCGGCGTCGGTGCGGGCTTTGGGGCGACCTTCATACCTTCCTCGCGCTTGCCAGCGGGCGGCGTCGGCACGGTGAGGTCAACGGGGTCGGGCGTGTGGACTTGTCCGAGCGTATCGACCGCCTTCTCTTCCTCCCAGGGCGGCGTCTCGGGCGGCGCAACGGTGCCCGATGCAATCTCAGCTTCGAGCGCGGCGAGGTCGTCGTCGACGCTGGTGTCGGCCGGTGCCGAGAGCGATGCAGGCAGCACGAACGTCGAGCCGCTTTCGTCTTCCATCACCACCGAGCCTTCGTCGGTCGCTTCGGGCGTCGGCACGGGGGCGACAGGGGTCGGCGCGGCCGGCTCGTCGTCGAGCTCCAGGCCGTCCAGTTCTTCGTCGCTCACCTCATCTGCGGTGGGCGGCGTGGGCGTTGCAGGTGCTTTCGGTGCGGGCGGTTTGGTGGCGACGGCAGACACGCCGGTCGACTCTTCCAGTTCGGCCATCAACGCATCCAGTTCCTCGTCCGATGCCGGAATCTCGTTTGCCATGTTGTTTGCTCCTCGATTTGTGAGACGTTCTCTAACTGACGCACATTTTAGCGATGTGCGTCAGGGTTGCATACTCAATTTTGACTGTTGCCTAGTTACGACAGAATCTCCGCCGTCTTCTCGAACACCGCCGCGAGCACGTCAGCCTTCGCCGGGTCAAAGAGGACTTGCTGCGCGTTGATACCGCACACAACGCTGGCGTCCAGCGTCTTGTCGAAGATCACCTTGCCAGCAAGCTCGGCCGTGCCGCCCTTGATGCCCGGCACAAAGTGCTTGATCGTGGCCGAGCCGAGCGCGACGATCACCGCCGGCTTAATGAGCTCCAACTCGCGCTGCAGGAAGCCCTTGCAGTTGTTGATCTGGCCGTTGGAGAGGAACTTGTCGTTCTTCTTCGCCTTGACGAGCGACGTGTAGTAGCCCTCTGCCGGATTCAGCCCCGCCGCCTTGATCGCTTCCTTGATGAAATCCGCGGCGTCGCCTTCGAGCATCTTGTCGGCCTTCTCCTCCTGCCAGCTTGGGCAGTCGGACACCACCATGAACTTCACCGTGTGCTTGGCGCGCACCGTCGGGTGAGGCTGTCCCGCGAGGTCGCAGCTTTCGCAGCCCTTGTATTCCTGCACGAGCGAAATCACCTTCGCCCGCAAGAACTTCTCCTTCAGGTCGGTCGTGCGATCGGCCTTCACCGCGTCGATAATCAGCCCGCCCATGAGTTCGGTCTGGTCACGCCGGCGGTCCAGGTGTCGCGCGGGCAACGATCCGGGTTTAATCGGCACGAGCGCACCGACCTTGTCCAGCACATCACGCACCTTCGAATTGACTTTCGAGCCCTTCGCCTCTGTGATCTTGAGGAAGTGCTCCTCGTCACGGAAGGCGCCGCCCTCGAGATTGCGCAGCTCCACCATCCGCTTGGCCGTGTTCTCGGAGATCCCCTTCACTGCCGAGAATGGCGCGAGCAGGTGGTTGTCGTCGGGGATGGTGAAGCGCTCGCGCGAGAGGTTGATATCGGGCGGCAGCACCTCGATCCCGTATTCACGCGCTTCCTCGACGAGCTTGGGCAACTTGTCCTCGTCCACGATCGACATACAGGCAGCGAAGTATTCCGCCGGGTAGCGCACCCGCACCCAGAGCGACCAGTAGCTAATGATCGAATACTCGACCGCGTGGCTCTTGTTAAAACCGTAGCCTGCAAAGGCCTCGATCTTGTCGAAGATGCGACCCGCGACCTCTTCGTTCATGCCGGACGTGGAGTGACAGCCATCGACCCACTTCTGTCGCATTTCGGCCATCTTGTCCTTGTCCTTCTTGCCCATCGCTTTCCGCAGGTGGTCCGCTTCCGCCTTCGTGAAACCTGCGAGGTCGACCGCGACCTGCATGACCTGTTCCTGGTAGACGATGACGCCATAGGTGTCCTTGAGCGCCGCCTCCATGTTCGGGTGGTCGTAGCTGATCGACTTCACGCCCTGCTTGATCTGGATGAAGTCGTCCATCAGGCCCGAGTCCATTGGGCCCGGTCGATAGAGCGCGGTGGCCGCTGTCACGTCATCGAACGTAAGCGGCCCACCCATCGCCAGATTCCTGAGCAGCGCCTTCATGCCGCCTGAGTCGAACTGGAACACACCCGTCGTGTCGCCCGCGCCAAATGCCTGCATGACGTCCGATTCACCCAGCGGAATGTCGAGGTAGTTGACCTTCACCCCGTGCCGCTCTTCGATGTAGCTCTTGGCGATCTCCAGCACATCGAGCGTGGAGAGCCCCAGAATGTCCATCTTGACCAAGCCCCAGTCCTCGACGACCCGCTTGTCCCAGTTCACCACCGGCGACTCGCCACGCGTTTCAACGACCGCACGGTTCACAAGCGGCTCGCCCGCGACCACGATACCCGCTGCGTGCTGGCCGAAGTTGCGCATGGCGCCTTCGAGCTTCAGGGCGTGGCCCCACACCTCCGGGTGCTCGTCGCGGAACTTCTCCAGCTCGGGCACGGCTTTGGCCGATTCCGTGAGCGTGAGGGAATTGCCGTGCTCTTTGGGCACGAGCTTGGTAGCGGTCAGTTCGAGCGGCTGCATGCCATGCACGCGGCCGGTGTCGCGTAGCGCGGAGGCAGAAGCGAGCGTCGAATAGTTGGAGATGCCGGCGACGCGATCCTTGCCGTATTTGGCGGTCAGGTATTCGATCACCAGATGGCGCTTGCTTGACATGAAATCGAGGTCGGCGTCGGGCAAGTCCAGACGCTCGGGGTTGATGAAGCGCTCGAACAGGAGATTGAACCGGATTGGATCCACATCGGTGATGCCAAGCAGGTAAGCGACGAGCGAGCCGCCCACCGATCCGCGGCCTGGGCCGACGATGATGCCGTTTTCCTTCGCCCACATCACGAGGTCTTCCACGAGCAGGAAGTAGCCCGCGAAGCCCATTTTCTTGAGCACCGACAACTCGTATTGGAGTCGCTCCTTGTAGACGGGCATGTCGGCCGCCGTCGGCATGTAACCGAGCACGGCCACCGAGAAGCGCCGCTTCCAGCCTTCGAGACACTTCTTGCCGAGCGCCATGAACTCGTTTTCGGCCATCTGCGGCAGCGACACCGGCTGCTTCTTGAACTCGTAGCCACAGGCGGCCGCGATCTTCTCGACGTTCTGCAGGCCGGCGAGCCAGAGCTTCGGTTCGTTCACGCCATAGAACTTGACCGCGCGAGCGTGCGCGGCCTTCATCTTGTCGACCAGGTGCTTCGGTTCGTGAAAGCCGAAGTCCTTCACGTGCTGAATCGAGCGGAACTTCGTGTCCATCTTGTCGCCGTCGGCGATCACCTTCAGCACCGCGAGCGTGTCAGCGTCCTCGTTCTCCCGATAGTAGGTCGGGAACGTGATGATCGGCTGAATGTCGAGGATGCGCGCAATCGTCAGCGCCTTTGCGTTGAGCGTGTCGTAGAGCGGCGTGTCGATCGGCACGAGCTCCACGAAGAAGTCGTCGGCGAAGAAGTCCTTGAGCTTTCGCGCGTGCGCTTCGGCTTGCGGGTGATGGAACAGGCCGTTGTAGTCGCCGGTCGTGACGACCACGCCCTCGAGCTCCAGCACGTCGTTCAGGCCCACGCGCGAGACATAGTAGAAATACTCGGGCGAATTGGCCTTCGACAGCAGCTTGATAAGGCTCGACACCCCGCGCTCGTCCTTCGCGTAGACCTTGAGCGTCACCATCGGGTTCGGCTTGTCTGCGTGCGTGTCGCCCTTCTTGGGCTTGCGGTGCGTCGGATCGTCGACCACGCGCAACTCGCAGCCGATGATCGCCTTGATGCCGACTTTCTTCGCACGATTGGCGAAGTCGACCATCGCGTGCAGGCTCATCGCGTCGGTGAGCGCAACCGACTCGTAGCCCAGCTCCTTCGCCTTTGTGACGAGTTGGTCGACCTGAAGCATCGAGCGGCCGATGGAGAAGTCGCTCCTTACGCCGAGCGCGTGCCCGAGATTCATGCCTGCTCCTTGATGAAGTCACGGATGCGTTTCGCCACGTCGGCAGCCTCGCCAGCTTGGTCGCTGAACACGTAGGCACTCTTCGTGAACAGTTCAGTCGCTTCGTGGTCTTCCAGGTCGAAAAACTTCTGCACCGCGAGCCAGCCCGTCAAGCCATCGAAATAAGGCACGGCCTGGTTGTCGCAGCAGTCGGCGAGGAGCTTGAGGCCTTCGGCCTGAAATTCCGGCATCATCGCTGCGTGTCCGCAGGCGCACGCAGCGGTGCCACATGCGATCGAGGTCGGGTCGACCTGCCACATTTCGCCTTCGTTCGTCTCAATGGCTTCGCCGAAGATCTTGAAGTTCTCGTGGCTGTCGGCTTCGAACCACTCGTCCAGCTTGAACTCGGCCTTCGCCACGAACTTCTGCGCTTCGAGCACTTCGGCCAGGCGCGTCAAACGCTCCACGTTCATTTCGTTCTCCAGTGTTTGTGTGTTTCGCGTGCTGCTATTGTTTCAAGCGCGCGCAGGGGTTAGTTCGAGGCGACCGTCGTTTTCGACGGCAATGTGAAAGCGCGTCATCAGCGGGAACACCTGCGAGACGTGCGACGAGGCGGCCGAGTCGCCCCAACCCAATTCGTCGGTGAATCGCTGCTTTAGAGCGCTTCTCGTCGCGCCACCGCTAATGAGTGCGTCGCAGACAATGCGCATGAATTCTGGCTTCGCTGTAGCGAACGGATTCGAGCCGGCCGACAAGTCTTTGCGCATTGCATCGATCAATCCGGCTTTGATGAAGCGCGCCGCGTGCTCGGCGGCTTTCTTGGGCAACGCGGCGAGAATGGCTGCGTCGTCGTCGGTGACGGGCATCTCCACCTTCTCCACCTTCGTCGTGCGGGCGACGGGCTTTTTCGGCAGCTCGGCCTGCGTGACCGGCACGGCCGCAACCACTTCGTCCTCTTCCTGCTCCAGCATGGCGCGCGCAACGTCCGACACGACCGGCGCTTGACGCTCGACCTGCATCGCCTGAGCCTGTGCAAGCAGTGCCGGGCCCGGCATCGGTCCCCGCACCTTCTTCCTTGCCGCTTCGTGACGCGCCAGCAAGTCGCGCACGTTGACCGTGCTTTGGATGGCCTCCAGCGTTTTCACCGCCTCGCCCGCGCACTGGTCGAACACACCGCACTGGCGGCACACCTGCGAGTCGTGGCTGAAAACGCTCGCTGCGGCAAAGCACCCCGGCGCCATCGCAGGTGCCGCAACTTGAATGGACTGCTCCATGCTGGATATTCCCTTACAGTGTGTCGATCAATTCACGCACTTCCCTGCCGGCTGCCGTGATCTCTTTGGCGCGTTCGGGCATGGTCATGCGCAAAAACTTGCAGATGAAGGAGACGTTCACGCCCGCGAAGCTCCTCATGTTCTCGCCGACGCTGCGTGCGTATTCGGCGTGAGCCTGATGCTTGGCGATTTCCTCGAGCAGCGCCTTCGGCGGCTGTGCGATCCACTCGACGATGAGCCCGGCGATCGGCGACAGGCGCTCGACGACCCGCTCCATTGCGTCGGCGGCCTCGCGCTGCTCCATCCACTGCTCCGGCGTGATCGCCTGGCAGGCAATGCGCTCGACCGCGTGCATGTCGTCATCGGTGGTCAGCTCCTCGAAGCTGCGCACGCCGTTGGTGATGCGCTCCTCCTCGACGTCGCCCGCAACACGGTTCAGCTTGTTGTAGGCGCTGCGCGCGAAGTAGGTATTGAATTCGAACCCTTTTGTCGGGTCGAATTTCTGGTGGGCTTCGAGAAAGGCGATGCGAACATCGCCAAACACGTCGTCATAGTCCAATGCGGCACCCATCCCCTGGAGTCGTCCGTAGCACTTGCGTGCGATCGTGTGGACGAACCCCAGGTTGCCCGCATAGCACTCGGAAACGTCGGCGCTATACATTTGGCTCCTCTCTAGTCAACTTTGACTGTTACGCCGATTAGCCGAAGATGCGCTGAGCCAAGCCGTCGACAACCTCCCGGTCGACTTTGGAGAGCTTGTTGATGAAGGAGAGTTGAATCCCCTGGCGCCACGAACCGCGCTTCACGCCGATCTTTGCCGCGTAAATCAGCGTGCGAGGCGAAATGACGTCGCTGATCTTGGCGCCGTCATACGATTCACGAACAAGCGCGGCGAAGTCCACGAGCTTGTCGGCGTCGTCAGCGCGCAGCCCGCAGCGCTTTTGCAGAATCAGGCTCTCGAACTTCTTCGCCATGTATTGCTTGTGAACCACCATGCCGAAGCGGTCGTAGTTGGCGCTGTTCTGAAGCGACGTGCCCTGATACAGACCGGTTTCGTCGCCCGAGCCGTTCGTGTTGCCCGTTGCGGCGAAGCGGAAGTTCGGGTGCGGCTTGATGATGCGGTTTTCGGCGTCCGCTTCCTTGATGACGAGCGGCTTGCCTTCGAGCACGGCCTGATAGACCGACAGCACGCTCGGCAGCGCAAAGTCGTATTCGTCAGCGGCGTAGACCCAGCCGTTTTTCATGGCGAGCGGCAACGGTCCCAGCTCGAACTCGGTTTGGCCGTTCTTCACAACCCACTGGCCCACGATGTGGCTTTCTTCCGTGTTGACCGTATGCTGCACGCGGATCATGGCGCGGCCGGTGCGAGCGCAGATTTGCTCGTAAAGCTCCGACTTGCCCGAGCCCTTGTGGCCCCACACGTAAGTCGGAATGTTGAGCTCCAGCGCCAAGATGACGTTCTTGAGTTCGTCCACGTCGTAGACATAATCGTCCGAGACGGTCGGCACCAGGTCCGGGTTTTCCGGGTTGGTGATGACGCTGATGGGGATCGCTTCGCCCTTAGCCGAGAGCGCAGCCTTAATCTTGCCCAGGTTGAAGGTTTCGTGGAAGGCGGCGCGGGTTGGCGTGCCCTTCGGAATCAGTGCCGACACGCTTGCGAGCGCAGCACCCGTGCCCGCCATCTCGACGGCGGCCGGCGCAGGCGCTTCGGCTTCAGCGGCCTTTGCCGCGCGCTTCTTGTCCAGTTGCTCTTGCGCCAGCGCCGAGAGAATCGACGCACCGGGGAACTTCGTCTGATACTCGCTGATGGACAGTTCCGGGTGGTCTTGCTTGAGGTGCGACTGGATCACGTGGACTTGCGCGCCGCAGATTTTGCATTCGATCTTGTTCGTGTCGGCCATTTTTCTTCTCCAAGAGTGTGTGAGTCGTTACTGATTGCAGCAACGTTGCTGCGATAAGTGAATGATAAAGATGAGCGGTAGGGAACGCTAGTCACTTTTGACTGTTCCCTACCGAAAACAACAATCACCCGATCAACAGGTGGCGCAGCTCCTTCATCACGCGCGCTGGCAGTTCGGTCACGTCATTGAGGACCATGTTGCGCTTGTAGAAGTGGGTCACTTCGCTGGACTCGATGCCGATGCCTACGACGCGCACACCCGCCTTCTCGATCTGCTCCACCGTCTTTTTAAGGTGGTGGCGAAGCGCGGAACCGCCGTAGTAGGCAGCGGGTGCGCCATCGGACAGGACGATCATGATCTTGCCCGCTTCACGCCGAGCCAAGAGGCGGCGCGCGGCCACTTCGATCGACTCGCCATCGACGTTGTTGGCGAGCGACGACGAATGCGGCAGCCAGGCGAAGCGGTTGCGCGTTTCCGTGCTGGTCATGCGGTCGTTGAAGCCTTTCAGAATCGGCATGTAGAGGCTTTCCACCCGCGAGAAGCTCTTGCCCTTGCCAAGCAAGGCGAGCTCCTTCTCCATGCGCTCCCGATCTTCGATCGGACCAGTGGTGAAGCACACCACTTCGCACTTGATGTTGAGGCGATCGAGCACCGATGCGAGCGCATACGCTGCCTTCGCTGCAGTGTGGATCTTCGAGCCGGACATTGAGCCCGACATATCGACCACGAGTTCGACGGCCACGTCCTTGCTCGTCGATTCGTGCTTTTTACGGAACACGCGCGAGTCGCCCACCGCCAGGCGCGAGAGATTGCCCGCATGCAGCCGACCGGAGCGACGGCCGTTCTCCCACACCGACAGCGATCGGGCGGAAATGGCGCGCTCCAGATCCTTTTGCAGCGGCCCGACCATGTGGTCGACCTGCTCGCTCATGCGCTTGGACATGGCCGGATCGAACCCGCTGCCGACATGCAGCGGCTCGACCACATCGTGGTCTTTCGTGTAGATGAGGTAGTCAGAGCCGTTGGCTGCGTCGATCGCCTCATTGGTGATGAGGTTGCTCATGGTTTCATCGAAACCATTGCGCGTCTCCTTGTCCAGCGCTTCAAGGAAGCCGCCCGAGCTGCCGTCGGTCGAGTTGCCCTCGTCATCATCGTCGGATTCGTCCTCCTCTTCGGGCGCCGCGCCGACGGGCTCTTCGTCCTTGTCCTCGTCTTCGTCTTTCTCCTCGTCGGAGTCTTCGTCCTTCTCTTCGTCGGACTCGTCCGAGTCGTCCTCGCTCTTACCGCCAGCGCCGCCCTCCTCGTCTTTCTCCTCCTCCGACTCTTCATCGCCCGGCTTTCCGCCACCAGAACCCTCTTCGTCCTCCTCCTCGCTCTCTTCGCCGCTACCCGACGACGCGCCCTTGCCCTTCATCGGCACACCGGCCTTTGCAGCACCGCCAGCAGGCTTCGGCTTCTTCCTGGGCGCTGCACCACCGCCGCCACCGGAGGCATCCGATCCGAGCGCCGTGAGCACTTCTTTGGCGACGTCGATCGCGTCGGCCGTCGAGGCGCAGTTCTCGATCTTCGAGGCGAGGTGTTCGATCTTGGAGACTTCATCGGCCACCGCGGCTTGGAGGTCCGGGTGATTCGCCATGAACTCCTTGAAAATCTGCTGTCCAGCCATCGCGCGGATCGCCGGGACCATGACGGTTGCCTTCACCGCGTTCACGTCACCGCGCTTGGCCGCTTCCGCGACTTGCTTCTTGGTGTATTTCTCGAGGAAGAACTTGCCAACCGTCGTGATGTTGTGGCCGGAACCCGTGAAGCGCTGGGCCATTGCCTTCTCGATGCGGGCATCTTCGATCAGGTTCACCATCGAATGCAGGCTCGGGTTCTTGATCGCGCCCATTGCCTTGAAGTCGGTGAAGAGGATGTGTGCGACTTCGTGGTCGAGAAAGCCCTGGATCGCCTCGATCAGTTCGTTGCTGGCGTTATCAGGGATGAACGGCAGGTTCACGCGCGCCGGCTCACCGGTCGGGCCCGGCTCGACAAAAGCCTGGACGCCTTGCTGCGTGACACGCACGCCCTTACCGGCGAGCATCTGCGTGAGCTTGACGACCGCCTCACGCATCACTGCAACACGTTCGTTCATTTGAAATACCCCTCTTGTTAGTGTGTCAAAATTGACTGTATGAACGACATTCTATGTGCGCACTTCAGGGAGCGCAACAGTCAAAGTTGACTGACCTAGCGGGCGAAAAGAAAGCGGCCGGAGCCGCTAGGAGTGAAGTCAATACTGACTTTAAATGAGACGGATCAGTGCGGCCGCGCCCGAGTCAGTGCTGATAAGCAGGAGTGCGCCGAGCGCCGGGTGCATCACCTTGTTGATGAGCGAGGAACCCAGGTCCAGCCGCCCCAGCAGGGCCGAGCTCTCCATGTATTCCGCGAACTCGTCGGGCTCGATCAGGGAGCCGATTTGGGTTGCGTTGATGACTGCGTTTTGCACTTGATTGTTACCCGTGTTCATTTGACTTCACTCTCCAAAAACTGACGTTCGATATGATTCGCTGCTGAAACATTATAGTCAACACTGACTATTGTTACTACATTTCGAGTGTTCGTTTTCGTCCACTCGGGATTGCGTTCGGTAAAAAAGTGCGCAAGAATCCGGCACATGGAGCGAACAGTCACGGCTGACTTACGCTCATATGGGACGTCGCCCACCCAACACAGTCAGTATTTATTACTATCTGACTATAATCGATTCAACAAGATTCGCGGGACGTCCCGCTTCAAATACAGGGAGAGTTAGCATGAACGCCAAGAAGAACGACCAGCCTCAGAGCCTCACCGTTTCGGAATACTTCGACGCACAAGTGTCACTGCGCCAAATCACCCTTCAACAACTGAGCGTCAACATCGGCGGCGCGATCAAGCCAAACATGCTTTCGATGATCCGCCAGGGTCACTCAAAGCTGCCGCTCAAGCACGTTGCAAAGGTCGCTCGGGCGCTGGGCGTCGATCCGATGTTCCTGATGAAGCTGTGTCTGCAGGAATACCAGCCGGAGAACTGGCACGCGATTCAAGAAGTGATGGGCAATCAGCCACTTCTGACGCACAACGAGATTCAGATGATCGAGGCGATCCGAAAGGCCAACCCGCACAACCCCAAACTGCGCACGCAAGCAGACGAGGAAAAGTTTGTCAGAGTCGTCGCCTCCTTGAGAGGTGATAACGAGTGAGTGAGCAGGTGCGGGCGAGTTCATAAACAAGTTCTAAGCAGTTCCACGAAGCGTCCCAATGGGGCGCTTTTTTATTTCCCAGAGCCGGGTGCTAACACTGTTTATTTATACAGTGTCGAGCGATTGATAGGATTGTAGGACCGTTGGAGGCGTAAAACAACTGGTAGTTGGCGGAAATGTAAAAAAATGTAGGCGGCTGTTTCATAATCGTCACAGCAACTTTTACCTACGTATTGCCGCCCTACGCCTCCACACACGGGTCTGTCCTAGTAACGCCCACCATCCGAACCGGTTGACCGGCATCGTTCCGGTAAATTTGGAACACTATCGTCACTTTGGGACGAATAGCGTCCCTTTCTCTGAACACTACCTGATAGCGTTGGGTCGGTTCCAATAAGGCTCGATTGTAGAAATCGTCAACCACCGGTTTATTTTCTTCAGATAATAGGCTTCGGAAGCTATCATGCGAGGGCAGCAGGTCTGGTGGAGCTTCCAAGTGTTGTCGAGCTAGATCGCTCCAATAGCACTTGCCTGTGATGAGGTCTTCCTCAATCACTCCAGCCTCCAAGATTGCGAGCGCGGCACACAATCGGCTTTCGTTGGCTATGACCTGTTCAACCAACTCTTGGCGCATCTGCCCAAAGCGCCCCTCTCTTTCTAGTCTAAGTTGCTTCTCAATTGATTGGAGAGCCTCGTCCCCATAGCGTAGCCACACCCAATTCACTCCGAGGTGGTTAGCAACTTCTTGGAGGACGTCAAAGCCTATGTCTCCTCCCTTCAACCATTTGGCAACAGCTTGAGGAGTGACAGAGATGGAGCGAGCTAGCGATGCCGCGGTCATTTGTTTGTAACTAAGGACTTGTCTTAGTCTGTCAGGAAACCCTGACCCTATACCTTGGCTTTGCAAGTTAGCTTCCTCTTGGTCCAGAATCATCTTTAGTTTTTGAACAGGCGCGGCCCCGCTCTCTCATTGTTTTATTGGAGTTTGACCGCGAATTATATTTGAGAACTGATACTGGAAAGATAGGATCGAGACAATGTTGCCCGATTGGGACATTGCTTGCGGCGTCTGCTTTGTTGTCCAATTCTTGTCTTCTCGCAACGCTCATAGCTATTTCCGTTCCACGCTAGTTTCCCGCGCAGGTAGCACGCCCTGTAGCTTGGTTGGTATCAAGATACCAAAATACCTAGCAGAGAAGCAGAGTTGAGAAGTGCCTTGAGGAATCGGCTGCTTTCGACTACGCTACGCGGCAATCACAGTAGCCAGCGAGGCAGCAATGTCCGTAATCAAGGACGTATTTATGGTGGGAACAGAGAAGGGAGGTGTCGGCAAATCTACCTTCACTCAGAACTTGGCTGTTATACGCGCATCTCTCGACCGACGTGTGGCGGTATTTGATCTGGACGGGCAGGGCACGACCACGAAGTGGGCGTTGCGGCGCGCGGAGCATCCCGAACTGACCCAGATTTACGTCGAACGGTGGCCGCGTGAGAAGCGCCTCACCGAGGAAGAGTTTGCAGACGTGCTCGGTCGCCTCGTCGACCAATACGATGACGTCTTTATCGATGTGGGCGGCAAGGACTCTGATGGATTCCGTTACGGGCTGGCGGTCGCTGAGAAAGTCGTCGCGCCGCTTATTCCGTCGCCGGCAGACCTGGACACGGTGCCCGATCTTCACGAATTGCTCGGCACCTACACCAAGAAGATCGATGTGCGCGTTGTGCTTAATCAGGCTGACAAGCGCAAGCGCATGACCAAGGCAATGCTGAAACAAATGGAAGCATTCAAGGACCGGTTGCCTCTCATGAAGCATCTCGTCGCCTCGCGCGAGAGCTATAAATTCGCCCTCGCTCAAGGCAAAGGCGTGACGGAATTGACCGGCGAGTGGTGGGATGCGGCCGCCGCCAACGAGATGAAAGATACCTATCTGGGAGCATTCGGAGCATGAGTAAAGACGACGTGATGAGCGCCCCAAAGGGTCGCAGTGCCATTCTTGGCGCGCTGAAGAGTGAAGTGGCGGCGGTAACGACGGCGCCGCCCGCTGAGACTGTGCGACCGAGTGCCCCACCTGAGCCTCAAGCACCGACTGCGGAAGAGGGTAGGGCGCCAGCAGGCAAGCTCGACCTCTCGGCCCTGCGTGCGATGCGCCCGAAAAAGGAGGCGCCTGTCCAGCAACCTGTGCGTATTCCGCCGGCGCTTAAAGAGGATCTTAACTTGATCTGTTTTGCCACCGGGCAAACGAAGAACGACTTCATTGCCGAGGCACTGCGTGTTGCGGTGGCGCGTGAGAAGAAGCGGCTCGGGATGGATTGACCGCCTCCTTGCAGACGCTTTTCGGGTTTTGAGGAACGCCCCAATCGGGTTTTGGGGAACGGTCCAACCTAGTTAAAAAGAAGTTAAAGGAAGTTAACAGAAAGAGGGTCGGGTCTGAAAGCCTTGTGTGGCAACGCCTTGAGCAAAGTAGGGCGTTTCTCAAAACCCGATACTTTGTTCCTCAAAGCCCGATACTGGCGTATCTCAAAACCCGAAAGCGTTCCTCAAAACCCGATAACAAAAGTTCCTCATAACCCGATAGTTGTCCACATCTCAAATCGGTGGGTGCGTGCTAACCTCGCCGGCATGAAAACCAACACCGCTCTCGACATTCTGAATCGCCGTGCGGCTGCCCAGCAAAAGGCCGCTCCGGTTCAGACGCAGCTTGAACTGTGGTCGGAGAAGGTGCGTGGCATTCCAAACTCGTTCGCTCGGTGCGCACTCTTCACGGCGGCCGGCAAGAAAGAGCCTCGCTCCACTTTCAACCAGGACGTCATCTTCTCGGTGCAGGGGTTCGAGCTGACCTACACCGGTGAGGAGCTACGCCAGGACGATCAGGACGTGTTCCTTCAGCTCGTCCACATGACGCGTGGCATTCCCCTCGGCCACAAGCTCGAAGTGACCGGATACGAGATTCTCAAGGCGCTCGGGTGGGGGCGGGGAGGGCGCGACTACGAGCGCCTGCGCGACAGCATCGAGCGGCTGTCGGACACGAAGATCGTCCTGCAGAGCAGCAACGTTCGATTCAAAGGCGGATTGCTGCCATCGATGACGCGTGTGGGCGACTCTGTCGCGAGCCGATTCCGTCTTTGGCTCGATCCCGACGTGATCGCACTTTTCGGCGAGAACGAATACTCGCTGGTCGATTGGAAGGACCGACTCACTCTCGGCTCCCTTGCCAAATGGCTGCACAGCTTCTACTTCACGCATAAGGAGCCGCTTGCCTATACCGTCGAGAAGATCCACAAGCTCTGCGGTAGCAAGGCGAAGAACCTGCGATTGTTCAAAGCCAAGCTCAAGCTCGCGCTCGAGGAATTGGTGCAGATCGGCTTTCTCGAAACCTATCAGATCATGGGCAGTCTGGTCTCAGTGCGCCGGCGATTCCCGCAGCCGCAACTAGGCAACTAACTGTCCGACGCCATGCGTCCCTTTATCCACAGAATCGGTGCATAACCCTGTTGAGAACCGGTCACATGCCCAAGCAGCCATCAGCAAAAGTCGAGCATCGTGAATGGACGATCAAGTCTTTCCCCGAGTGCCGCAATTTCCTCTGGCATTCGCAGATCGAGGTCGAGCGCGGCCCGTGGGAAGATGAAGACGACGGCCAGATTTTCGCATTCAGTGATATCGGCTACTTCGACACTGAGGCCGCGGCGAACGATCGCGGCATTGCCTGGGCGAAGGCCTGGCTCGACGAGAACTTCTGAGGATCGACGATGAAAAGGCCCGGCGCCGTCGCTCTCAGTGAAGTCGCAGCACGGACAAGCCACATCGAGATTGCCTGCACCCGGTGCGAGCGGCGCGGCCGCTATCAGTTGGCGAAGCTGGTTGCTCGGCTCGGTGAGGACTTCGCCATGACCGACCTCGGCAGCGAACTCGCGGACTGTCCACGGCGCGCGTCGCCCGCTTGGAGCGAGCGATGCGACGTGTATTTCCCCGGCCTAGCCAAGATCATGAGCGAGTGAGGCCTTGGCTGCTAATTGTTATTAGCAGCCAAGCGTTTAATGGCCTCTAAACGGCTTTGCCGCTCTGCGATGCGGGTTCTGGGCCCAAAACGGGTGTTAATAAAGCTTATGTCAAATGCGCGAGCCGAAACAAAGCCGCCCGAAGGCGGCTCGTGCTTTAGGCGGCGATTAAGAACTGCTCGCGGTCCTTGTCTCGGATCCACGCCGGCGCCCGACCCTGCCCACTCCACTCGGCACCCGTCTCCGGGTCGCGGTATTTCGCAGCAACCTTGCCTTTCTGTCGGCCTCTCTTTCTGGCCGGCGTCATTGCCTGCTGGATATCCTCGAGGGTGATTTCGTTCTCATACATCAACTGCTGGATTTGGCCCATTGCCTGCGAGCGCTGATGCGTCTCCGCTTCCTTAATGGCTTCCTGCAGTCGCGCGAGTTGTTCTCGCATCTCCTTGATGGATTGTGGGGAATTCGGTGCCATGTCTTTCCTTAACTCAGCCAGAGCATTCGCTCCATGTCGCTGTCTAGCTTGATGATGGTTTGATACGCGTGACGCAACTGCGGCCACTCCATGTCGAAGATTTCGGCCAGCTCCAGGGAGAGTCCGAATAGCGGGGTCACGCGCTCCTCGACTTGCTGCCAAAAGACGTAGTGCGTGCGAATGTGGTGAGGCGCCGCACGCAGGATCGCTTCGGCAAGTGGTGTGACCATTTGACGCTGGCGGAATTCCCGCACCCTCTCCCATTTGAGCGTAATGAGGTCGTCGATCGGCAGATCCATTTCAAGTCCGAAGAGGACCGCTGCCGGGCGCGGTGTCGAGAGTTTCATCAAACCGCGCTTGAGCTCGCCAAGCGTCATGCGCTCTTGCGGTATAGCAAAGCGCATCAGTGGCACCTCTACGATCTCGCCTCGTGCGAAAGCCGCGGTGAGTTGCGCAAGCAGTGTTTCGACAATTGCGACCCCTTCCTCGTCGCGGTGATCGAGTTTGAGCCGGGTGAGGAATGCGTGAAGCTGGACCGGATGGATTTTTTCCAGCGGAGTGTCCCACATGGGGGATTGGGCGATGGGGGTGTCACCCAGGAGAGACGACAACTCTCCAACGTTTTTGAGCGCCTGCATGTTGTTCTCCATGAGGCGCCCAAATTTAACACAGCGTCAGTCCTGATACGAGGCCAGCGCCTTCGCCGCTCGGTCTTGCAGCTCCAGCGTGTCCTTGCGCAGCTCCTCGAGCATGTCCTGGCGCTTCTGCCCCTCCGCGAGCATGTTCTGGATAAACTCGGCGTGCTTTGCAGTGCGCTTCGCCAGCAGGCGGTTGCAGAAGTTGCCGACCATGATAAACACGGCGAACTGCACCAGCCAGATCAGCAGAAAGATCATCGCCATTTCGTTGCCGTCTTGGACGCGCTGCGTGATGGCGTAGGTGAGCGCCAAGTTCGCGACAAACCAGATGAAGACGTAGCTCATGCCGTCACCTCGTTCGATGCAGCAATCAGCGCCTCACCAATCTTGCGCATCATGTCGGCCGGCAGGTCGAGTCGGATCGCTCCAAAATACTCGGCCTCGCTGTCGTCGGTCATCAGGCAGACGCAGCCGGGCAAGTCGGGTGACGGGCGAACCGTCAGGTATTGCCCGTTGTCCTCGTCGTAGACGCGGCGGAAAACCTCTGTCGTGTAGCTCATGCTGCCACCTGCTGGATTGGATGCGCGCCCTTCACGCCGAGCAGGTGCATCTTGATTGCGCGCACGGCCGAGTCCTCGTTGTCGCGGTTGAAGATCGGCACGTAGACCTCGATCAGATCGCCTTTGGCGACTTCCGGCCAGCGCTGCTCGGTCGTGAGCATTTCCTTCATGCGGCGAGCCCACGTCTTCACCAATGCGGCGGTCGCATCGGGGTGTTTGTGGATCATCGCTTCGGCGATATCGATGCCGGCGCGTTTCAGGAACCGCTCCGCGATCACTTCAGGCGGATTGTCGACATAGACGCCCAGGTGCCGCACGTCGTTCTTCTTGGCCCAGGCCGCGATCTGAGCAAGCCCCACCGGCTCGCACACGAGCACCACGTCCTTGCCAGCGGCGAAGGCCTGCTCGAGCTCCTTCACGGTGAGCCCATAGCGGTTGCCGCCAAAACTCACCTCCTCGACGAAGGCGCCCTGCGTCGAAAGCCGGCTGAACACGGCCGTGTCCACGAAGTGATAGTGCTTGCCGTTCACCTCGCCCTCCGCTTCACGGGGCTTGCGAGTCGTGGTGCTGATGAGGCCGACGAAGCCCTCGCCCTTGAGCAGCCCTTCGAGGGTGCTCTTGCCCGCGCAGGACGGGCCGGTGAGAGTGACGATGACGGGCTTACGCATTGGTGCTCTCCTGTGCCGGTGCCGGCTTCACAGCCAGCTTGTTCGTGATGACTTCGAGGAAGCGGCACATGGTGATGAGATCCACTTCCTGGTTGTTCTTGTTGATGACGACGATGCGAATGCCGAGCCCACCCATGCGGGTTGGGTCGGGCATTTGCACGTGGCGCCAGGGCATGGTCGCCTGCAGCGCCTTGAATTCTTTCTCGTCCATTACCAAACCCCGATCCAGATGCCCAAACCGTGAACGATCGCCACCGGGAACATCAGCGCGCCGGCAATCAGAAAGCCCCACTTGCCGTGACCGAGGCAGTTGACGATGTGCGTGAGCCAGGCGGCCACGAACGCGATGGTCAACAGAATGCCGATCGAGGCGTTACCAAGTTGCTTTTTCATGTGCTTTCTCCAAAGCGAGTGTGTTGATGTGGATTTCTTCTTGGGCTGTCAGGTCGAGGCCGACGTGCTTCATAGCGATTGCGCGCATATCGTTTAAATGCGCGCGTGTCGCTGCCAACGCTGCTTGATGCGATTCGGTCGCTTCACCGCTCGATGGACGGAGCCCCGCTTTGTAAAGCGCGTCGAAAATGATCTGCGCGCTCTTGCAAGGGAGATTCATCACCGGTTCGTTCGGCGGCATCTGACCGCGTGGCACGTTCTCTATTTCGAAGGCCGCGATGGGCTTGACGACGCCGGTGCCGGCCGTGTTGCGATAACTGAGCAGGTGCAGGTCATACCCGCCCATGCTCAGGTTCTCGCGCACCATCGCATCCTCGATGTAGAGGCTTGATACGGTGACAGTCGTGCTCACTTCGTCGGCTCCTCGTGAATCACCTCACCCACCGACGTGTCAAAGCGCAGCACACGGCCGCCCGCCGGGCACCGACCAATCGCCTGTTTCTTGCGGATATACACCTTCGTTCCGGTCGAGAGATTGGTGCGATGCTTGCCCTGTGCCGTCACCACGACGAACATTTCCTTGATGGGGCTCGGGGCGGTTTTCATGCTGCGAGCGCCTCCTCGACCTTCTTGCCGGTGACGGCGTTCGCACGGGCGGCGAGCACTTCTTCGAGGCTGTCGGCGACGTCCTTGTCCGTGCGATAGCCGGCTTCGGCCATGCGCGGAAGGAACAGGCTGTGCAGCGGGTTGCTGTCGGAGGGATACATGACCTCGTTAAAGCGCACCGGCCACACGTGACCGATAAAGGCTTCCCGGTCGGCGTCGATGGCATCACGCAGCGCTTCGTTTTTCACCGCCACGTAGACGCGCAGCTTGTCGTCACGGGTGCGCATGCCTACACGCCCTGCCCGGCCTTCGTTCTTGGTGCCCGCTTCGCCGTCGAGGATTTCGAACGACTCCAGATCCACGTCGATTTCGAGCTTGAGCTTGACCACATCGGGGTTGCCGCTGGAGGTGTCTTTCCAGATGCCCGAGCCATTCTTGATGACCGTCCCTTCCTTACCCTCAATCTGCAGGCTCGCGCAGTGCGCGTAGGCTTCGTCGAGGGACTTGACGATCTTCGTCGGGATCAGACGCACGGACGTGCCTTCATAGCTCACCAACTGCTTGAGCAGGCCTTTGAATCGCTCGCGGTAAGGCGTGTCGCACTTACCCTTCGGCAGCGCGACGTCCAGCGGGATTTGGTCCCAGGCGAAGAAGACCGGCTTCTGGTTGGGCTCGAAATCGCCGCCAGCGAGCACGCTGTTCAGAATGCCGTTCCCGACTTCGCGCGATGCGACCACACCATCGACCAACACAACGATTTCGCCGTGCGTCTGCGTCCCCATCGGGAACACCTTCTTGACGTTGTGCTCCAGTGCCGGGAACTTCTCGATCGGCAGTTCGTTGCCCTGGCGCGTGGTCAGGCGCACGACGCCCGCGTGGTCGTGGTCGACGTTCGTGAATGCGCCGTCAGCCTTGTGCTGACTGAACGCGCCCGCCTTCCAGTCCCACTTGTCGAACTTGGCCTTCTCCGGCAGCACGCAGCGCATGTAGGGGAACGAGCGAATCGTGCCCTTCTTCGCCTTGTTGACGGTTTCCGCCGAGAAGCCCGCGCGCAGGTCTTTCTTGATGATGCGCCAGAAGAGTTCGGACGATGCCGGTTCGAGACGGGCCAGTTCGGTGCGCACCGTGTCGATGGCGGCGTTGCCGGTGAGTTCGCGGCACTCAAGCTGAGTGATGATTTCCCACGTATAGGCCTCGAACATGCCGTCACCGTTCGTTTCGATCGACGGGCGTTTGCTGATGCCGTAGCTGATGAGCGGGTCGAGTGCGCTAATCAGCACGTCCTTGAAGAACTTGTCCTCGATGTTTGCCGAGACAAGTGCTTGCTTTTCGTTCTTGCTGCTGGTCGCGGCGATCATATCGATCAGCAAGAAGGCTTCTTTTGAGTTCATGGCTCTCCCTTAGTGTGTGGTTTGTGCGGCTTCTTTTTCTTTCAGCGCGCGAACGCGCTTGGCGAACTCCAGCATCGACTCGCCCGGCAGCATCTTCGGCGGGGCGATGGTCGCCCTCGTAGCTGGCAGCGGGGTTGTCGCGGCGACAGCCGTGACTGGTTGTGCTGCGGGCACGACTGGTAGTTGCGTTTGCATCCTTACCGGCTCGGGCTTCGTTTCTTCGTTCAGCGCCTCGTTGATGGCGGCCGCGTAGCTGAAAACGCTGCCGATGATCGGGGCCGCCGGTGCGGGCTGCGGGGCGGTTTTTGTGACCGGGGCCGGCGCGGGCTTCTTCTCTTCGCGCGACTCGCGGGCTTCCTTGCTCGCCGCCTTCAGTTCTTTCAGGAACTCGGACGTGACCGGGGCCTTCGCTCGCGCCTCGAAGAACTCCTGCTGCTTCTGGCGATCGACGTAGAACATCGCGCGGCCTTCGAGCTCCTCTTGCTGGCGCATCGCCATAGCCGGGCATGTCTTCCACTCCATTGCGCCCTGACACGCGCTGAACATCGCCGGCAGACGGCCTTCCGCGTGAGCCTGGATCTTGTGCAGGCACACCGCGTAACCGGGGCGGCAGCCGCCCGTTGTGCAGTAGTCGAGGTAGTAAGCGTTCGTGCCGGCCGCCGACTGTGCGGGCGGGTAATACGTGTCGTCCTTGAAGACGGGCTTTTCAGCGACTTGAGCCATTGCTCTCCCCTTACCAGGCGCCCCAATCGGGGCAGAAAGATTCCAACTCTTGGCGCTCGTTCGCATGAACGAGCAGCATGTTGGCGAATGTGTTGATGACGGCCTTCTTCTCGCCGGCTTGGCGCATCACGCTGTTGAGGCGGAACCGCGCGTCAAACTCGACCAGCTTGCGAACGTCCGGCGACATGGCGGCGAGCAGCTTTTCAGCGCCTTTGGCTTGCTCGATGGCGAATGCTTCTTGAATACTCACCACGACCCCCACGCTTCGCCGCGGTCAACGCTCGGTTCGAACACCGGCTCGGCGACGGGCTTGACGGTCGGCTCGGCGGCTTTAGCATCGACCGCAAGCTCGCTAATGAGCCGCGCGATCAACGAGGCGTCCTCGTAATGCAGCCCACTCGACAATTGGCTGAGAAACTCATCCTGAGTGAAGCTGTCCTTGCCATCGATGAGGCCGAACTTGCTGCTGTTGTCGCGCTGGTAGCCGCCCTTATGCTTGGCGCCGCCCTGCTTGCGCGCAGAATCCAGCATGTCGGCCAGCGTGCGATGCTTAATCACGCTCGTTTGCCCGCCGCCGCGTCGCATATAGAGGGTCTTGCCCCAGCGCCGCACTTCCAGATACCTTTCCTTTTCGACGCTGCCGAAGGTGATGATTTCGTAGAACTTGGTCCCACCTTCGTGAACCATCAGTTCTGATTCAACAGTGATCGTTGACATTGATCGGTCCTCTCTTGCGCTTAACGTGTAGCGCTTTCATGTAAAGCATTCTACGAAGCACACGCAGGGAAGTATAGTCAGTTTTGACTATTGCCTATGGCAAAAATCAACGCCCTTTCGTGAGCCTCATACGGGTGGCGGTCATCGGATTGATGGCCGTTGCCTTCCAGAAGGCATCACGCACGACCGACGGCGGCACCTCGTTCGGATCGCGCCCTTCGGGGAGAATCGCCACGCGCGCGTTCAGCCCGATCTTCTTGACCATCAGCGCCGCCTCGATCGCCGCATCGATGGCTTTGGGCTCGCCGTCCCACATGAACGTGACCGTCTCCAGTCCGCGATCCCTGAGCGTCGTGAGCTTTGCCATTTGCGAGGCGTCATCGCCGTGCGAGAGGTGCTTACCAAAGCTGCCGATCGGCACCACGTCGCGCAACTCAGCCTGTTCATCCAACGCGATCTTGGCGGCGGCCACGTCGAACACCCCTTCCCCAATCACCACGTGCTTCGCTGCGAGCGCGTTCTGGCCGTTGTAGAGGACCGAACCCGTCGAGGCGAACCCCGGCGGGAACAGGTATTTCTTGTCTGCCGTGCCGGTGATATCGCGGCCCTGGAACGTCACGAGGTCGCCCTCGAGGTCGAAGACCGGGATGATGACGCGGTTGGCGTAACTCTGAGAGCACGGCGTGCCGTCATCGTCCTTGTAGAAGAAGCTGCCGTCGAGCGAGAAGCGCAGGCTGAAATACTGGGCGATCGCGCCTGTGATGTTGCGACGGTCCAGATACTTGAGATTGCGCCCGTTGTGCGGCAGCGGGATCGACTTTGGCAGTTTCAGTTCCGTGTTCATGTTCACGGCGACGGCCACCTTTCTCTTCGGCCGCCAGCCTTGCTGCTTGGCGAATGTCTTGATGTGCTCCACGGTGTCGCGGGCGCTGTCCGTGCCGAGCGAGGCCTTGATGAACGACCACTTGTTGAACTTTGTCTCGCAGTCACCACTGAAGCAGTTGCCAAGTCCCGTCTCGAGGCCGATGTAGACCTTCCAGTTCGAGTTGCCGCACACCGGGCACTCTTTGACGTTCGCCTGCCGGCCGCGCGCACCCCGCGCTTGCTTATACGTGATGCCCTGATCGTCTAGCCAGGACTCGATATCAAGCTGCTCGATCGCTTCCTGAAGCTCCGCGTTGTCGCTCATACGTCACACCGTTTTAGAACACATGCGCGCACGATACGCGCTGAAATCAGGGGTTTGTTAGACCCCTGTGAAACCGCCTTAGAACCGCCCGATGCGGCTGGCGAGCACGCCGGACAACTCACGCATGAGGGCGAACTGGTAGCGCAGATCGAACTTCTCCAGCTCGTCCAGGCCTGCGAAGATCGGCGTGTCGAAAAACAGGCGCAACTTCTCCATGCGTTCGTCCAGCTCCGCCTTCTCGTCGACCACGCGCCGTTGGTGCGGCAGGTATTCTTTGGTCATGTGGTGCTCCGGTTAGCTGCACGCCTGGGCGAGCAGGGTGATGAGGATGGGCAGGCCGAGCCGCCCACCGCTGAAGAGGATCAGGAGAAGCAGGAATACCCAGGGGTGGCTCATGCTGCGCCCGTCTTCGACACTTGCCGGATGACCTTTCCGATCCGGGCGGCCGCATCCACGCCGGCGAGGTTTGCATCGGTGGCCGGGCCGCTCAAGCACCAATGCCGCTCGGCTTCCGCCACGTCGAAGGCAAAGTTGAGCGCCAGCTCGAAGCCGCGCTCAAAGGCCTCTTCTTCCTTGCGATGATTCAAAATGCCCATTACTCGACCCTCAAAATGCCCTTGATGAACGTCATCGTCGCCATGTCTTGTTGGATGAACACGGTGAAGCCTGACTCCTGATTCCGTGAAGCAGCGAAATACAGCCGCGCTTCGCCTTTTGACCGCTCCTCATCAGTGATGTTGATGGAGATCACCAAGTCGGCAATTCGGATGCGGTTGAAGTCCTCTGCGACGTGTTCGGCTTTTGCCACCGTCGACTTGAAGCCTTCGCGGTTGGTCTGCGTGGCCGAAAGCATCGCAAAGCCTTCCACCAGCGCGATATCCCGCATGTCGGTGTAGACGGACTTCGAGTTCTCCACCGTGTCCGGCGTGCGAATGTTCGGCGCCATAATGTCGAGGTAGTCGACCACCACCACGTCGAAGATCACGCCCTTCGCCTTGTAGCGGTCGATCAACGTCTGCATCTTGTTGGGCGTGAACTTGCCCGCCGGATGAACGGCGATCTTGAGCATTCCCGCTCTCGCCCGCAGCGCTTTGATTTTGCTATCGGTATCGTGGATGTTCTTGCCGAGCTCCTTGATCTTGTTCTCGGCTATTGACGCATCCAGGCGCATGGAGATAATCTCTTCCTGCAGCTCCAGTGACACGTAGAGGACGTTCTTTCCAGCGAGCGACGCATTCTTAGCGAAATTTAGGAGTGCTGTGGACTTGCCCGCCTTAGCCCCGCCCATAAACAACGTCAGTTCGCGCCGACCCCAGCCCTTGTGCATCAGGATTTCATCGAGCTTGGGCAAGCCTGTGGAGATGCCCTTCGGCGGCGTCTTGCCGGATGCGGCGTCAAGGCGTTCTTCGGTTCGCGCCTCGATTCCGCCCCAGTAGTCGTAGTCATCCTCGTCCTCATTCAAGCCGACGTCATATGCTTCCTTGATCGACTTGAGGATCGGATCGAACTTCTTCTTCTCCAGCAGGCTCACCGAGGACAGGATCGCGTTGCTGACTGCCTGGTGCCGAGCGAACTCCGCAACCTTCTCAGCCACGAAGTCACGATCGCCCACGTCGGCGTCTTTCAATACCTTGATCGCCCGCAGCACTTCGCCGGCGAAGTCCTTCTTCATGCGCGCGCTTGCAATCTCATCACGCAAGAGCGTCGGGAGAACACCGAAGTCGGGAACGCGCTTGAAGCGGTCGAAATAGCGCTTGACGAGGTCCACCAGACCCGCTTCACCGCTATTCTCGAAGTAGTCGGGCTTGAGCAGGTGCGACGTGCGGCGCATGAATTCCGTATCGCGCAGCACGAGCGTAGCGATCTTGCTCTGGAACTCCTCGTCGAACTCGAACTTGGCGACTTCTTCGGCCGGCGAGGCTTCCGCTTCAACGGCCGCGCCGCTGAACGCTTTGCCCACCATTTCAGCGACCGACTCCTCGACGCTCGGAATGGTGGTGTCGCTCATTGGTAGTGGCCCTCTTCAGCGCGCTCGACAGCGGGCTTCGCAGCCGGCGTGCGACGCAGCGGCACGAAGCGCTGAATGGCGTGCTTGAAAATCACGTTCACTTCGAAGCTGCCAGCTTGCTCGGCTTCGATACCGGCCAGCTCAACCTCCACCGAGATCGTGTATTTGTCATGCGCCCGGATTTTGCCGACGATCGGTTCGTCCTGATCGAGCAGATAGACCTTGATGCGCGCACCGGACTCCTGCAGCGCCTTGACGAACGCTTCGTGACCGACCGGGGCTTGCTTATTCGGCTTGGCGGCAGCGCGCGTGTTGCTGCGCAGATGACCGGTGCCGGTCGTGCGGCTCGGCTCGTAGCCAGGGCGGGTGCCCAGACGCGGACGGGCGGCTTGCGGCGTATCGTCGTCGCAGCGAGCCATGCGCTGACCTTCACGCAGTTGCTCGGCACGCGCTTGTTCGGGGGTGAGATAACTCATGAAACTTCTCCAACGCGGGGAAAATGGGGTAATCGAAACGTCACACTGACGCACACATTATAGTCAATTTTGACTATTACTCGCTAACAAGATCGATGGCTTGACTGACGACGCCCGGAGGGAACTCGGCAAGGGCGCGCTCGATCCTGAGCACCCCGTGCGTGTAGAGCGCGGCCGACAGGGAATACTGGTGGTGCCGGCGCTGCTTGATCTGGGCGATGAGGAAGTCTTCATAGGCAATCTGATCGGCGTGGCCGAACCAGTTCTGCGCCAGATACCGCTCGTCCTTGCAGATTTGGAGGCTATTGCGGCACTCCTCTTCCCAGGCGATCACCAGCTCCGCCAGCATCTCCTCGTTGGCGTTGATGTGGGAGGGGCGCGGTGCGTGGTGCCAGTTGTGCGCGATCTTCCAATTCATTGCGAAGCGCAGGAAAAAATCGTATCGAGTGCCGAGCTGATCTGCCGTTTGCCGCAGCATCCAGAGCGCCTTCTTCTCTTTCGCTACCATGAAATCTTCGCCGCCCTTGAATGGACGCATGAAGCGGCCCCGCTCGTGATCGAACGTCGTCACCATGAAATTCTGATACGCCTTCAGATAGCACTGCGCGAAGAGGTAGGTCGCTTTCGTCGGGTGCATACGCCGGTAGTCGAACCACTTGGTCGTGAGCAGTTCCGGCTCCCGCTTGAGCAGCTTGCCCTCGATGTTCGCAATCGCCTTCACTTCGCAGTGCAGGAAAGACAGGTCATGCCCGTAGAACTCGCCGAACCATTCCGCGGTCTTGGGTTCGACTTGGGTAACTTGGGTCATCCATCGCCTCTCGTATATAAAACTTAATACTTAAATCGTAGTCTTTAGATGCTTTAATACATACGGGAACGCATTGGGAGCCCAAGTGGCGGCCCCGTGTTACCCGTGTCCCATCAGAGACGAATATGGGCGGACCCGAGAACCGGACCCGCCCTTGGCTTCTTACGCTGCCTTCTTGTAGCTGGACAGGATCTCTTGGATGATCCCGTGCCGCACCACGTCGCGCTCCTCGAAGCGCACATGGCCCACGGTCGGGATCCACGTGACCCGTTCCACGGCGTCGGCCAGGCCGCTCTTGCCGCGAATGTCGGTCTGGTCAATGTCGCCGTTGATAATCATGCGGCTGCCTTCCCCGATGCGCGTGAGGAACATTTTCATCTGCTCGGGCGTGGTGTTTTGCGCCTCATCCAGAATCACGATCGCATCTTTGAAGGTGCGGCCGCGCATGTAGGCGAGCGGTGCCGGGATGATGTTGCCCATGCGCTTGTGATACTCGTAGGCGCCCGTGCCAAGCCGCTCGATGAAGGTTTCCTCGAACGGGATCAGGTAGTGGGCGAATTTCTCTTCCATCTCGCCGGGCAAAAACCCCAGGCTCTCGCCCGCTTCCACCGCCGGCCGGGTGATGACGATTCGCTCGATGCGCTTCTCCCGCAGGGCATCTGCGGCGAGCGACGTGCAAACCCACGTTTTCCCGGTGCCAGCCGGACCCGTTGCGAATGTGATCGTCTTGCCCTTGATGGACGCGATGTAGCGCTCCTGAGCGTCGCTGCGGGCGCGTATCGGTTCGTAGCTGGGTTTCACGACCTTGCGCTGTTCCGCTTGAGCAGCGGCATCGTGAAGTGCGGTGTGGTCCTCATGTTGCCGACGATCGGCGCGGGCTTTCTGACGGGTCTGGTGCGGTTGCTTGCGGGGCATGAGGGCGTCCTAGGCGGGTTCTAAGAGCCCTCATTATTACTCAGTTTTGACTGTTACTCCATATAAGAGGAACGCCTTTTTAGTGGATCAGGGGCTTGACAATGCCGCTTCACCCATCGGGCGACGAATGCGCTGCATCGGCCCGGTCGCGGCTTCCTCGAGCGTCATGCCGAGCTTCATCCGGTAGGCGATCGTCTGTCTTGACCTGCCGACCAATTCCTCGAGCTGGCGCATCGTCACCATCTGACCCTGCCATTCGACGGTCGCCTTGGCGGCTCTCATGCGGCCCTTCGCTTCCTCCGAGTGCGCGATGCCCGTGTTGGGAGGTGGCTTGCCTTTGTTGGCTGCGCTCAGGTTGGCACGGTGCGCCGCGCTCTTTGGCTTGCCAAGGTGGGCCACCCGGATCGCCTCCCGCGACTGGTCTGTGTGCGGCGCTCCAGGCTTGCCCATTTTCGCAGCGCTGATTCTGGCCCGAGCCTCTGGTGAGTTCTTGAGGCCGCGCCTCGATCCGTTACGCCCTTCCCAGCAAATGTTGTAGCCGAAGGCGTCATCGGTCAATTGTCGGCCGCGGATCTGCTCTTCCTCGATCCGATCAAGATCGTCGCCTTCGCAGTAGCAGATCACCTCTAGGACGAAGGAGTCTTCCCCATATTTCGACCAGGCGTTCTGCAGGCGCCCATTGTAGTGAGCGCCCCTGCGGAGTAATTTTCGATGGTCGGCGAACCGCCTGAGCATGTTGACCGATTGCCCGACATACACCCTGTCGTTCGCTGTGTTGCGAATCTGGTATATGCCGGACTTGGCAAACAGCTCACGATCTTCTTCCGTCATGCAACCACTCGCACCAATTCCTTCGCGTTGCGATAGTAGAACTGGCCGCCCACCACGGCGAAGTCGGTGATCGGGATGTATTCCTGATTCACGGCCTTCTTTTCCGTGTCGATATGCGCCAGCAGAAAGCCCATGTCCCACTTCTCGGCATTGCAATACGACGCATCCTGCAGGTGGCCGCACCCCGTTTGAATCCAGCTATAGGAGCCGAAAATCTCGTTGTAGCAGGGCGTCACCTTGAACTTGTGGGAGTGACCATTCGTTCCCGGCAAGCCGAGCTTCACGCCTTCGGGGAAGTGGTTCGTTGCGTAGCAGTCGAAATAGACCTTATAGTTCTTGGCGACTTCCGACTTGATGTTCGTTGCCGTGTAGGCGCCGAGGTCTGACTTGGCAATGAAGTTCACCTGGAACTTGTCGAGAGCGAGCAGACTACCCACGGTAAAGCCGTGCAGGTCGGAAAGCAATACCTTCATCGCAGGCGTTGCATCTGCAAGGTGCTTTACCAGACGATCCTCGTGATTGCCCGAGATCCAGTCGATCTGAGCATTGGGGCAGGCCTCACGCAGCGGCTTCAGGATGCGTTCGTGGACGAACTTGATTTTGCCCACCACATCGAAGTTGCGCGGGTCTACCGCGTAGCGACCGAACTCCGTTGCATCCCACACGTCGCCGTTGAGCGCGATGATTTCGGGCTGCACTCGCTTCGCAGTGTCGATCAATACCCGGAGATAGAACGGGTCCACAAGTTCGTCGTGCAAGTCGGAGCAGACGAGAATGGTTTGGAATCGCTTCTTGTCTTTGCGCTCGTATTTCGCCGCATATGAGGCGCGCTGCTCTGCCAAGTTACGATAGTGGTCCACCGAGACATGCTTCGCAACATGGCGCTCCAACTGATGCTGCTGGCGCGAGAGCTTCAGTTGCGCCTGGCGCATGAACTCGTTGAAGGTGCCGAAGTGGTGATTCCAGGCGGATTCTGCGAGCGGCCCGTATTTGCGGAACGAATCGCGCGTGACGCCCTTTTCCGAATTGAGCAGCGCGAACGTGCGCAGGTGCTCGATACACTCTTCCGCCGTCGCCTCACGGATGCGCTCCGTGTTCTCCGACAGGGGAAGCTCCACGCCATTGCGGTTGATGACCTTGCCCGCGTATTGCTTGGTGCGGCGCAGAGCGACCGCCTTGTTCTTCACCGTCTGCACCGAGAGCCCAAGCTCCCGCGCGACGTCTTGCATGGAGGGGAACTCTTTGGTGTTGTTGAACACCTTGACGAATTGGTCGTGCATCATTCGGCTTCTCGGGCAGTGGTGGGTTGTTATTGGCTGGCTTGTTGGTCGACCAAGTGCTGCACGTAGTCGACCAGCGCGTCGTGGTAGGTGGCGAGCTCGTGGTAGAGCCGCACGATCTCCAGATCGTTGTCCACGAACTCTTTAAGGTTGAGCGGGTGATCCTCCGGCAGCAGAGGCAGGGCTTGCGACTTCTGCATGGCTGCCTGCGGCGGCACTAACAACGATGCCTGCACGGGCGCTGTTGAGCAGCCGGACAGTATCGACGTCGAAAGGCAAAGGCTGGTCGCCAACAGGGTTGCTCGCATCACAGACAGGAGCTTGAGCGGTTTCATGGTTTGTCGAGGTGGAAACGACAGGTTTGCGGGGTTGAGCAAGCCGCGCGTCGATGGCCTGCTTCACGTTTGCGACGGCCGCGTCTTTGGATTGCACGGTCGTCTGGATCTGTTGGCTTGCCGCGGTCGATTGTTGAACCGCGCGGGCCGTGACTTTCACTTCCTGCTTCACTGCTGCGACCTGGCTTGCCAGCGCGAACTTGTGCGCGGTGTAGAGGCCCGCGCCAAAGGCGATCGCGCAAGCAGCGGCCAGGATGCCGAGTTTGGAGAGCAGATTCATCGGTTACTCCGGTTTGGGCGGGACCGGCGCGCTCTCCTTTTTCATCGACATCCACACACCAATGCCGGCAAATAGAGCGGCGGCACCCGTGCCGAACGAGGTAGCCGAAAACGGCACCTTGTTCGCTACGGTGTCCCACGTCTGATTGAAGATGAAGTCCGCTGCCGTAATGGCCGCGGCGTATTTCGCCAGGTCGGGCGTTGCGTTGTCGACCTCGGTGAAGAGCCGGTGCAGGTAGTCCTTGATGCTCATGCCGCGCGCCCTCCGAGGAACATCACCTGCTCGGCCATGCGGCGCTTCAGGAGCCCCGCGATGTGCTTGCCGCCGGCCATGTCCCACTTCGGGAATTCGCGCGCTGCCGCCGCGTCGTTGGTCGAATTCAGGTAGCGCAAGAGGCTCGATCCGGCGAAGTTGCCCGCACCGATGTTGAAGACCAGATCCACGAGCGCGTCGAATTCGTTCTGCGTGAGACCGCCTTCCTGCTTGGAGAGATCGACCAGGCGGTTCACCGTCGCAACGGCGCCTGCCACGTCGTGCAGCAGTTGTGCATCAGCCTGCTCTTGGGTCCACGTGAGGCCGTAACGCACTTCCGGGCCGGTGTGCCCCACTCCGATCGTCCACGGCCCGCCATTGAGCTTGAGCAGCGCCGGCGGGATCACGCCCGTTTTGAGCACGTCCTGCCACATGCCGCGACGCTGCAGTTCCTTCGCAAGCGGAGAAGCGGGATCGGGATAGGCGTGAAGAATGCACCCTTCTGCCGTTTCGGTGAGGTGCAGACCGTCTTTGGAATATTGCATCATGGTCAGTGAGCGAATTTGACGATGGCGGCGACAGCGCCGGAGCCAACAAGACCTGCGAGAAGCGTGTAAACCACCTTCAGCGTGCCGGACATGCCCTTGACCATTGCCACGTGCTCGATGTTGGTTTCATTGAGCTTGGTGACCTTCTCGCTCGTCTCGGTCACGCGGTCTTCGAGTTTTTCAACCCGCAACTGGGTCGCCTGATGGCGCTCTTCCAGAATCGCGAGTTTGGTGATGGCCGTCGCAATCTGCGACAGGGCGCCTTTAATATCGACAACGTCGCGCTGAACGTTGTTGACTTGTTGCTCCAACATTCCAAGGTCGACAGGCATGTCATCGGTCCCAATGGTCATTCGCTGATTTCCCTTGTCTGTCTCTTGCAAAGGCTGAGACGAAATGATAAGTCAAAACCGACTGTTAGGCCAGTCAGTTTTGACTATTATGGCAGTCGAAACGACCTTAGACGATTTCGCCGCCAGCGAGCGCGTAGCGCGAGAGCATCATCATGCCCGGCAAGATCGGCGTATCGACCACGCCTTCGGGAATCGGAGCAACAAGCGCCTTTTCCGCGAACTCGAACGGGTCTTCACCCGCTTCCGGCATCGTGCCCAGCGTCACCGTGCTACCGAAGGAGATCGGCTGCTTGCCGGCCTTGTAGGTGTCTTCCGAGACGTAGCTATGCACCTGCACGTTGGTGTTCTTCGTCATGCGGTCGATGTTGACCGACGAGACGTAGTGGAAGCTCGCGGTGCTGCCAGTCGACTCGAGGATGACTTCCTTTTTGATGCCCATAAAGGCTCCTGTTTGGTGGTGAATAACAGTCAATGTTGAGTGTATCCCAGACCGTTATTTTAGGCCATAGATTGTCTTGAAAAAGCCACGGCCGGGTGTGAAGCAAATCGGCGTGCGCCAGGCCGGACCCCAGGGCGCGCTCTTCCACTTCGGCTTGCCCGCATCGTCCAGACCGTCGAAGTAGTTCCACGCCTTCCAGCCGAGCTTGGTGCCAGTGGCAGTCATCACGTTGAAGTAGCGGCCGTCCTTGGTGCGCGCGTGGAAGTCGCAGGTGCCGTCGGCATGTCGCACGAAGCTCACGATCTCCCAGTCGGCCGGCACGAAGTTGATGCCGATCGCCCAGTAGCAAAAGCCGTATGCAGGGTTGCGCCATAGCCACTTCGTTCGCAGCCACCATCGCTCTCGCCCGGTTGGAACGCCCGTCGTTGGGAAGTAGCCATCACGCCAGCCCGCATCGAGCGAGGCATCGAAAGTCTGGAACCAGGCGAGCCAGTTCGGCAGCCACCCGTCGGCGCGGCAAAAGAGCGCGACCACGGGTGCGAGCGCGTAGGCCACGCCCGTGAAAAGCAAGTTCAGCAGCGTGAGAAGGACGTAAATCATGCGAGCGCTCCTGTCGGAATGAGAAGGTCGATTTCCATCGGCTTGATGACCGCGGCAAAGGTGTTCGGGTCAAAGCGCCAGGCTTCGGGCCAGCCGAGTGCGGCCGCGACCGCTTCCGAGCAGAACCACTTCGCCTTGTCGCCCTCTTCCCGACGCCATACGAAGCCGAGCAGCCCGCGCACGTCATACGGCAAGCCTTCGTGTGCGGCGAACCACGCGAGCGCCGCAGCTTCTTGCGTGGGCGTCGTTTGCAGGTCGAACACGTCCCAGTCCGCCGGGTCCAGCTCGAGTTCGGCGCGTCGCACACCGCCATCGAGATACGTCGCGCTCCAGCAGATTGCCTTGCCGTCATCGGTTTGGCCGACGACCAGCTCCGCGTGGCTATACGGCCCCTCGGTCCACCACTTCGTCATCACGCCCAGCCACCCTTTCATGCCGGGGTGGCGTCCCTTGAAAAACGCTACCTTCATCTTTGCTCCTGTCAGTGAATGGATGCTGCGACGGCCTGAATCGCCGCGATGATCGAGGTGTGCGCAGCGCTTGCTGTGTCGCAATCGGCCGCCATCAGCACCTCGTATTTGCGCATGCGAATGGTGCCGAGCTGCTCCAGTGCGCCACGCAGGCTCACTGACTGTTGGAGAATCAGATCGGTCGCTTCCTGTGCCGTCTTGTTCGCAGCGTCGGCGAACCCGGAGATCCACACCGAGACGTCGCCCGTGTAACCGGCGTCCTTGTAGGCCTGGGCTGCCGCCTCACGCCCCTCGTATTCGGCCTGAAAGCGCATCCACGTCGAGTAGACGGAGGCGACCGTCTGGTCGATATCGGCAGAAAGTTGCACCTTGAGCGTGTTGAGCCAGGTGGCCGCATCAATTTCGACCACTGCGGGCGTCGCGCCCGAAAGATCCACACGGTGCTGGGCGAATGCGGCCGCTTGCTCGGCGGTGCATTCGATCATCCCGTCAGGCAGCCGGGCGAGCGCCGGCTGCTGCAACGAGCCAGTCACCCGGCCCGTTGCGTCATAAATCAGGACATACATCAGGCAATCTCCAGTCGAGCTTCAAGCGCTTCCACGCGCGCAAGCAGGTTCTTGATGACCGCCATTCCCACCGCGCCGATCTGGTCGTGATCGAGGTTGAAAATGTGGTCGGCCGGCGAGACGAAGCCGTCTTCGTCCGTCGATTCCTCGATGCCCTCTTTCGGAGACAGAGCGATGAAGTCCATGCGTCGCTGCTCGTCGGGGTAGCACTTCACGACGTCCTGCGCGATAAAGCCGAACTCGGCACGACCTTCCTTCAAGTAGTGCTTGGGTTGGAGCTTCTTCACGAAGGCGATCGCATCGGCCAGATCGACGTCAACGATGTTCGTTTTGAGGCGGCGGTCGGAGTTGGCGATGAACTGCGATGCCAGCGCACTCTGGTTGCAGCTAAGGCCGAACGTCCACGTGCCGCTAGAACCTGAGCCCGGCCCCGTCGAGTTGATATATCCGAACTGGCCGACCGAAATGTTCTGGCCGCCAGTGATAATCAACAAGTTGCGCAGATTGACCTGGCCGCTATCCCAGACCTGCAGGTTCCAGTTATTGCCCGCTTGATTGACAATGCCCACCAGGCCGGCCGAGTCTGCTCGCAGATAGCCCGTATAGGAGTATCCGTTGCCAAGGACGAGCGAATTCGCTCCGGCGACATATACGGCGCCGTTGGCTACCAGATTGCCTTGAGCCACGACCGAACCGCCTGAGTTGATCTGCCCACGGGTGGTCAGCCCGCCGCCGTCCGCAATTGTCAGGTTCACCGCCGTATTGGCCGCGTTGACGAACTCGACGCTGCTATTGCCCTGATTCGCGCGCATCACCGGGTTATACCCGTTGGCATTTATCAAGATCGACGACAGCGTGCTGGGGCTGTAGATCTGGAATTGCGCGGCTTGCAATGCCATCACGCCATTGCCTGCCGTGCCATTTCCGCCCGATGCGATGAACCGCGCATCGAAATCGTTGCCGGTGCCCGAGCTATGAAAGTCAATAAACGGCGTCATCGGAGCTGTGACGGAGCCAATCTCGATCACGCCACCACGGAACCAGTTATTGCCGAACGTAGTGACGTCGCCAGCCGCCAGATAGAAGCCGTTGTTCATCGTGACCAAGCCGCTCGCCCGGTTGATCGAAAAGGGCGTGCTCACCCATACGCCGGAATCGTTGAAGCGGTCAATCGAGAAATCCGAGCCTGCAGCGTTACCCGTTTCCGAGCCTTGGTTGGACCCCACCGACCAGCGGTTGATGCTATTCGTCTGGAAATACGTGCCCTTCCACGTCGCGTTCGCGCCGGAGATATTCAGGATGTTGTTGCTGATCGTGGCGCCACCGGCGACATACAGATTGCCAGTCGAGTTGCCCACCGGCGGCGTGCCCGCCGTGTTGCCCGTAGTCGTCGTCAGCGTGAACTTGTTCGTCGTGGTCGTGAAGTAGTTTGCTTCCGCTCCGGCTGCCGTGCCGTAGTAGACGCGATAGGTGACAGCGCCCGTCACGGCAGGCCAGGTCCAGGCGATCGAGCCGGTGGTGCCGGTCGTTGCGACGCCTGCCGACTCAACGCTCGGCAGCGTCATGCCGCCCGAGTTGTCGACCGCCACAACCTTGACGTAATAGGTCGCAGCGGCGAGCGAGCCGCCCGTCGTCGATGCCGTGCCGGTCGGCTTGGCTGGAGCCACAAGCTGCACCGATTGGATGAACCCGACCGTGTAAAGGCCGTTGGACGCCGACACGACGCCGTTCGAACGGCTGATCGAGATGGGGTTGCTGATCCAGTTACCCGCGTCGTCGTAGCGCGAAACGTAGAAGTTCGAGCCGGCATTGCTGCCACTCTGCGCCACGTTGTCGACGCCAACGTCCCAGCTCTGCAAGCCAGCCGTTTGATACTTGAACACGCGGAACTGACCGGCGTTCGCGTTCATGAAGAGAGACGCAGGAGCGGCGCCCGTGCTGACGGTCGGGCTTGCCGAGAACGTCATCGCGCCCGTAATCGTCGCCGCGCCTACCGTGTCGAGCAACATGCGCCAGTCATACCACGTGCCGTTGTAGCAGGCGCGCG